GAGAACGCAATAGACTTAGCAATACAGGAATGTAGTAAACAATCCCCAGATCTAGCAAAAATAGTAACACAAGCACAACCAAAACAGAATACTGGATCAGAAGGGACTCCTGATGCAGATTACGAGTATAAGGGTTACAAGTTAGAAATTATTCAAGACCCAAATTCACCGCAAATAGCACCGAGAAGGTATGCTATTGCAAAAGATAGAAGAGGAATTGTAGTACTAAGAGGGCAACCATCATTTAGCTCCTCGACACAAGTATTACTAGACGAGATAAAATTTAGAATAGATAATCAATTACCATAACATAACTATTTATTAATATGAAGTTAGATGTTTTTAAAAAATTAATAAAGGAAGCAGTACGAGAAGTTTTACAGGAAGAGTTGGGAAGTTCTCCTACACCTCCGGTAGTAGCAGAAATAACCAGGTACGACAATTATAGACCTGCTGTTGCAAAAACTATAAGGACAGGGGATCCGATTATGGATATCTTAAATGAAACGAGAGCTTCTATGACTCAAGAATCCTATAGAGATTTAGTTAATGCAACCTCAGACATGGTTCAAGCACCTGGATTAGGGATGAATCCTATTGAAGGTTTTCAAACAAGACCAGCACCAGGATTAGATTTAAGCACCTTGAGTTTCGCAAAAAATGCAGGAGCAATTTACAAAGCATCGGTAGAGAAGGATAAAGCAAGATTCGGAGAATAATGGCATTTCAAGTACAACAAATAAACCCTTTAGATTTACAACCAAGTGTTGGAGTTGGAGTGGGACTTCCATTTACATCAGACCAGGTGTTCACAACAACCTACACCACTCGAGAAGCTATAAAAGCTAATCTAGTAAATTTCTTCCTAACAGAAGAAGGAGAGAGGTTTCTTAATCCAGAAATGGGAGCAGGACTTAGACAATACATTTTTGCACAGAGTACAGAAGATACCTCGGAAAGAGTAAAGGAAGCTGTAAGGGCAGGTGTTTCAAAATGGTTTCCAAATGTGACATTAAATAAGATTACAGCACAACCATCACCGGACACAGGTACATTTACACTGTATATAAACTATAGCATAAACATGACAAATATACAAGACGAATTGTTAATAAACTTTGAACAGTAATGGCTCAAGATAGAGATATAAAATATACAGGAAGAGATTTTACAGATTTAAGATCTGAATTAATCGAGTACGCAAAGAATTATTTCCCAAACACATACAACGACTTTACACCAACCTCACCAGGTATGATGTTTATAGAAATGGCAGCTTATGTGGGAGATATTTTATCTTTCTACCAAGATTTACAATTACAGGAAACATATATACAGTATGCTAAGGACCCTGTAAATCTCTATAACTTAGCGTATATGATGGGATATCGTCCTAAAGTTACAACAGTTTCTGAAGTAGATATAGAAGTATCACACCTTGTAGGTGCGGTAACAGGTCAACCAGACTGGTCACAAGCCCTACAAATAGCAGCAGGCACACAGCTAAGCTCAACAACATCAGGTCAATCTAGATTCTATATAGATACTCCTATAGACTTTACATTTTCAAGCTCCTACGATCCGACAGAAGTAGTAATAGAATCCTTAGCAGGAACATCTCCAAACCAGTTCAGACTAACAAAAACTAGAAAAGCATATTCAGGAGAAGTAAAGACAATCACACAGCAAATTACAGCTGCAGAAAAATTTAAAACAATAAATATTAACGATACAAACGTAGTAGGTATCTTATCAATTACAGACAGTGCTAGTAATATCTGGTACGAAGTACCGTTTTTAGGGCAAGATACTATATTTGTAGATGACGAAAACACAAGCTCGGATAGCGGTTTGGTGCCGTATAATTTGGTACTTCGAAAAGTTCCTAGAAGATTTGTAACAAGATTTAACTCAACAGGAGAACTGCAAATACAGTTTGGAGCAGGAATTACAGGACAAGATGATAGTGTATTGACACCGGACCCAACCAATGTAGGATTAGGAACTTCTCAAGGAATTTCTAGAATCGATTATGCATACGATCCTTCTAACTTCTTACATACACAGACTTATGGATTGGCTCCTTCAAATACAACTCTAACAATCAAATACTTGGTAGGAGGAGGAGTATCTTCAAATGTACCGGCAAACACTGTTACAAATTTACTAACCCCAATAGCTGATCCAACAACTTCGCTAACATTTAATAACCCCGAAGCAGCAACAGGAGGAAGAGATGGAGATACAGTGGAAGAGTTAAGACAGAACTCCTTAAGAGCGTTTAACGAACAGGGAAGAGCAGTAACTTTACAGGATTATACAGTTAGAGCATTATCACTACCAGCAAAGTACGGAACAGTAAGCAAAGTATATATAACTCAGGACCAGTTAACAAATCCAAACTCAAGTACAGATAGTATATTAGATAGTAATCCTCTATCACTATCACTTTATACATTAGCATACGATCTAAATAGCAACCTTACAACAGCTCCAATTTCGTTGAAGAATAATCTGAAAAGGTATTTAGCAGAGTATATGGTATTGACAGATGCTATTAATATTAAGGATGCATTTATTGTAAATATAGAGGTGCAGTATGACGTAGTGGTTCGACCTAACTTTTTAGGTAGAGACGTACTACTACAATGTAACACTCTACTTCAAGACTACTTCAGTATTAAAAAATGGAATATAAATCAACCAATAAACCTATCAAGTGTATACACATTACTAGATCAGGTACCAGGGGTACAGACAGTACAGAAGATACAGGTAAATAACCTAACAGGAGGAAACTATTCACAATACGGATACGATATCAATGGAGCTACTAGGAACAATGTGATATACCCTTCATATGATCCTATGATTTTTGAGGTAAAATTTCCAACAACAGATATTAAAGGAAGAATAACAACACTATAACATGGCAGTATACAGAATATTTCCCGAAAAAGATACATTTATTTTTAGTGAAACTCCTACATCTAACGCAGGATTGGATGAGATAGTTGAGCTAGGAGGTTATTACGATATTACAGGGACAGGAGAAACAAGTCGAATACTTGTACAGTTTAGCTCTGCAGAAATAGCTGATATTGTAAACAATAAAATAGGGAATGATAACTACAGTGCATCATTAGGGCTGTATCTTGCAGATGCATACCAAATACCGGTGGACACAACAATCTACGCATACCCAGTATCTAGTTCAGTAGGGGGATGGGATAACGGTACAGGAAAGTACGGGGATATTCCTACAAACACATCAGGAGTCTCTTGGACCTACCAAAAAACAGGGTTAGAGACACCTTGGTCAACCTCAACCTATTCAACAGGGGTAACTGCATCATACATATCGACAAAACCAGGAGGAGGCACATGGTATACAGGATCAGGAGCAACAAGTCTTGAATTCACACAATCAAATGCAATCAACTCGACATATGATATCGATATAAACATAACCCCAGCTGTAAAACTGTGGAAAACAGGTACGATTGCCAATAACGGAGTTATATTAAAACTGTCAAATAATCTAGAGTTTAATACGACTTCTTCAATAAGGTTGAAGTATTTTAGTGCAGATACAAACACAATATATCCTCCATATTTAGATTTTAAGTGGGATGACAGTTCGTACAGTACAGGTAGTCTCTCTACTCTTTCAAACAATATATCAACTATTAACATCACTAATAATACAGGTAAGTACGTGAATACAGGTAAGCAGAGATTTAGAATAGCAGCTAAACCCAAATATCCGATTAGAACCTTCACAACTACGTCAATATACCTAACAAACTATGCGTTACCTTCGGGATCGTATTGGGGAATAAGAGATGAAAATACAGAAGAGATGATTATAGATTTTGATACAAAATTTACAAAGATAAGCTGTGATAGTCAAGGAGGGTATTTCGATGTATACATGGATGGCTTGCAGCCTGAGAGATATTATCGTATATTGATAAAAACGACTTTAGACGGAAGTACCACAGTAGTAGATAATCAGAATGTATTTAAAGTAGTTAGAAATGGATAATGACGTAAAGATACAGAAAACAGTTTATAATTCAGTTGAGTTTGAAAAAGTAGTAGATAGAAGTTTTAATACTTTCGTACAACCTATAGCGGAAGAAGATCCTGATACTGTTGATGAGTTTTTTAGACTATATGAGAAACTTTACTTTGTAATAGATGTTGAGGGTGAAACAGATTCTCACGAATACTTAATAAAGAAAAGTTCAGAGCTAGTAAACTTCGAAAGAAGTACGGAAGAGATACAGCCATTACTTGACGAAATCGCACAGTTAAGGGACGAACTACTACAGGCTAATCAGCAAATTTTAGATTTAGAAACAGCTAACCAATAATGACAAACATTACATACACAGTCAATCAAGACACTCCTCAAAGCATAGCTAGTGTAGAAATTCTATCACAAGAGGATACTAACTTGATAAACACCTTCCAGGTAAACCAGTTATTTGATAGCAGTGAACATGTAGTAGAACTTCATATTTACAACCTTGCCGGAGAACTTCAAGAGAGTGAATACGACTACAGAAATTACAAAGAGTTAGGTAACGCTGCTTCAGCAGGGAAGAAAGGTGCATCAGTGTTAACTATAGATCCTATAGAGGATGTAAAGGTGTATGGGTATGATAATGGAGGAGTTAAGCTATTTTACAACTTCATAAATGACCTATATACAACAGGTAGGGATAGTGTAGAGTTTTTTATCGATTCAATCTCACCAGATAGGACAGAGTTAAAACTAAAAACTTTCAATTTAACCTCAGAAGAGTTAACAACCTTTACAACTTCTATAAAAACAAAGTTAGAGACACAATCATACTTTAATGAATTTAGGGTAAATCTACTTAGTAACGATTTACTTATAGGAGTAAATATAGATACACTACAGGAAGGGGACGACACAGTAGTGGTCGTTAAATTATATGAACCACTATTAGAGGATATCGTAGAGAAATCTACATTACGTATAGTAGAGCTTGTAAGTGACAGTACCGTATATGAAGTAACAAGTACTTTTGAAACAGAGGTAGAATCAGCACTGCAGCTAAGATCTCCAAATTTCAATCTAGATTTAGCAGACGAAAACGTAATACCTACAGACTACTATACCTATGATACTCTTCTAAGTCTGCCTATTACAAATACAACTAACGAGCTGTACTCATTAGTGAATAGTAAAGGGGTACAATTAAGTATTGATCATAACGATTACAGTAATTTTGTACATTTCTCATCTGCACAAGAGAGGTTATTGAATTTTAAGTACAAGCTAGACCTAATACAGTCGTATAATACACAGATTGCAAACGTTCAAGCAGTTACGACATCTTCTTTAGGTACTACAGGAAGTATTACGTACTACCAAGACCTTGTAAAAGGTATAGTAAATAATTTTGATCACTACGAAAGATTTCTGTATTACGAATCAGGAAGTAATAGCTGGCCAAAAACAAACAGTACAAAACCCTATATAAACGATACAACTTCAGGAGCAGATACATGGTTTAACAATAAGCTAACTGTAGCTGCCACATACGATGTCACAAACACTAACATATTAATTAATAGCATACCTTCTTACCTTAGAGACGACAGTTCTAATGCAAGTTATATAACTTTTATTCATATGATTGGTCAACACTTTGACAATATGTGGATATATGCAAAAGGAGTTTCAGATAAATACAATGCAGATAATAGGTTAAATTTTGGAGTATCTAGAGACTTAGTTGCAGAGGTATTGAAAAATTTTGGAGTAAAACTATACACATCGAATAAATCGATAGAGGACTTATTTTCGTCATTTATCGGGCAACCATATCAATCAGGGAGTGAAAAGATAGCTACATACGTAACAGGATCGGTAACAGGGTCAAATACTCCAATACAACCTTCTTCATTTGATAACTACCAAAGGGAAATTTATAAAAGAATTTACCACAACCTACCGCTTCTTTTAAAATCAAAAGGAACAGAGAGAGGACTTAGGGCACTTATCAACTGTTTTGGAATACCATCAGACATTCTAGATGTAAAAACATATGGAGGTAGGAAGGTATCAACAACACCTTTTTATGGGGACTACCAACACTATACGAGTTCACTAGATAAAATTAGACTAGATAATACGGGAAGTATATTAACTGGAAGCACCTTATCTGGCTACACTTCAATTGTTAAGAGAGAGTACAAGTACACAGATGATGTGCATTCAATCGAAGTAGGGTTTTCCCCTACCGATAATATTGATAAGTTTATATTAGATAGCGGTTCAATAGCAATATCGGCGTCAATAGCAGCAATAAATACAAATATAGCCTCAGAATCAATAGCACAGCAGGTAGCAGCATACAGTGCATCAATCAACCAGATTGTCACAGACTATAGTACAAGGGTTTTAGCAGATGGAGGAAGTATAGAGGATTTAGAAAACCTGAGTGATATAGTGTGGGGATTAGCAATACCGGCACCGACCTTTACATCAACTGCAACATCTCTATCGTATGAATTTACAACTATAGATGAGTTCTTAGGTAATCCGCAAAATCTATATGAAAGTGACTACTCAGGACTGAATACAGTAGTGGAATATATTACAAGGGATTTAGATGCATATAATGTACAGGATTATGTGAGACTTATCAAATTCTTTGACAATACAGTATTTAAAATGGTTAAGGATTTCATACCTGCAAGAGCAGTAGCAGACACAGGTGTAATAATTAAACCACATTTGCTACAGAGAAGTAAAGCAAAATCCCCTACATTACAGGGTACAAGACCAGAATATACAGCATCAATTGATACTGGGTTTATACAAGGAAAAAGTGCAGGTGCATATGATTCTGTAACACAAGGAGGTGTGGATGGTGAGTTAAATACAATCTACCCTACATACGTACAAACTCTGTTCGGAATAGGTACAACTGATGCACATTTACATCAAGAGGCTAGAATTAACGGAGAATTAGCAGGAGGTACAATTAGGGTATCAAACGGTGAACTTAACAGTGCAAATTTGTTTAAAACACCTACATTTTTTACAAATCCTTTTGATGTAACTAGGTGGATAAATGCAGAAGGCCTATGTATACTAAACCCATACACTACCTATACAGATGTACAAGGAGGTATATATTACAGTAGTAGCAATAATACACTATACCTAAACTCAGGAAGCTGGAACAGTAATAATATATACACAGGGTTATCACAAAATATGGAGTACGAAATAACAAGTAGTAATATACCTACAGGTAGTTTCATATTCCCTTTCAATACAAATAACTATGCAAATTACACCACACACTCTTTAACTGCTTCAAATGAAGGGGTAGAGGGTATATGTACATCGTCAATTAAAATACAAGTTGCAGTATGTGATATTCAAACTACAGAACAGTTTAGGCAAAATGTTACAAATACAAATGTGTATAACTTACAGAATTGGTTTACAATAGGTTCACAAAATCTACCAGCCAATATAAACCTAAATATAGTAAACAACACAAACTCAAACGTAGTATACAACGGACTTCTTTCGAGTGCCGGTGCTGCTACCATAACCTTTACCGGTGCAGCAACACACACGTATACACTAACAGTGCAAGACACCAAGATACCGTTAACATGTACCTATAACTATCCAATTGCAGCAGGATTATGTAGTGTAGTTACAGAATCAAAAGCTCTTATTGATAGAGCAGACTGGAGATTAAAAAAATACGTAGGTACAACAGATACAACACAAGTTATCCCAGGCAGTACAATATATAATTACGGTTTAGCAAGATATTTTACAGGAGAGAATCCTGCAACATTAAGCTATAGGGTAGAAATATTAGATAATTATAGCTTTGGATCAGTAATAGCTTCGATTGTAGTAACACCTCCAAGTGCTTTACAGAGTGTAAATACAGGTCAAGGAGAATTCGGCAACGGACCTTATGGAGGAGGTATATATAAGTATTCTTGGAGATACGGACCGCAGACTACTTCTCCTGCTATAACAGGAAACGTTGCACTATTTAAGATAGAGTATACGGATATCTTCCTACTTACATACCCAAGCCAGGTCGACCAGGAGTATATAGAGGGACTAACACTTAGGATAACAGCTTTAGAGAGTGAACCAGATTGTACACCGTTTGTACTTATAGAACCAACCTCACCACCGGTAGCTGATATACCGAACCACCTCTGCGACAACGGCCAGTATGCATATAGCCCAGAAGAGTGTATAACAGAGGACACAGGTGGGGACGACCCAGATCGATTTAGATAATAAAATACTGTATACAAACAGAATAAACAATGGCAACACTAACACAACAGGAGTTTCTCGAAATAGCAGACCTATACCCGGAAGGAGTTAATATATGGTGCACAGATAGTGCACCTATAACAGTACTAGGTGTTACAGTTCCCTTTTTAGATAACGAAGGTAGCGAGGTAAAGAATATTCTTGCTCAAGCACAAACAATAACACTGCCGGTAGATAGAGATCCCGGAGCAACTGTGGAATTGGTAATAACTTCTAGAGTTATTCGAGGAGTAACACCGTTTAGGTATTACTTTTTTGAGGTAACACCTAAGAATATTCAACCCTACGTGACGTACACTCCTACTGAAAATGAGACAGTGCAGGATGGTGAGGTTATTCTATTGCCAAATATACGAGGAGGGAGTTTCTACGTGAGTGACTATAACGTAACTTTAAATACAGCACAAAATAGTAGAGCTTCGGAGTACATACTAAAGAATACATCAATAACATTTGCTGATGTACAAGACAGTTCATACTCAGATACAGGGTGGATTAATGCAAGGTACGAAGGAACACAAACAAACAATTTAACATACGCAACTATTGATTCCGCAATTAGAGGTACAAGTTTACAAGGAACCTACTACCCTATACAGACACCTGACACGGAGATAGCAAATATAGATGTGTCAGAGAGGTCGTATCTAGAATATTTTCACACAAGTGAACAAACATACCCACTATATTCGTTAGATACAGCACCTCTATTTTATATAAGCCCAGCAGCAAATCCATCTGCCTCCCAGTTGATAGTCTACCCAGAAGGATCAAACAGACCACTTAAACTCTACGAGCCAGGGGATTTAATAAAAGCAGGAACTTCTTCGGAAATAATAAAAGTAGTGTCGATAAGAAGACTTACATCTAACAATGACTATAACCTGGAGGTAATACGAGGTTGGAATAATACAGTAAGGAGTGCTATAAACAATAATACAAAATTGTACAGAATTAACCCTATAAGAATGTTTGAATTAGAAAAAAGTCGCCCTTCACCGACAAGACAGGGAAAGGTAAGGTTAAAGGATACAGGGTACATTGTATACACAGATGCACTAGGGTACGTAGTATCAGGGAGTACACCTACTATTTAGGGGTTGTTTTAGAAAGTATAAAGTCATATATTTATTAATAAAAGTAAAAACAAATGGGATATTTGAATAATACAGTCGTAACAGTAGATGCGATTTTAACAAAAAAAGGAAGAGAATTACTTGCAAGAGGAGATGGATCTTTTAAAATAACGCAATTTGCATTAGCAGATGATGAAATAGATTATACGTTGTACAACCCCGATCACCCATCTGGGTCTGCCTATTTTGGAGAAGCTATAGAGGCTATGCCACTACTGGAAGCATTTCCAGATGAAACTCAAATCATGAAATATAAACTTGCAACACTACCAAGAGGTACTGCTAAGTTGCCAATCTTAGATTTAGGATTCTCTGCAATCAGATTAAAACAAGGAGCATCACTTGCAATCACACCACAAACTTTAAACTATTTAGGATCTTCTCAAGCATTCGAATCTGCAGGATATGTTGCAACTATTGCTGATGCTAGAGTACTGAGTACATTTAATGGTGTAGGGATTAATACACAAGAAGCTACTAATCTAAACTCTACTACAACTTTAGGAACAAATGTATCTAAGACAGTAATAGGAACATCAATTAACCTAACAGGTACAGCAATTAACACACTGTTTGGAGAGAGAACTGAACTAAATACAACTATTACAGTAATAGGTAGAGATTCAGGAGCAAGACTAACAATCCCGGTAACTATTATTAAAGTAAATCAATAATAAGATATGTCATTCAAAAGATTAGACCCAGAAGATATCACAATAAGTGCAGAAGCAGTAGTAGCACCTGCTTGGACAAACCAAGCAACAGCACTTACAAGCTTCTTTACAGCATCATCACAGGTATCAAGTAACACAGGAAACTATTACTATAATGTATACAACCTAAATACTAGCACTACCGGAACAACAGTACAATTTGCAGCAGCATATGGCAATAGGGTAGGATCAGGTTCAGAAAATATAAGCGAAATTGCAGGAAAATCACCCTCAGCAGTAACCTACGGACAGTACAGAACATTGGTCAACGGAGATGAGAATACAGATTTTACCTTCGGTACGACTACTCCAAACTCAGTATATATACTATCTATAAACAGATCTCGTTACAAAGAGAAGCTAAAACCAGGTACATTTAACCTAACATTAGCATCAGGATCTAATATAATAAAACTAACTGATAATAGCGCTAACCAGACAACAGTATCTTATACAGACTCGGGAAGAGTTTATGATATTATAAGCGGGTCGAACGGAGTTTCATACAACGGGGGAACAGGTTTTACACCCAACTCAGGATCGTATGGAAAATTCCTACCAGATGTAGGGATCGTAGTAATAAACGGAGAAGCTCTAAAAGCATCAGCAGCAGGAGGAGGATTAGCAGCAGTACTAAACGAAACAAACGACAGTGCAACCCCTAACAACCTAGACTTATTCTTCAGTATGTTATCACAAGGAGGTAATTTTTCGTTAAGCTCTGAAGAGACTATTTCTTCAAATTTCGTATTTATCCGAGTAAGAAACAGTGAATTTAACTATTCAACAAATCCATCGAACATAACAGGATCAGGAGAATTAAGATGGGATGTAATGGTTAACAGTCCACAATCATATATGACAACAGTAGGGCTTTACAACGATAGTAACGATTTGTTAGCAGTTGCAAAACTATCAAGACCTTTACTGAAAGATTTTACAAAAGAAGCGTTAGTAAGAATCAAGCTTGATTATTAATGAATGAGCACTTACAAGAGACTAAACAAACAAGATGCTTTTATCACAACCTATACTGCCCACAAGACCTGGGCAGTAACAGGGAGTGCGTTTAGTGCGTACTCAATAACGTACAATCCAAGTGTAACAGGGACAGCGTTAAATAGCTTACAGCAACTATACTACCCGACAAAGGTATTAGGAAACATAATAAACCATAAGTACGACTACTACAACCAAACTACACTATACCAGTCACAATCAAGAAACCTGACAACAGGATCTTTTCAATTAAATATACCAAGGACATTATTCGGTACAGCAATAAAACCGCAAGACGGATTCATGCTTAAAGCCGATTCAGAGACACTTCGACAACTAAGTGCATTAACTGAATTTGCAGTTGTAGACGGGTACGTATTGCCATTGGATTTTGGCAGTAAAAGACCTATAGGACCAGTAGACGACATAATAACACTACCAACATCAGCAACAATATTAGATGACGGGGAAGGATTATTGTACCTATCTGGAAGCTCTCCTAAAACTTATGTAGGAGATATTATCTACCCACATGGAACAGTAGTAGTAACAGACCCAACATATGCAGCATTGCTCAGTACGGCAATGGGAGGTAGAGGTACAGTACAAGGTGTACAGCTTACATTCAAATCAAGTCAACCGATATTCACCCACAACTATCACTGCAAGGTGAGGGAATTTGAAAACAACTTTACATACAACCCATCAGCACTGACAAGTTCATTAAAAACTGTATACGATAACGAAGGAAATATTTACTCAACCTCTGCAAGTATTAGCGATGGAAGGTTGAACAATAACGTAACAGGAAGTAGTTTTACACCATACATTACTACAGTAGGACTATATAACGATGCAAATGAGCTAATAGCAGTTGGAAAATTAAACAGACCAGTACCAAAACCTGCAAATACAGAAATGACAATAATTGTTAAAATAGACATATAAAATACCATGGCAATCACTTTAAGAAACGTAACAGGATCAGCACTTACATATGATCAATTAGATACCAACTTTTCATCATACTTCTACTCTGCATCATATTCAAGTGGAACAATAACACTATTCACTACAGGAAGTATAATAGAAGACAGGGATATACCTGCACCAGCAAGCATGTCAATAACAATCCCAACCATATCACAATGGGAAGGAAGTGCAGCAATGACCTATACAGATAGTCAAGTTCAGATATCAGGATCACTAGTAAACGGAAGTGGAAGTATTTCTGCACCAAATGATAGGTTTTCACATGGAGAAGGTTACAGCACTATAGCATCAGGATTATTTTCGCATGCAGAAGGGGTAAATGGCCAGGCAACCGCAACCGGCTCCCATGCTGAAGGATTTACAACCACAGCTACAGCCAATTACGCACACTCAGAAGGATCCGGCACAGAGGCAGTAGGGGTAGCATCTCACGCCGAAGGATTTGGTACCATAGCGTCAGGATCATATTCACATGCCGAAGGAAGTATTACTATTGCAAAAGGATACTACTCACATGCAGAGGGCGAGAATACAAGAGCAACCGGATCCTACTCACATGCAGAGGGAGGGGAAACTCGAGCTATAGGAGATTACTCACATGCTGAGGGATATAACACAGTAACAGTGGATCAGGCATCTCATGCAGAAGGGATTGACACGACGGCAGGAGGAGAAGGATCACATGCTGAGGGGTACGGTACCACTGCAGTCGGAAATAGCTCACATGCTGAAGGGAATGCAACAATAGCGTCGGGATCATATTCACATGCTGAAGGATCTAACACTGAGGCAATAGGTAGTTATTCACATGCTGAAGGATCTAATACACAGGCGGTAGGAGACTATTCTCATGCTGAAGGATCTTCATTTTCGTTAGGGAATTATTCACATGCTGAGGGTAATAATACAGTGACGTATGCACCATACTCCCATGCTGAAGGAAGTGGTACATATGCATACGGAACAGGATCACATGCAGAAGGATCGAATACAGTTACTACAGGAAACTACTCACATGCAGAAGGATTAGGAACAATAGCATCAGGCTCATACCAACACGTACAAGGACAATATAATTTATCATCATCAGCACAATCTGCTTTTATTGTAGGAAATGGAGAAAGCAACGATAAACGGGGAAACCTAGTATTTGCCTCAGGGACAGATTTTCAAGTAACAGGGTCTTTAGGGGTACAAGGAACTACAACATTAGCAGGACTTCTATACCTAAAAACAGTACACCCTCTTCCTACAGGAGTAGCAGGAATGATAGCAGTGTCAGGATCAGGAGCTCCGTATAGTTTATACTTCCATGACGGAACAGCATGGCAGGCATTAATGTTCTAATAAAAAAATAAAAAATGTGGTTATATCAAAATAAAGAAATTAAAGAATTAGAAGATATGCCCGGAGACAACTTCGGGTTTATCTACGAAGTAACACATCTACCAACCGGTAGAAAATACTTAGGAAAGAAACAACTTATTTCTGTTACAAAAAAAGCTTTAGGTAAAAAAGAACTGGCTTTAATAACAGATAAAAGAGCTAGTAAATCTAAAATAGTTAGAAAAGAATCTGACTGGAAAACCTACTACGGTTCTCACTCAGAAATAAAAGGCTTAATAAAAGAAGGTAGACAGTCGGAATTCTCAAGAGAAATTCTTATCTTTACTCCAAATAAAAAGCTTCATACATATTATGAAAACAAATTCCTATTTATAAAAGGAGTAATAGAACCAGATTCCAACTATATAAATGATAATATAGAAGGAAGATATTTTAGAAAAGATTTCTTATGATAAGATTACAGGAAATAGTTGGATTACCAAACCTTCAATACCATTTAGACAATAAACTGACACTATCTGAGTGTGTCTACAGGTATTCCTCTGACTCGTTTATACAATTATTTGCTGAAGCAAGACAAGCCTTTAGAGACGATAAAATAACTCTCAATGAACAAGACATACTTCTTTTAGAAACAACAGATATTGGTCAATATGGAATGTACGAAGGACAGAAAGTACCTTTAGATCTTCCAATGGTTGATGAAGAACTTGATGAAGGAGAATACAGAGGCAAAGATGTCCCTTTAAATAAACCAAAAAGAGGTGGATCTAAAAAATTCTACGTTTATACTAAGAATAAAAAAGGAAACGTAGTAAAAGTATCTTTCGGAGGTACAACAGGATTGAATGTTAAGATAGATGAACCAGGAGCCAGATCTTCTTTTGCAGCTAGACATAAATGTGCTACTAAAAAAGATAAAACAAAACCAGGGTACTGGGCTTGTAATATTGGAAGATATTGGAAATCACTTGGAGGATCAAGAAACTTTAGCGGGTATTGGTAATATGGGGCCATATAAACAGTTACAAACACCAGAATTCATTTATAGAAAATTCACACAAGACATTCCAGAAGAAGAACTGGTGTGGCATAGAGATGAAAATGATAGAGAAGTAGAAATTCTAGAACCAACAGATTGGATGTTTCAATTCGACAATGAATTACCTCAACCTTTAAAGGGAAAATTAACTATACCAAAAGAGACATATCACAGACTAATAAAAGGTACAGGATACTTAAACGTAAGAATAAGAGAATACTAATGGTACAAAAAGTAATTACAGGCATTGTTGTCTTAGGGGCATTTTTAATAGTAGCAGATACACTACTATTTATTATTAAGAACAAACGAAAATAACATGAAAAGATCACAACTGGTAGGTATAATTAAAGAAGAGCTTCAAGGGTATTCAAAGTACTTAGGAAAAACAAAGGGAGGAACACCTGATGAATTTATGCAAATTCTAACCAAAATTGCAAAAGGAGAAGATGAGAAATATCAAGGAGATCCACAAAGAGGAAATGCAATTTTAGATAAGGCAAATCCCGACAATGTAGATAGAATTCTTAGAGGAGAAGATCCAATTTACGAAGGAGAAGGTGTTAAAAATGTTTACTCAAAACACCCATATATAAAAGACCTACTAAATGCTTTCATCCACCCAGACGGAACAGTTGGGTTAGCAATATACCCTTCAAAAGGAGGACTTCCAGTAAAACAAGCAGCAGTAATCCCAATGGATAGTTTCACACCTGAATATGTGGAAAAACAAGTATCAAGTGTATACGATGTTGATTCACAATTTAGACAAGGAATTCAACAGTTTGTGGATTCTGTACATAGCAATGGTTAGTATACTTCAAATACTAAGAGAAGTAATTGATCCTTCCCGAGAATATAAGGAAAGGGTAAATAATATTATCGACCAAGGAGGAGAATACTTAGGAGCAGGTGACTACGGATCAGTATACCTAGTCGGAAATATTGTGAAGAAAGTAACCTCTGATGAAGTAGAGATTGAACATGCTCAAATTCTACAAGGAAAAAAAACAAAGTACTTTGTACCTATTTTAGATGTAGAGGTTGTAAATCCAAAACTAGCAATAATCTCAATGCCAAATATGAATCCATATAGTGGAGAAATTCCCGAACAATTTATTGAGAAACTCGAACAAGAGGCAGAGAGTTTAGGAATAGATCCAGAAGAGCTAGATATCAGGCCTGATAACTTCATGACAGATGATAAAGGTAGTTTAAAAATGACAGACGTATAAAATATAAAACAAGGCTTGTTTATTCAAGCCTTTTTTCATATATTAAAATGTCAAACAGTTATGTACGTGTATATGAGTAGTAAAATACTATTAGGTTTCATAGAAAATGTTTTAGGAAAATCTCACAAAAGAGCTAGGGAGAACTATGCTTTTACCTGTCCAAAATGTAACCACCATAAACCGAAGTTAGAGGTAAATATGCATACCAATGAAAAAGGAGAGAATCCTTTTGAATGCTGGGTATGTGGGTTTAAAGGACGTACAATTAAGTCCCTACTTAAGCAGTTACAAGTACCTGCCGAACAAGCATATGAAATACTTAAATATGTAAGAAAAGGTGACGAAATAGGGTATGCTCCTGTAACTTCTGTAGAACTTCCCAAAGAGTTTCAAGCCCTATATACAGCATCAACCACATCTATTATAGCAAATAAAGTAAGAAGGTACCTTTATAAAAGAGGTTTTACCGATAGAGACTTCCTAAAATATAATATAGGGTACTGCACCTCAGGAGAATATACCGGAAGAGTTATTATCCCTTCATATAATGAGAATAATCAATTAAATACATTTGTAGGAAGAACCTACGAAGATGCATACCACAAATATAGGGGTCCAGAGAGTTCTAAAGATATAATAGTCTTTGAGAACCTTATTAACTGGGCCCAGCCCATAATCCTGGTAGAAGGGGTATTTGATGCAATAGCAGTAAAAAGAAACGCAGTACCAATACTTGGTAAGTCTTTATCAAAATCTTTGATAAAAAAGATATTATCAAGCCAGGTAGAAGATATATATGTAGCCCTGGACAGGGATGCATTTAAAAAAGCACTCTCATATACAGAACAGTTTCTGAATATGGGAAAGAAAGTATATCTAGTAGATATGCAAGATAAAGATCCAAGCGAGATGGGCTTTGCAAGCTTTACTCGATATGTACAACAGGCAGAGGAAATGGACTTCGGAAAGTTACTCCGCTATAAACTATCATAATATGATACAAAAAGGACAAAATGTTCTATCAGAGCATGCTAAAAAAAGATTAGATTTTAAACCAGAACTAAAACAAATTAACTTCTTAGATAACAGAGTCTATCAAAGATCGGAGGAACTATTCTACCCTTCTGTTACATCTATCCTTCAATACATGCCAAAGAATAAATTCTTTGAAAACTGGATGAAAGATGTAGGCCATAATGCAGATATCATTATGAGAAGAGCTGGAGATGAGGGTACTCAAGTACATAATGCAATTGAAGAACTACTGGAAGGAAAAGAAATTCAGTGGATGGATGATTATGGGAATGCTCGATATAACGAATTGGTTTGGGGAATGATACTTAAGTTTAAACAATTCTGGGATATAGCAAAACCGGAATTAATATTTACAGAGGAGTTTACTTATTCCGACGAGCACAGGTATGCAGGTACTGCTGACCTAGTTGTTAAGATAAATGACGAGAATTGGCTAATTGACTTTAAGACATCTAACAGTCTTCACAAATCGTACGACCTACAGCTTGCAGCTTATGCTAAATCTATTGAAGAGACAAAGGAAATTAAAATAGATAGGACAGCTATACTTTGGTTAAAAGCTGCTACAAGAGGGGAAGATAAGAGTGGTAAGAAGATACAAGGTAAAGGGTGGGAATTAAAAGTAATCGATAATATAGAAGAGAACTTTGAATTATTTAAGCTGATATACAGGTTGTACGAAATTGAAAACCCAACAACAGAACCTAAATTTATAAGCTACCCAGTCTCTATTAAACTTTAATACTATTTATTTAATATAACCGTTGGATATTAGGAGAATATTAACACACACACATAAACATTAGATAAATGATACTTAACTTTGTTGAACAGTTTAAAAAAGACTTTCAGAAAAAAGAGATTTCAATAGAAAAAAAAATGGCAGATACAATCGATAAGGTACTTGTGAACTTTTCTATAGAAACAGCTGAAAGAGCGCAAATAAAAGAAGGAGCATCAGGAACACCCATTGCTGCTTCATCAGCGATATCTTCAAAGGATAGGGCAGACCTAGAACATTTATACCAGGAGTTAAGAAAATTAGTGGATACTCATAAGTTTAACTTAGATTTTCAACAAGATAGAATTTACATTACAAGAGTAATGGATTCACAACTAGGATGGGATTATACCCCATACCAAAAAACAATGCCGGAGAATGTACAGGAGAAGTTTAACTATTCTCCGTATATTGCTTCAATCTTGGAGTACATGATTGACCAAGGTATGAATATAACACCTCTTCCGAATATTAAAGTAAGAGAAGATGAAGAAGAAGCTAAAAACTTCTTCGGTAAAACAGCGTACTATAGTCCAAATGGGAAAGAAGTAGTACTTTTTACTTTAGGAAGACACCCTAAAGACGTATGTAGGTCGTTTACTCACGAAATGATTCATCATATGCAGAACCTAGAAGGAAGGTTAGAGGGAATTGGTACAAGTAACACTAACGAAGATGATTACCTTAGGGAAATAGAAAAAGAAGCTTACCTAGAAGGAAATATTATATTTAGAAATTGGGAAGATAGTATAAAGAGTTAGAAATAAAAATAAGTTATGATAAAGAAAAAGGTTACAAAAAGGGATATTGCTAATTATATCGAACAGTTTATAACAGCAATAGAGCAAATGTACGGAATGTCAAACCACCAGAAATGTTTTCCGTATATATACGTGAGTAGCGATACCCCGGACGATGTCAAGGGAGAATTCTGCTACATACTAAACGAAATAGTTGTATACTATAGGAATATTAATAGCTTAGAGGAACTGGTAAGAACAGTGATACATGAATACCAGCACTACCTACAATCACCGTCGTGGATGACAAGGTATTATAAGCAAGGGTATACATATGATAATCACCCGTACGAAGTAGCGGCAAGACAGCAAGAAGAAAATTGGAGTAAAATATGGGAACAAGCCTTATAGAGTTATTAGAAGCATACCCCACCTACCAGATATACTGTGACATGGATGGAGTATTGACAGATTTTGAAAATAGATTTGTTGAAATGTTAAGACAGGAAGGTCCAAAATACTATTCAAAAGAAGTTATAAACCAAGTAACTCGTCCAAAACATTTTGAAGCATTAGAAGGTGCAGAAGAATTTTGGAACTTTATAGATAATCATATAGGACTAGAATTTTGGTCAGGTATGAATTGGATGCCAAATGGAAGACAGCTATGGTCTTTTATACAGCCATATAGCCCAATAATACTGACATCACCATCAAGACAGAACACATCAAGACTGGGGAAGAGAATATGGGTAAAGGATCATCTAACACCAGCACCTCCTGTCGAATTTAGATTTGGAGATGCTAAGTCGGATTTTGCAAACCAAAAAGCTATACTAATAGACGACAAGCCTTCAAACCTACAAGCATTTACTGCTAAAGGAGGGATAGCCCTAGAGGTGAAGGACGGAGAAATACAATCAGTTATTAACACATTAAAAGAACTTGGTTATGGGCGAGAGCTTACTTAAAAAAGAATTCAAATCAAAAGACGTAAATAGAGCAAGAAACCTTATCACAAAAGACTTCTCAGCAAAAACCGTAGACGGAACAGGTTACGAAAAAGCCTATACTGCATACAAAGAAGGAGATATTTGGGAAGAGAGTGGTAGAACTTGGACTATTAAGAATGGTATAAGACAGAATATTACAAAATTAGATGCTGCAAAAAAGGCATTACAAATACCGCTAACATGTCCGAAATGTGGAGGCCCTATGAAGCACCATCTTGCACAGAAGATGTATAAAATTCATGGTTTTTGTTTCGATCCATGCACTGTAGAGTATGAAGCAGAATTGAGAAAAGCAGGATTATACGATAGTTATGAGAAAGCTATGATTAGAGGAAGCTTACAAGCGTTCTTACAGGATGTAGAGGCATTTATACTAGATAGTATAAACACTACGGATACTTTTGTAACTGAACAGGGGGATGTAGAGGCTTGGAATAATAACACAAGTCAGAGAAACAACCAATTAACAGAGGGGTTAAAAGATTTTTTACAACACGCTAAAAGACATTTAGAAGATTGACGATATTTATTGTAAAAGATAAATTACCATGGCAAAAGCTAAAACATCTTCTACAATTGCAAAAGTAGACACACCAAAAGTATCAAGACCAGGCGTTCATGCTAAATCTAAGACATCTTCTCTGAAGAGTTCGAAAAACTATAAAAAACTATACCGTGGACAAGGTAAGTAAGACATATATAGCACAACTAATTAAAGAAGTTTTATCTGAAGAAAAAGCAGACAGATGCTTGCGTATCGCCAGAACAAAATATGACAAACCCTCAGCATACAGATCAGGGGCTATTGTAAGATGTAGAAAAGGAGATATCTGGAAAGATATAAAAGAAGCAGATGATCCTCAAGCCGGTAAGGCAGCACCATATGGTTCAGGATATGCAAAAGTAAAACAAGCAATCCAGGAACTACTACAAGAAGATGAAACCCTTCACAAATGGTTTTCAAGAAAAGGAGCAAAAGGTAAATCTAAAGGATGGGTTGACTGTAATGCACCTGATGGAAAAGGAGGGTATAAATCCTGCGGAAGACAAGAAGGAGAAAAAAGATCAAAATACCCAGCATGTAGGCCAACACCTGCTCAATGTAGAACAAAAGGAAAAGGTAAAACTTGGGGTAAAACCAAATAATATGAAGCTACTACAGTTATTAAAAGAAGCAAAAGAAGTACTAGAAGACTTTGCTAAAACTAGAGGAGAAGGTGCTGCAAAAATAGCATCAAATGCTAGAGAAAAAGGAGGATTAGCTCTGCTAACCTGGCATCATTTTAAAGTGAAAGCTCCTTATTATAAAAAAGCTTCTGAAGGAAAACTCGATTTTGAAAAGGCAAAGAAAGAATTTGAAGAAACCTATAAAAAGATTTCTTTAGATATGTCTCAAATTGAATTTCAAAGAGAGGTAGGACGTTTAGAAGTATTAGGAGAACTATTAATAAAAAACAAATAATGTCAACACTAAATACATCCATACCACATTTCTATGCTAAGATGAGAGTAGAACACCTCTACCAGCATGACGGGAGAGAAGGTATGCAAGATGTAATAGTATTCGGAGCACAGTCTGTAGGAGGAAGAGCACTTACCTTTCATGTAATGACTGATGAAGGAGCTGTTAGATCGAGAGTTCCAATTCATATGCTTGCTTGGAAAGATGATGCTCCTAGAATGGCTTTAGACCATTTACAATTATGGGACTGTTTTGGACATGATGTATCATGTACAGTGTACGACTACTTACTACAATCAAGAGTAAAAGCAATATTTAAAGACGGGAGTAAAGAGTGGGGAAATTATATTATGACTTTTGACTGGTACAATAATCCATACTCTAACGAACCAACACAATATAAAGCTGCACATCTAATTAAATTAGATAACGGAAACTTCACTCTTCAACCTAATAATAGGTTAATGTGGAGAGATATGTCCTTTGTAACTCAAACATTTCCAGATAAACCGGATTGGATGATTGATAATAAAGAATGGTTTTGTGAATCAGTTTCAGATAAATGGACAATGGAAAAAGGTAATGAAAACATATACTACTATACTCTAGAGAATGAAAAAAAATCAGATAAAAAAAATAATTAAGGAAGTATTAGATTCAACAACAGTTGCACCTAACAACCTACCGGGAGGACTATCACAGTACGCAACTATAGGAGATTTAGCACAAATGCACAAATTACCTATCAACCGTATTATACAGCAAATAATAAAAGGGGTTAAAGTTGAGATGGAGCACACCACAGATGCTGACATAGCAATGGAAATTGCCTTTGACCATGTATATGAAGATCCGCAGTACTACGATAAACTATCATCGATAGAAGAGATGGCAGATATGAGGTCTGTAGAGAGGTATGCGGATGATGAGCTAGACCCTGTAGATTTGGAATTTGGAAAACACTTCTTCGATAGATTAGTAGATCCTAGAAACGGAAAAGAAATTACAACATCAGAACTATTAGATTTTTTTGCAAGACTATCAAACAAAAAAGAGCAGTTTATTAATTTTATCAAAAAGTACCATGAATTTGTAGTTAAGGATAGGAGAACAGATATAAATATTCCATTCATGTCACAAGTTAATCAAGCTATTGCAAAGACGATAATGAGGAAACCTAATTTTATGACATCTAATCCGGTAATAGCACTAGAAGAAGGAGTACATGACCCCGTATCGCCTGGTATTTTAAAAAAAAGATTAGGAAAACTTTCATGTACAAAAGTGATGCAGGAGAGAAATAAGTTAGAAGACAAAGGAACACATTATGCAAAAGCATTACAGAGGTACTTAAACTACCACTGTCAGTAAAAAGTTATACTATTTATTTGTATATATGAACATAAGTACCTATCTTTAGATAATCGAAATATGAAAAAATTAATGAAACTAGTAGAAGAAAAGACAGCTTTTATACAGACAGCAAAAGGTGAGAAGAAGACAATGGACTACCAAACTGATCAAGAACTAACATCTTTAAAAAATAACCAAGATATCAAATCAATTGAGACAGGAGATGGTAAGAAGATAAAAGAAGAGGTAGATAGAAAATACACCACTCAGGAATCTGCAGCTGTAGGAAAAGAAGTAGCTAAATCGTTAATTAAAGTTCTAAGAGCTCAAGGAGATGAGCTAAAAGGAATTAAGTTAACTGGACTAGGAGTTAATAAATTTAACATACACGTTCAGTATGGTCAAGAAAAAGGGCAAGATACTTTTAGGTTTACATTAAACCCAGATACAAAAGCAATACATCTAGATTTAGGTAACGAAGATATGGAGTTGGTAGATTTCTTACTTACACAAGGAAACGAGGTGTCATTACCGACACCAGAACTAGAAGACAAACTATCAGATGCAATGGTAAAATATGTATCACAATCTTCAGATGAAGAGTATGATGATATGGCAGCAATGCAAGCACCAACAGATCCTTCACAACTTGCAAAAAACCTAGCTGAGAAATTAGGACCTAAATCAAAACCAGAAACCTATATAAAAGACTTCGCAAAATCAAATGCTCCTCAATTTACAGGAAAGTCAAAAGAAAAGAAAAGACAAATGGCTATTGCAGCTTATATGGCTAATAAAAACGAAGGACTAGACCCGGTAGGAAAAGAAGATGATGATATCAATAATGACGGAAAAGTAAATTCTACTGATAAATACTTAGGTAAAAGAAGACAAGCTATTACTAAAAATATGAAAGAGGATTTAGATGTAGGACATCAAGACGACGAACCAGCAATGCTTAAGAAAGATGTTTATCGAATTGCTAAAATGGCTTCAATGTTATATAAACAGCTTGACAATTATGATAATGGGCAAGAAGTGGATTTTCCACACTGGTGGCAAGCCAAGATTATAAAAGCATACGACTACCTGCAAAGTGCTTACGGATATTTAGATGGAGAACAAAAAACAAATCAAATAGACAGCACAGTTATAACTACGATGGCTTTGAATGAAAAGAAAGGTACCTGTTGCCATAAATGTGGACATACTCACGTAAAAGGAACAGCACATCCAACTCCATACAATACAGGTAAAAGTAACTGCAAATATAGAGACTAATGAAAAAATCGGATTTAAAAAAGGTAATATTAGAAGCATACGTAGAGGTATTAAAGGAAGCAGAAGCACCTGTGCTAAAAACATCTACACAAGAAATCTTAGGAAAATTTCCAACAGTAAAGAAGACATTAGTATCCCTATTTACAAATGAATACGGTGAATTTGTAGAGGACGTAAAGTGGACAGTACCTAAGCCATCTACATTTAGAGTTGCACTTAAAAATGGGCAATCTTTTGACTTAAAGTGGACGGGAAAAGGGTTTGAAGCCAATGTAGAAGGTAAGAGATACTTTTTAAATAACGTATCAGAGTATCAACAAGCACTTGACAGCCTAAACAGAATACTTAGAGACGGACCAATTACCCAAGGTGAAGAACCAGGAGGAGAAGACTTTGCAGCAGAACCACCAGCAGGAGGAGCAGGAGGAGAATTTCCAGGTGGAGAAGCAGGTGGAGAAGCACCAACTGAAGAAACACCTTTTGAAGAACCAACAGAAAGCCCAGAAGAAGAAACACCAACAGGATTATAGGTATGAAATTATTGGAGATAATACAGACAGTTCATTATAAAGAGAGGAAAGAGGATAGATCTCAAATAATAGATATACAGGTTCCTTCCGAAGCATTAACACCTTATACAAGAGAGAGGGTTATGCCGAATTTGAAAAATCTTATACAAGAGAGGTTACTAAAGGTATTAAGAGCTTTTGAGACATCTACAGCAAAGCAGGCAGGAAGTGTAGTTAAGGCACTGCCAATACTTACTCCATATTTGCAAAATAACGGAAAAAACTACCTTATACATTTAGTAACAAAGACAAGAGATAAAAATAAGGAAAATACAGGTAATACCTATGTAATTGTTAAGATTGGAGATAGTCTGGTAACAGTGATGGTAGTACCGAAAGGTGTAGATCTGGTAACACAGACAAGAGAGCATTTAGAGGAAAAAGTCGCTAAAGGTGAAGCAGATCCTAAAGTACTAACCTACCCAATAGATGTTGGAAGAACTATAAATTCAGATTACATTATAGATATAAAACAAGCAGCAGATGACGTACAACTGGGATTAGAAAAAGCAACAATATCCCAAGAAGAACTTCCATATAAGATAAGAACTGACTATAGGAAAGACTCACCGTTTGTTTACAACAATCAAGAAATCGGAAAAGTACTTACTACTTCTGCTGGAACAAAAGGAGACCCAGGAATTAAGGGTAAACTTGATTGGGTGGATGTTAAACTAAATAAACCATTTCTAAAAGCAGGTAAACTAACATCAGTTAGGAGAATAGATAATGTATACACGACCAGATATTTTGCACATAAAGCACAGTAACTATATCACTAAAAAAGTAACCTATTTATAAATAAAAATAAAAAACAATGGCAGATAATTTTAACTTAAGACAATTCTTATCGGAGAATAAACTTACAAAAAACGCAAAGCTTCTTAAAGAAGAGACCTCTTTAGACGGAAGACCGGTAGATATGAGATCAATTGAGATCGACGGAATAGATACAGAAGACTACCCAGACTTTTCAGATGCATATATTGCATATGCAGAATTTGAAGATGGAACTCCACTATCAGAAGATGAATTAATGAGATTAGAAGAGGAAAACTACGGACTTGTAAACGACTTAGCCCACGAATCTCTACATGAGGTTAAAGAACCAGTAATGGAAAACACTTTAACCGCTAAAGAAAAACGTCTAGTGGAAATGGTGCAAGATGCTTTAGGAATAACTCCTCAAGCTGTAGCAGAAGAAGCTCCAATGGCAGAGGATGAAATGGTAGAAGAAAAGCCACTTCCAAAATACGAAAATATTGAGAAATTAATGCAAGAAATTGAACACGGAACAAACGAAGCAGCTTATAAACATAAAATGGCAAAAATGAAAGAAGTTGCTGAAATGTTAGAGGCAAGAGTAAGTTCTTTAGAAGAAGGAGATGGAGCAGATTTCGTAGATGCTAAGAAAGTAAAGCAAATGAAAAAAGATATCATGACTTTAAGAAAGCAAGCTGAAAAACTTGAAAAAGAGTATGAGAAGAAATTTGCTAAAAAACAAGATAGCAAAGAAGAGAAGTAATTTCTAAATAATATACAAGCCCACCCCAAAAAGGTGGGTTTTTTTATATACACATATTTATATTATATACATATATAATATGTCACAACAAGATATAAAACAAATAGTTGCACAAGAATATTTAAAATGTGCAAAAGACCCGGCTTACTTCATGAAGAAGTATTGCTACATTCAGCATCCAACTAGGGGTAGAATCCTCTTTAATTTATACCCATTCCAGGAAGGAGTTCTTCACTTATTTAGAGATGAGAAGTTTATAGTAACTCTTAAATCAAGACAGCTAGGAATTTCTACATTAGCCTCGGCCTATGCTCTATGGTTAATGATCTTCCATAAAGATAAAAACGTACTAGCACTTGCAATTACCCAAGCAACAGCTAGAAACCTTGTAACCAAGACGATTTTCATGTACGAGAATCTACCAAAATGGCTACAACTACCCTTCACAGAGAAGAATAAATTATCTCTTAGACTTAAGAACGGCTCTAAAATTACAGCTAAATCATCAAACTCTGATGCAGCTCGTTCTGAAGCAGTATCGCTTCTACTAATAGATGAGGCAGCTTTCATCGATAACATTGAAGAGACATTTACTGCAGCACAACAAACTCTTGCAACAGGAGGACAATGTATGGCGCTATCTACCCCAAACGGAGTAGGAAACTGGTTCCACAAAACATGGGAGAAAGCTGAAGCAGGAGAGAATGGATTTATTCCAATTAAACTAAAATGGGACGTACATCCAGAGAGAAAGCAAGACTGGAGAGATGAACAGACAAGGCAGTTAGGAGAGAAACAAGCAGCTCAAGAGTGTGACTGTGACTTCCTATCATCGGGGGATACTGTATTTGAAGTAGAGAATATGTCCTTTTATGAAGAAACATACCAAGTCGATCCAATGGAAAAGAGGGGTGTAGACGGAAATCTATGGATATGGGAAGCAGTTGATTATAGTAAGACGTATATGGTTATTGCCGATGTCGCTAGAGGAGACTCTACCGACTACTCTACCTTCCATATTATGGATATAGACAGCTGTACACAGGTAGGAGAGTATAAAGGAAAGATATCCCCTAAAGAATTTGGAAACGTACTAGTGGGAATAGCTTCAGAATATAACGATGCACTACTGGTAGTAGAGAATGCTAACATCGGATGGGCAACTATTGAACAGATATTAGAAAGAGAATATAGAAACCTGTACTACTCGTCGAGATCGGATACGGAAACAGTAGAATCGTACATGGCCAAGTTTGAAAGAGATAAACTGGTACCCGGATTTACAATGTCGTTAAAGACAAGACCCCTTGTTATCGCTAAAATGACTGAATACATAAGGGAAAGATCGGTTATCATTAAATCTAAAAGGACTTTAGCTGAAATGAGAGTCTTCATATGGAAGAATGGAAAGGCACAGGCACAGACAGGGTATAATGATGACTTAGTGATGGCTTTTGCAACAGGACTGTATGTAAGAGATACTGCAATAAGACTTAGACAGCAAGGTATGGACCTAACCAGAGCTACTCTCTCTTCATTCACAAACCTTAATCAAAGAAATACTGCAGTTTACAATGTTGGTCCTATGCAGAATAATCCTTATCTTATGAAGACAGCTAATGGCGATGAGGATCTTTCATGGCTAATAGGATAAGTTACTATTTATAAATAAAACATTTTTAAAATGGCAGAAAGAAATCTTTTCTCTTCACTACAACGATTATTTGCAACAGACATACTAGTAAGAAACGTAGGGGGGGATGAACTAAAGATTGCTGATGTTAATCAAATTCAGACAACTGGTAAATACCAGACTAATTCATTACTGGATAGATTCTCACGTCTTTACATATACAATAATAAAAATATATTTAATCCAAACCTTAACTACCAAACGCTAAGGATACAGTTATATTCTGATTATGAGGCAATGGATACAGATCCACTTATTGCTTCCACTTTAGATATATTAGCAGATGAAGCTACCCTTAAGAATGATGTAGGCGAGGTACTGGCTATTAAATCTTCAGATGAAAATATACAGAGAGTATTGTACAACCTATACTACGATGTATTAAATATCGAATTTAACCTTTGGTCTTGGATTAGAAATATGTGTAAGTATGGGGACTTCTTCTTAAAACTAGAAATCTCAGAAAAATTTGGAGTCTACAATGTAATTCCCTATACAGTCTATAACATGGTGAGATACGAAGGGCAGGATCCTAAAGAACCAACCAAAGTAGTCTTTACAATTGACCCAGACGGACTAGCTTCTTCAGCAGATCCAAACTACATACCTAAAGCTAATAAATCAGTTATCACTCTTGACAACTACGAAGTAGCTCACTTCAGATTAATCTCAGACACAAACTACCTACCATACGGAAGATCCTATATCGAACCAGCTCGTAAAATTTACAAACAGTTGACTTTAATGGAGGATGCAATGTTGATTCACAGAATCATGAGAGCTCCTGAGAAGAGAACATTCTATATCAATGTAGGAACTATTCCACCAAACGAGGTAGAGCAGTTCATGCAAAAGACTATTAATAGTATTAAGAAAACCCCATATGTTGATCCACAAACAGGTGAATATAACCTAAGATTCAATATGATGAACATGATGGAAGATTTCTACCTACCAGTTCGTGGAGGAGATACTTCTACAAAAATTGATACAACAAAAGGCCTAGAGTACGATGGTACAAACGATATCGAATACCTAAGAGATAAAATGTTTGCAGCATTAAAAGTACCGAAAGCATACTTTGGATACGAAAAAGACTTAACAGGTAAAGCAACTCTTGCAGCAGAAGATATCCGTTTTGCTAGAACGGTAGAGAGGTTACAGAGAATCGTAGAGAGTGAATTAACCAAAATTGGATTAGTGCATTTATACGCTCAAGGATTTACAGGAGAATCTTTAACTAATTTTGAAATAAAATTAACTACTCCATCTATTGTTTACGAACAAGAAAAGGTAGCTTTAATGAAAGAGAAAATTGATCTTGCCCGTCAAATGCAAGAAACAAAACTATTCTCTACAGATTACATTTACGATAACATCTTTAACCTATCAGAGGATACTTACAATGAAATGCGAGATCTAGTAAGAGAGGATGCAAAAAGAGACTTTAGATTATCTCAAATAGAAAACGAAGGAAACGACCCAATTGTATCAGGGGAATCTTACGGAACACCTCACGACCTGGCCTCTATGTACGGAAGAGAAAGAGGAGAACTACCAGCTGGATATAATGAAACAGAACCTAACCCGGAAGGAAAACCAAGAGAGAAATTCTCAATACTCGGCACTCAGAAAGATCCATTAGGGGGAAGAGACAGGTTAGGAGTGCATGGAATGAAAGGCGGTTACCCAAGTGATAATGAGAATGTAAGAGAAAACACTAGGAACACACAGGCAGTCTATCTAAGAAACAAAGATATTTTTAAACCAGAAAAGAGGTTAATTTTTGAGAAAAAACAAGAGGAAATATCGGATTTACTTAATGAAGATAATATTAGAGATTTAGATAATTAATAGATATTTATAACAAAGACACTATTACTGTGAAGATAAAACATTCAAAATACAAAAATACAGGCCTTATATTTGAATTGCTGGTAAAGCAAGTAGCGGCAGATACCTTATCTAGGAAAGAATCCCCGGCTATTAAGGTGATTAAGAAATTCTATACAGGAAATACATCTTTAGTAAAAGAATTTAAACTGTACGATTTTATTATTAAAAATAAGGGAGTAGGTTCGAAAAAAGCTGAAACTATAGTATCAACAATTGTTGAGATATCTAGAAAGATAGACTTGGATTCTTTAAAGAAACAGAAATACGAGTTAATTAAAGAGTTAAAACAACATTACAACTTAGAGGAATTTTTCTCTATGAAAGTAGATAGCTACAAACCACTAGCAGCCCTTTACTGCCTACTGGAAGCACAAAACACCCCAGACTTATTAGATCCAAATGTATTTGTTAATAATAAAACTACAATACTGGAGCACTTAACACAGACAAAACATTCAGAGGGGGAAGTAAAAGATGCGTTAATTGAAGAGTATTCAAAGTTTGACAAAGATCTACGTCTTTTAACGTACAAAATTTTGTTAGAGAAATTTAACGACCAATATAAAGACCTGCTTCCGGAACAGAAAAATATACTAAAAGAGTTTATAGTTTCTGCAAACTCCTCAACAAGGCTTAGAAACTTAGTGAATGAGGAAATGGAGAAGTTAGCTAAAACTATTACTACGTTAAAAGAGAAGATTACAGACAGTGTAGTAAAAATAAAGCTAGAAGAGATTCAGAAGGGAATAGCACCAGTAAAAAATACACAAAAAGTTGACGATAACCACTTAGTTTCTTTAATGCAATACTACGAACTAGTAAATGAGTTAAAAAATCTATGAAAAAATCCGAAATAATAAAAGCAGTGCAGGAAGTTTTAGCTGAAATGTCTACAACAGGTACGGGAGCATCATTTACACCAGGAACAGGAGAGCAATACGCTACTCCTAATGCTTTTTCAAAAGGAACAGGAAAGAATAAAGCTACTAAGTATCTTGAAAAATTAGGGTATAAAACAGTTAAAAGACCGAAGAGACCTTCACATACAAAAATGTTTGATTACTTAGACGAAAATAAATAACATGAGAACTTTACAAGAAAAATATAACGGAATTCAAGAGGGAAAATTCTCTAAAGAACATTTCTTAGCTGAAGCTAGAATGCAACAACCACAACTTATAACTCGTTTCAACGGATATAATGATGCTGTTCAGATTTTAAAGAACAGAGGAATGATTGTAGAAGTTAGCACTGAAGAAAGTTTTAAAGACTACTCTAACGACGCACTTACAGATATGATTATCAACCTTTCAAGATATGAAGGTAATGAGGATATAATTGCAAGAGTTAAATCAGAATTACAAAGACGTAAGGGAGCTGTTAGAGAAGCCAAGCTTACTAAAAAGAGTTTAACAGACTATAGATATAAACCAACTAACGACATGGATAAGTATCCATACGAACAAATACTAAGAGGGTTAAGAGTTGAGTTAGAAGTTTTACAAGTACATGGAACCCCAACTGCAGAAGAATACAAGAAAGCTTTAGCAAAAGTTCTTAAGAATTTAGAAAAGGATTCAATATACTATACAAATCAATTAGCAGGAAACAATAAGAAGGTTGACCTTCATGATAAAATGGTAGATGCTACAGCAAAAAATACTGTAGATACTTTCAATGGAATGAAGAAAGTAAAAAATTTAAAAGAAGATCATACCAAAAAACCAGACGATAAATATACTGTAAGATTCTCGAAAACAAACAACACATACCAGGTATGGGAAGGAGATCACTTAGTAACAGATTTTGCTACAAAAGAGAGAGCTAAGGCATACGCTGATAAAGAGAATAAAAGACAAGACTTATCTGAAAGTGTTTTAAAAGAAGGGATTAAAAACCTTATTAAAAAAGCTTTAATGGAGGGTGAAGAGGATATTTACGAAATGCAAGGTCCTAAATCAGATAATGAATATAAAAGTGAATTAGCAGATTACCTAGATGATAATCAAATCTACGGATACACAAACAGAATTCACGACATTATGACCGGTCCAGATGAAGATGAAGCTTATAGAGAGTTAGCAGAGTACTTAGATGGAGAAGGAATCTACGGATATAACAGAGCAATCGAAAGTATCTACTCAGACTATCCATACGATGAGCATTGGATGAATCAACCAGATGAGGATGAAGAGTATAAAGGAGATCCAGGATACCAAGGATACGAATCACCATCAGACAGGGCAATGAATTCAGATGCATGGGTACAAGCACAGCAGGATATGATGGAAGGAATAGGAGCAGGTAAAAAAGTTACCTTCACTAATAAAAATGATGGTGAAAAGTATACAGGCACAGTTGTACGTGATTTAGGCAACGGTAGATTTACATTCAGAGCCGAACAAGATGGAAAAGTATACAACAATGATGGTATGGGTTCTAATTGGGTTATCAAAATTGAACAAGCTGATACAGAAGAGATGTTTGAATCAGTATCACTAAAAGATTTACTATAATGAACAATCCACTATTAATAAACGTAACTCCTTTCAAAGGACTTCTTACCGAATCAAAAACCAAACCAGGAGTTTTCGAAGTAGTAGGTATTATGCAAAGAGCAGGAGCTAAGAATCAAAATGGAAGAATCTATAAAAGAGAAATACTTGAACAAGAGGTAAGAAACTACATAGAGAATTTCGTTAAAATAGGAAATGCTTACGGAGAATTAGATCACCCAGAATCAGCAGTAGTCTCTTTAAAGAATGCATCACACGTTGTAAAAGATCTGTGGTGGGAAGGAGAAGACTTAATGGGAAAAGTAGAATTATTAAATACACCTTCGGGAAACATCGTAAAAGAAATACTAAGAGGAGGGCATACAATAGGAATATCATCAAGAGGAACAGGATCAGTACAACAAACAAACGAAGGCACACTAATGGTTCAACCAGACTTTGAATTAGTATGCTGGGATTTCGTTTCTAATCCTTCTACACAAGGAGCATTTATGAATCCTATCTCTTTAAACGAAGGAAAACAAGCAGCAGGAAAATACGATAGATTAGATTCTATTATTAACAATATATTAAGAGCATAATGGGAAATTTTAATTTAAAAAAATTTTTAGTAGAAAATAAATTAACTACTAATTCAAAAATCTTAAATGAAGTTACATATAATAACTTCCGACCTGAAGTATACGAGTATTTTCAAGAAGATCAAATTGATGAAAATTTCTTCAAAAGCTTAATGCCTAAAACTGCAGCTACAATGGACGAAGCAATGGATAGAATTGCAGAGTTTGTAGGAGGGACCATGTTTATTCATTTCCAATACTTCGACGTAAAACCTCATGGAAATTCTTCTGACAGACCAACTTACAGAATTCATAACTCTCAGTACTGGTTAAACGATTCTCAACTAAGATTACAACGTAGAAATCCTGACGAAAGAGTAAATGTGACTTTATTAACAATATACGATATTAGTAATCCTGAGAATAAAGAATTACTAGGCCAGGCTTATGTAGATACTAAAGTATATCTAGCAGAACAACCTGTTGTATTTGATATTTTAAACAGACAATCTTAATATAAAAATGGAAAATTTTAATTTAAAAAAATTCTTAGTAGAAAATAAACTAACTACTAATTCAAGAATATTGAACGAAGGTACAACAGCACAAGATTTTAGAGACTCTCTTGAATATGAGGCAATAACAAAGAGATTAGATGATATTGCTGCTAATGAGAGTGATATATCTTTTGAAGATGCCTTTAGAGAAGCTTTAGAGTATTTAAAGCAAAAACAACCTGATCTAGACTTTCCTATGATTATAAGACACAAAGATGACATCTATGGTGATGCCTGATAATAAGTAAACCCACCCCATAAAGGTGGGTTTTTTATGTTTTGGAAAATACTATATATTTATTTAAGAATATATCACGACACTTATGTGATATCTACTACAAAGTAAAACATTATTACGCTTCCAACTACTACAATAAGCGTACGACAAAAACACAAAAACAAATGTCAACAAACAAAGATTTATTAAAGCAAGCAATTGCCGAAGCTAAGACTATTCGTGAAGCTGCAATCGCAAACGCAAAAGAAGCTTTAGAAGAGACTTTAACTCCACATCTAAAAGAAATGTTAGCTCAAAAACTTCAAGAAATGGAAGATTCAGATGAGGAAGAGGATTTCGGAACTAACGCTGTAACAGGTGAAAAACTTCCAAACCCAGCAGATCAAATTGTTGCTGAAGAAGAGGAAGAAGAAGGTGAAGAAGAAGAAACTGAAGAAGGTGAAGAAGAAGATATAGACGTAAAAGACATGTCTGTAGAAGAACTTAAAGACCTTATCAGAGACATCGTATCACAAGAAGTAGGTCATGATGAGTCGGAAGAAGAAATGCCAGGTGAAGAAACTCCAGAAGGAGATGACATGGTAGGAATGGATTCTGAAGAGGAAATTGATATTAACGAATTATTAGCTGAATTAGCTGAAATGGAAGGAGAAGTTGAAGAAGGAATAGGATCTGCAGTTAGAGGTGTAGTTAACAGAGTTAAAGACAAAGCAGAAAAGGCATACGATGCTATTCAAAATGCACCTGAAACAAAATTCTCAAAAGTTCTAAGTAAAAAAATACCTGAAACTGAGCCACACTCAGGAGCCAACAGAGTATCTGAAGGAGAATTAGAAGAAGGTATGGAAGATTGGATTGACAAAATGTCAGCTAAATTACAAAAAGCTGGAAAAGACAGTAAAATTGTACAAGCTATGGAAAAAATGATTAGCAAGTACGAGACTGAAAAACACTCAGGAGCTAATAAAATAGCTGAAGGAGAATTAGAAGAAGGTATGGAAGATTGGATTGACAAAATATCAGCTAAGATGCAGAAGTTAGGAAAAAACAGTAAAATTGTACAAGCTATGGAAAAACTGGTTAGACAATATGAAACTGAACCACACTCAGGAGCAAATAAAATAAGCGAAGAGTCAGAAGAACTAAACGAAGCTTTAGCAACAGTTAGACAATTGAGAACTCAACTTCAAGAAGTTAACCTTTTAAATGCAAAATTACTTTATGTAAATAAAGTTTTCAAAGCAAACAATTTAACTGAATCACAAAAAGTAAATGTTGTAGCAGCATTTGATAGAGCAGAAACAGTTAAAGAAGTAAAATTAGTTTTCGAAACAGTTTCTAAAAATGTAGTTGCTAAACCAGTAACTATTAAGGAACATAAATCATTTGCATCTAAAGCAGTAGGTACTGCAGCAACAGCAGGTAAGAAAGAAATTATTTCTGAAGTATCTGAACAAGTAGCTAGATGGCAAAAATTAGCAGGAATTATAAAATCATAACACAAAACAAATTTAATTAAACAAATGGAATTAAATCAATTATTAGAGAGCTCTAACAATTACAAGTCTTTACAAGCAGATGCTGCTCGTTTAGCAGGTAAATGGAGTGCTACAGGTTTATTAGAAGGTATTTCTAATGAAATCGAAAAAAATAGCATGGCTATGATTCTTGAGAATCAAGCAAAACAATTAGTATCGGAACAATCTTCTACAAATTCAGGAGGAGGTTCTTTCTCAGCTGGACAAGGTGAGCAATGGGCTGGAGTAGCTTTACCATTAGTACGTAAAGTATTCGCTCAAATCGCTGCTAAAGATTTCGTTTCTGTTCAACCAATGAACTTACCTTCAGGTCTTATTTTCTATTTAGATTTTAAATACGGAACTAACCAAGGAACATTTTCATCAGGAAATAGTATGTACGGTAACGTATCTGATGCAGGAGCTGCAAATAAAATGTCAGTTGACGAAGAAGTATCGGGAGGTTTATACGGTGCTGGAAGATTTGGATACTCAATTAACTCTGCATCAGCAACTACATTGACATCAACTTCTACAGTATCAGCAGCTAGTTCAGCTTCTATCGCATACCAATTCGGAGTTGCCCCATCAGAGTACAAAGCAGTAGCAGTACCTACTTCATCTTTCTCTAATCCAGACTTAGAAGCAGTAAGATCTTTCAGATTATTATCTGGATCAGGAGCAGTAGATGTAACTACTAACCCAGAATTAACTTTTATATCTCAATCAGCAGGTGGAGACTTTATCGTATTCGTATCTAAGTTAGCAAGTGCAGGAGCTAATCCAGGTTTAGGAGCAGCTACAATTGTTACAGGTGGTACAGTAATTTTCTCAAAACAACCGACTGATAACTCAAGAGGTGATTTCGAAGATACAACAGGTACGTTAAAAATACCAGAAATTAACGTTCAATTAGCTTCTGAGGCAATTGTTGCTAAGACAAGAAAATTAAAAGCTCAATGGACTCCAGAGTTCGCACAAGATCTTAACGCTTACCATTCAATTGATGCTGAAGCAGAGTTAACATCACTATTATCAGAGTACATCTCTATGGAGATCGACTTAGAACTATTAGATATGTTAATTACCGATGCAGCTACAACTGAAAGATGGTCAGCAGTATCTAACAGAAACTGGACAGGAACAGCTTGGACAGACAGTTCAGTTGCAGCAGGAGGTTACTATAACACTCAAGGTCAATGGTTTGGAACTTTAGGTACTAAAGTACAAAAAGTATCTAACAAAATTCACCAAAAAACTTTAAGAGGTGGAGCTAATTTCTTAGTATGTTCTCCAACTGTAGCTACAATCTTAGAATCAATTCCAGGATATGCAGCAGATACAAACGGAGATAAAATGGACTTCGCAATGGGTGTTCAAAAAGTAGGTAATTTAAACTCAAGATTTAGAGTTTATAAAAACCCTTACATGACTGAAAACGTGATCTTAATGGGTTACAGAGGATCTCAATTCCTTGAAACAGGTGCAGTTTATGCTCCTTACGTACCATTAATCATGACACCACTTATCTACGATCCAACTACCTTCACTCCAAGAAAAGGTATCATGACTAGATATGCTAAGAAAATGATCAGACCAGAATTCTACGGTAAAATCTTCGTTAGTGACGTAACTACTGTCTAAGAATAAACTAGAATAATAATAAGGAAGAGGGCTTTTAGCCCTCTTTTTTTATCTAAAAAAGTTTCGTATATTTATAATAAACAAATAAACGTTTCACTATGGCTTCAAACCATCACACTGATGAGGTTTATACTCAAAAGAGAAAACCGAAAAACCCAATTAAGTTCCAACTCCAACTTAATGACGAACAGAAACAAGCAAAAGCACTTATTGTAGAAAATCCCGTAGTCGTACTAAAAGGAATGGCAGGTTCAGGAAAAACCTTAGTAGCCGTACAAGCAGCATTAGATATGCTATTTTGTAGAGAGGTGGAAAAGATTATTATAACTAGACCTACCGTGGCTAAGGAAGAATTAGGATTCCTACCAGGAGATCTTAAAGAAAAAATGGATCCTTGGTTAGCACCAATATATCACAACTTATATATGCTGTATGGTAAGGATAAGGTGGATAAAGAAATGGAATTAGGTAATATTGAAATTGTACCATTTGCATTTATGAGAGGTAGAACATTTGTTAACTCTTTTGTAATAGTGGATGAAGCACAAAACGTCACCCAAGATCAAATGGAAACTGTTCTAGGAAGACTTGGAAAAGGATCTAAAATGGTGATATGCGGAGATCTAGCTCAAATTGATTTAAAAATAAAAAAAGAAACTGGATTTTCATTCCTTACAAGAATTGAAGAACAAGTACAAGGATTCAGAATTTTTGCTCTAAAACAAAACCATAGACATGAAATAGTATCTCCTATCTTAAAAGTATATCAAGATTTTAGAGATTAGTGTAAACATACTATTTATAATAAAAAGTAAAATATGGCTAACATCTCTATATGGAACGGTACTTCATCATTTTCTCCTGGACAGACACCCTTTGGGTTCTACGACAGTGATACAGCATTTACTCAAGAAGCTGATAAGGTAGCAAAATTCTGTGCCATCCGATTGGGATACCCATTAATGGATGTAGAACTACAATCGGGATCTTTCTACGCATGCTTCGAAGAAGCTGTTACCACTTATGGTAATGAAGTGTATCAAGCACAGGCAGTGCAGAACTACATTGCATTAGAAGGAGGAGATGTAACAACTATACTAAATGACGCAGTAATAACACCCTCTTTACAAAATATAATTACAATTGCAGGAGGATACGGAACAGAAGCAGGAGTAGGAGGAAATGTAACACGTTACAGCGGATCTATAAATGTAATAACTAACCAGCAAGTGTACGACCTAAACGCCTGGGCAACAGCACAGGGAATAACAGGTAGTATAGAGATTACAAAAGTATTTTACGAAGCACCACCGGCAATTTTAAGGTACTTCGATCCGTATGCAGGAACAGGGACAGGTATTCAATCACTAATGGATGCATTCGATTTCGGATCATTCTCCCCAGGGGTAAACTTCTTACTAATGCCCGCTTCTTACGATATACTAAAAGTACAAGCAATTGAATTTAATGACCAGATCAGAAGATCAGGATACTCTTTTGAAATAGTTAACAATCATTTAAAATTATTTCCGGTACCTAAGAATGCAGGAAAAATATGGTTTGAGTACTATAAGGTAAAAGAAAAACAGTCTTTAGATAATTCAGCTAATACACCAGGAGGATCCGGAACATCTATTTCGAATATATCAAATGTTCCTTATGAGAATCCAACCTATGCAAGTATAAATTCAATCGGTAGACAGTGGGTTTATAGATACTCTTTAGCTTTAGCAAAAGAACTACTAGCTTATGTTAGAGGAAAATACACAACAGTTCCTATCCCAGGATCAGAAGCTACATTAAATCAACAAGATCTGTTAGCAGATGCTAGAACAGAAAAAACAGCTTTAATAGAAAATTTACGAACAATATTGGAAAGTACTTCAAAACTCTCACAACTGGAAAGAAAAGCAGGGGAAAGTGGGTTTTTACAGGATACGTTAAAACAGGTTCCAATGGTAATATTTGTAGGGTAATGAGATTAGTAAACATATTAAGAGAAGAAAGAGAATTTTCACTATACCAGGCATTGGTACGAGTTGGACATAAAGATGAAATCACAGCTTCACAAGTTGCAGATTTTGTTAGAGCTATGCCAGGAGTAACCAGGGTTACTGCTATAGACTCAAACGAGGATATAAATACTGTTATCTTGAAAGTAAAAATTCTTACAGCAAAACAACCTCTATTAGTATTTGAAAAATTAAAAAAAGATACATTTAGGTTAGTCCCAAATATTAAAAAAGTAGATCTTTCAGTTAAATCTATAGAAAAAGTTAGTCGATGATATTCGGAAGTCAAAGAGATTTTAACCTGTTTGTAGGTATAAACAGAGAGTTACTATCAGATGTAGTGGAGCAAGAAGTACTGTACTACAAACTCTCATTAGAACAAACTGAAGTAAATATATACGGAGAGGGAATGGAGAAGGTGTACTGGGAACCGGTAAAACTAAACTGTTTAATAACAAGAGGAGACCAGGTAAGTAATGTCGATGATTTTGGAGTAGACCTAGCAAGAGAATCTTCTTTTGCGTTTTTAAGAGAAGATTTAGTAGACGTAAGTGTCGTACCTGAGGTAGGGGATATTATAATGTGGCATGAGAATTACTACGAAGTAGATAACACTACAGAGAACCAGTTATTCCTAGGAAAAGACGATAATTATAACCTTACGCAGTATGGTTCAAACTTCGGAGGATCTGTCTCTATTATATGCCAAGCACACTTAACAAGAGCAGATAGAGTAGGTATAACAAGAGTAAGAATTTAGTAAATGACAAACATAAAAAAACCTATACCGAAATCTCAAGTTGAATTGTCACAAGAGACTATTACCCCGTACTTAAACCAGGGTAAATCTCCTGTACCTGCAAATAAGAGAAGAGAGAATCAAAAAACGTTAAAGAACGACGAAACAAAACAGTTCCAGGTAGGGTTAAGAGATGCAGATGCAGCAATTGTTTACTATTTTAATAATGTGATAAGACCTTCGGTAATTCAAAATGGAATAAAACTAAATGTTCCAATCATATACGGATCACCAGAAAGATGGGCATCAGTACAGAAAGACGGATTCTATAGAGATAAGAACGGGAAGATACAAACACCCCTTATCATGTTTAAAAGAGATTCTGTTACAAAAGATAGGGGCTTAGGTAACAAGATGGATGCAAATAATCCACTACATTTCGGAGTCTTTGAAAAAAAATACTCACAAAAAAACATATACGACCAATTCGGAATACTAACAAATAGGGTACCGGTAAAGGAGTATTACGGAGTGATTATACCAGACTACGTAAACCTGGTATACTCTTGTACGATCTTTACAGAGTATATAGAACAGATGAATGCAATAGTAGAAAGTATCAACTTTGCATCTGATTCATACTGGGGGGACCCGGAGAGGTTTAAATTTAGAGCATCAATTGACAATTATACCACAACTACAGAACTTATACAAGGAGGAGATAGAACAGTAAAGACAACCTTTACAATTAAAATAGGAGGATATATTGTATCAGATAGTATAAACACGTCCATAGCAAATCCAAATAAATTCTATTCAAAAGCAGCTTTAAAATTTGGGATAGAAACAGCAGGATCAATTGAAGTACTGAATGCAAGAGCAGCAACATCAACAGCACAGGCACCGACGAGATTCTTCGACACAGCATTTACAGGAGCAACTGGAAATACAGGAGGAGGAACAGGAGTAACAGGAATGACGGTAGAACAAATAGCATATGTAGGATTGCAGTCAACAGCATTGGCAAATACGGTAGCAAGTACAACAGCTACGTTCACTAACAAAACCATAGCAACACCGCCAACAGGCTTTCCAGCAATACAGAAACAGGATTTTCAAGTATTCATAAATGGAGTTGCAATCCCATCAGACAACATAACATCAATAATACAATCCTCAGCAAACATAGTTGTAACATTTACAAATTTAGGATTTACATTAGAAGCAACAGATCAGGTACTATTAGTAGGAAAATTTAACTAACAATGGCAATAAACTTAATACAAGGTAAACAAATTGCAACAGCATCTTGGGCACAGAATGCTGTGAGTGCTTCTTATTCTGCAACAGCTTCCTATGCTCTAAACGCAGGTGGAACAACTATTGATACAGGTTCATTTGCAACTACAGGTTCAAATATTTTTATAGGAAACCAAACAGTAACAGGAAGTGTTACAGCAACACAAGGATTTATATCAAATTGGGGTACTAGTGGTAATAAAACAGCTTTATTTGGTACAGATTATCCATTTGGGGTAAATAATAGACAGATCCTATTTAATGATATATCAAATAATGACTTTAACTATCCATCACAATCTATAAACATAATAGCTAATGTTGAAGAAGGATTTGGCGTATCATTAGGTGGTGATCCTAATGGAGCATCTATTGGAAGTTCAATAAATACTACACTAAACACCTCCACTATACAAAATACTTCAGGTACAGATTTTGGTAAAATACAAACTGATATAGGCATAGTTACATTAGCAGCGGACAATGGTGCTTATGAACAACAGGTACAATTAAAATCTAGTACGATTGATATCCTTAATAGTGATAAAAATACTAATGAGCAAAATTTTCTAAGAATACAAACTAATACAACATATTCTGATAAATACATTGAAACTGGTGAAGGTTTTGTTGGTAATTATTTAGAAGCACCTTCTATTACAGGGTCATTATTAGGAACAGCATCATTTGCACAAAATGCTACTACATCGAGTTATCCAATATCTGTTGAGTACGATACACTTTACTCAACAAATCCACCTGCAGGTACCCCGTACTTCGATGTTATCCAAGAAAGACCATCCAATGCAAATAGTATATTTTTAGGTAACCAAGCCGGCTTTTCGGCTTCTGGTGCTGATGGTTCAAACTTCTTAGGAACCAGTGCCGGAGCATACACTACTGCCAGTAATTCAAACTTCTTAGGACCTCAAGCAGGACAAAATGCTACCAATGCCAATGATTCAAACTTCTTAGGAAGTAATGCTGGAAGATATGCATCAGGTGCTAGTAATTCGAACTTCTTAGGAAACAGTGCCGGATATCAGGCTACTAATGCCGGTAGTTCGAACTTCTTAGGACCTCAAGCTGGACAAGAAGCAACCAATGCCAATGATTCAAACTTCTTAGGAAGTGGTGTCGGATACCAAGCTACCAATGCTAGTAATTCAAACTTCTTAGGAAGTGGTGTCGGAGAAGGAGCTACTAATGCTAGTCTTTCAAACTTCTTAGGTCAAAACTCCGGATATCAGGCTACTAATGCTAATAATTCAAACTTCTTAGGTCAAAACTCCGGATATCAGGCTACTAATGCTAATAATTCAAACTTCTTAGGAAACAGTGCTGGTAGAACAGCGGTTAGTGCTTCATATTCTACATTAATAGGTTATAATGTTGGGAACAATGGATCGGGGACTAGAACTATAAATACTAATAATATTATAATAGGTACAAATATAAGTTTACCTTCCCAATCTAGACACTGTATAAATTTAGGAGGATTAATATTTGCAACAGGTTCTTACTCAACAACCACCGGCAATGCCTTTTCCTCTTCAGTAGCAAATGGAAGAGTCGGTATTAATACATTTAATCCACAATACAATTTACATGTTAGTGGGAGTATCTTTGCGTCGACTTTCATTTCAAGTTCCTTTACAGGTTCATTATTAGGAACAGCTTCTTATGCATTGAATGGGTTAAGTGCTTCATTTGCAGTATCTGCGTCAAGAGCAACTACAGCATCATATGCTTTAACATCTTCCTATAACGTTAATCCTACCGTATCAGGTTCAATTAACAATGTAGATTACATTGATTTTAATACTTCTTACACCGCCACACAACCTGTAGCAGGACGACTAAGTTGGAATGATACCGATGGCACTTTAGATATAGGACTAAAAGGAAGTAATGTAACTTTACAGATAGGACAAGAAGAGGTAGCTAGAGTTGTAAATAAAACAGGAGGTAATTTATTGGAAGCCGATTACCGTGTTGTTCGTATTAGGTCAGTTGCTGAAGGGGGAGCTCAAGGTGGACGACTAGCAGTAGTATTAGCGCAAGGTGATAACGACGATAACTCAGCTACAACTCTAGGTGTTGTTACTGAAAATATAGATGTAAATCAAGAAGGATTTATAACACTTTCAGGTCAAGTACGAAAAATAAATACAACAGGTGCATTACAGGGAGAGACATGGGTAGACGGTGATGTACTGTACTTATCTTCAACCACACCAGGATATCTTACAAACATAAAACCACAAGCACCACAGCATACAGTTATTATTGGATTTGTAGAATATGCTCATGCAAATAACGGTAAGATTTTTGTTAAGATAGATAATGGATATGAAATTGATGAATTACATAACGTATTAATAAATACCGGATCACTAACTACAGGTCAACTACTAGTAAGAAGTGGTAGTGTTTGGATTAATACAAGACAATTATCAGGTTTATACGGATTAACAGGATCTTTACAAGCAACTTCACTTACAGGTTCTTTGTTTGGAACAGGGTCTATCTCTTTATTTAAAGATATTTTATCAACAGGGTCAATTAACTATACCCTTCAACAACAAGATACTGGTAGAATTTTACATTTTACTTCAAGTACAGCTACAACAGTAACAATACCTCCAAATTTACAAATAGGAAGTAGATTTGAAGGTAAGCAACTAGGAACAGGACAACTATCATTTGTAACAGGTTCAGGAGTTACAATAAGAACAGCAGCAACAGAAAATGCAAAAACGGCAGAACAATACTCAGTATTTGCAATAGATTGGATAGGAGCAGAAGAATACATGTTATACGGAAGACTAGAACAAGCATAAAAATAAAGTTATGAATCCAGGAATAATAGCATCAAGTTACATAAAGGGCTCGTATATTTTAAATCAATTTACAGGTTCATACGCTGCATATTCGTTAAGAAAATTAAGTGGCACATATACAGGACCTTGCATGAAGATTATACGAGATAAAGATAATGCTGAATTAGATATAAACTTTGTAGGAGGGAAATTAGACACAGGTTCTATATCAAACTTTATAGGAACTCAGACAAATATTTGGAGATATTCTGAACCCGCAACAGATCCTGGAGAGGGTACTAGGTCAAATATTACTTTTTCAACATTTAACTCCGGCTCGATAACATCGGGGAGTACTTCCATTACATTTGATGGTACAACTGTATTAAATAATCAAGGTAAAACTGTAACATCACAATTCCTTGGGGTAGTATATCCGTCTTCTCCATTTGTAGGTGCAGGTACATATACAATGTATTCTGTTGCAAAAAGAACAGATAACGGAATTTTAAAATTTGGACCTAATGATACAGCTAGCGACTATATACATTTAATGGCTACCCAACCTGGGACAAACTTTAATTCACAATCTTTAGATAATAACTTTTACTTATGTAAATCAGAATACACAGTAACAGGAACGGGAGGAACAAACTGGGGAATACGCAAAACTACTACACAGACATCCAATACTGTAGAAGTTACAGGAATTTTGCTAATATCAGGGTCAACTAATTATAATTTTGAACAATATGTTGAAGCCTATATAAAAACAGTAGGATTTGTAGGTGGGAGAGCACGAGTACGGACTTGGTATGATCAAAGTGAAAATAATAGACATATGCAAGCAAATACAGTAACCGCTCAACCCGCAGTAGTAGAAGTAAATGCTTTTGGGGTGCAATATTTCCCCACAGCTTCAAATGCTAATAATGCTGTAGGAATTAATCAAAGTATATATTCTACAACAGGATTTACTATGCAAAACTTCCTCTCAGCATCAGTGTTAAATGATTTTCAAGTATACAATCACTCAAATCCGGGCTCCCAAACTCTGTACACGGGGTATACAACAAATCCTAGTGTAAGATATTACGGATTATTTCAATCTGGTTCAACTAGTACAAGTATAGGTTCTGGGGTAGGATCGCCAATATATAGCATTAACACAAGTATAATATCAGGGTCAACTAGAGGTCAAGGATGGAACCAAATATACCCATCAGGACCTGCAACCTACGATGCTAAGTTAATAAGCGCTACAAACCTCCAACTAGGATTTAATATTTATTTAACAAAACCACTAAATGCGGTAGCATCTTTAAATAATTTAATTGAAAAAATAATGTACACAGGAAGTGTATCATCATTTACATCTTCATTATCTACTAAAATTAATAGTTACTATAATCTATACTAATTATGAAACATTACAAAGGGACTTACCAACAGTGTGAAAACTATAACATACAGGTATCACAAAATCAAAAATACCAAAACGGAATGAAATGGAGTGATATTTACTTAATTGATAATAATCATTATATATTAGCACACCCATCACTTGCAAGTGACATGGAATATGTAGAAGAACTACCTGAAACATTAGAGTAAAAACGAACGTTATGGAAAAACAAACAAAGTTACAACAACAAGAACTGCAGCAATTACAAGAGTTACAGCAACAGGAAAAGCAAATAATAACTCAACTAGGAATTATTGAAGTTGAAAAGCTAAACATAAAAATAAGACAGCGAGAGGTGCACAACATGCTTGCACAAATACAGCAACAATCAGAAGCACTTGCACAGCACCTTGAGCAAATATATGGAAAGTGTTCAATCGACATCGATACAGGAGAAATAATACCGATATAGTGAACATTTATAATAAAGGTTTCGACTACACTTTGCTATTTATTAGAAAATAGAATACCTACGTAAACAAGGTGTGCTTATTTTTAATAAAAACATCTTTGTAAAATCAAATTAAACTAAACAAAAAACATGGCAGAATCAATTATTTCTCCAGGAGTGTTGACAAGAGAGAATGACATCTCCTTCATAACACCGGCACCAGTACAAGCAGGAGCAGCATTCATTGGACCAACAGTAAAAGGACCGGATAATCAGCCTACTATTGTTACCTCTTACAACGACTTCACAAGAAAGTTCGGTGAGACATTTACATCAGGTTCTTCAAACTACGAATTTCTAACTTCTGTAGCGGTAAAAAATTATTTTTCTCAAGGAGGAGGAACAGCATTAATTACAAGAGTTGTATCAGGAGCATATGATTCAGCAACTAGTACACATATTTCATCATCTGCAAAAGCAAGCACTCAACCTTTTGAACTTAAAACTCTAGGAAAAGGGGCAATGTACAATAACGCAGCAACAGTAACAAGTGCTATATCAGGAGGAGCTTCCTATATCAACCCTGATGGATCTTTAACAACAGGTTCAGCTGATAATATAAGATGGCAAATTCAAAATGTTAATAATGCTCAAGGAACATTTACATTACTTATAAGACAGGGGGATGATAATACAAATAATCCAATAACTCTTGAAACATTTACTAATGTATCTTTAGATCCAAATTCAACAAACTATATTGAAGCAGTAATTGGTAATCAATATACAAGAGTAGGTACAGATGGAACAACATCGTACATTTATAAAGAAGGAACTTACCCTAATAGGTCAAACTTCGTTAGAGTAAGTGCAGTAAATCTAGCTACACCGAACTACCTAAGTACAGACGGAATAACTGTAAATAGAGATTCAGCAAATACTTCATACTCAGCTTCATTACCGGTAGCAACATCGGGATCATTTTACAATGCAACAGGAGCTGTTAAATCAGGAGCTACTTATTTTGCAAGTTTAGGAACCGGTACTACAACTACAGATGCACAAGGGCTGGTAGGGGATAACTATGCAACAGCTATTTCATTATTATCAAATAGAGATGAATACCAGTACAACATAATATCTACACCGGGATTGGTATATGGTACAACAGCACAAGGAGGTGGTACTAGAAATGCTAAAAACGTAATTGACTCGGTTATCTCTTTAGCAGAAGATAGAGGAGACTGTATTGCAGTAGTGGACTTAGTTCCAACAGGATCTGTAATATCAGCTGTAACAACTCAAGCAGCAGCAATTAATAGTTCATATGCAGCAACTTACTGGCCTTGGGTACAAGTACAGTCAGCTACAGGTAGAAACGAATATGCACCAGCAGGAACAGTAATCCCAGGAGTATATGCATTTACAGATAATGCTTCAGCACCATGGTTTGCACCAGCAGGACTTGTAAGAGGAGGTTTAGCAGGAGTTATTCAAGCAGAAAGAAAATTAACAAAAGGAGATAGAGATACATTATACTTAGGAAAAGTAAATCCAATTGCTACATTCCCAGGAACAGGTATTTCAGTATTCGGACAGAAAACATTACAAACAAAAGCATCAGCTTTAGATAGAGTAAACGTTAGAAGATTGTTAATAGAACTTAAGAAGTTTATCGGTGACCAAGCAAGAAACTTAGTATTTGAACAGAATAGTATAGCAACTAGAAATAGATTCTTAGCGACGGTAAATCCATATTTAGAATCAGTAGTACAAAGACAGGGACTTTATGCATATAGAGTGGTAATGGACGATTCAAACAACACAGCAGATGTTGTAGATAGAAATCAATTAGTAGGTCAGATCTTTATTCAACCAACTAAAACAATTGAATTCGTTGTGTTAGACTTTACAATTGAACCAACAGGAGCAACATTTGCATAAGAATCTAAACAGTAGATATTTATAATTAAATAATAAGAAAATAAAATGGCAGTATTAGATCCTAATGAAATAATGTTTAGAGCTTTTGAACCAATGGTTCAACACAGGTTCGTAATGTATATAGACAATATCCCAGCATTCATGGTTAAAAACGTGAAAGCACCTTCTTTTCAAGATGGAGTTATTAAACTTGATCACATCAACTCTTACAGAAAAATAAGAGGTAAAAGAGAGTGGCAAGATATGGATATGACTTTATATTCACCAATCACTCCTTCTGGAGCACAAGCTGTAATGGAATGGGCTCGTCTAGGGTATGAATCAGTAACTGGTAGAGCAGGTTATTCAGATTTCTATAAGAAAGATTTAACTTTAAACATCTTAGGTCCTGTAGGAGATATTGTGGGAGAATGGATTATCAAAGGAGCTTTCTTAACAAAAGGCGACTTTGGCCAATTTGACTGGACCTCAGCAGATGGATTAGTAGAGATTCAGATTTCAGTAGCAATGGATTACTGTGTCTTAAATTATTGATGTTGTGTAGTTAACTACTACTTTTCAAACTATATGCCTATTTACTTCATTGTAGATAGGCTTTGTTGTTTTAAAAAAGTTTTCTTCATATATTTATATATAGAACTAGTTACTAACAAATAAAATTTATGGAACAAAAATTTAAACTACCTACTGAAACAGTAGATCTTCCTTCAAAAGGACTTCTTTACCCAAAAGACTCTCCACTAGCATCAGGGAAAATCGAAATGAAGTATATGACAGCTCGCGAAGAGGATATCATTACAAATACTAACTACATCAAACAGGGAACTGTAATAGATAAACTTTTACAGTCTTTAATTGTAACTCCTATTGATTACGGAGAGTTACTAGTAGGAGATAAGAATGCAATTATGATAGCTGCTAGAATTCTATCTTACGGTGCTAGTTATGAATTTGAATACGATAAAATACCTCAATCAATAGACTTATCTACAATACAGCCCAAACCACTACACCCGGATTTTGAAAAAGCTACAAAAAACGAGTTTGGATTTACCCTACCAAATACAGGAAATCAAATAACATTTAAAATACTTACCCACAGCGATGAAGGTAGAATAGATCAGGAAATAAAAGGTTTGCAGAAGCTAAATAAAGATAGTAAGAACGAAGTTACTGTAAGGCTAGCACATCTAATAACATCTGTTAACGGAAGTATAGAAAGAAAAGATATTAGAGAGTTTGTAAATCAGTACTTCTTAGCAATGGACATTAGAGCCTTTAGAAAATATTATTCAGAAATATCTCCAGACTTAAATATGAAAGTATCTGTAATAAATAGTGAAGGCGAAGAGGAGGACGTCGATCTACCTATAGGGATTAGCTTTTTTTGGCCTGACGCAGGAGTATAGGTTAAAACTCTTTACACAGATACATGAAATAGTGTTCTACGGAAAAGGAGGGTATACATGGTTTGATGTTTACAACCTACCGGTGTCTACAAGAAGGTTTATATACAATAAGATTGTAGAAGCTTACGAAGAGACTAATAAAGGAGATAGTGCAGAGAACGCTGTAGAACAGGGAAAACAGATGGCAGAACTTCTGAGAAATGAAAATAACCGTATGAAACCTACATATCAGACAAAGGTATCACAAAAGTGATATCTTTTTCTATTTATATTAAATACTATTCTTAAAAAATGGCAAAAAAGACTATTACAAGTACTACTCAAGATCTACAAGAATTTAATAAAGCTTCAACAGAATTAGTTGCAGTATTAAACGATCTTACAAAAGTATTAGGAGAGAATGCAAAAGAAGCAGAAAGATTTACTGGAGATTCAGCAAAAAATTATACAGAGAACTTCAGAGAAGCAGTAAGTCTAGGTAGAACACTGTCGGGATATACTGCAGAACAGTTAAAGGATAGAAGAGAAGAGACAAAGTTTTTAAAAGATTTAACAAAATTACAACAGGAACAATCTAGAATACAGTCTAAGATAGGATACCTACAGGATAAACTTGTTAATGCAAGAGGAGCAGAGAGAGAGTATATTGAAAAATCACTACAGGGACTAAAAGAGGTCGATAAGACAATTGAAGCAAGTGTAGAGCATGCGGATAAGTTAAAAACTACCTTTGAAGAAATAAGTAAACAGTCTAAATTTTTTGATAACCTATCAGACCTTGTAAAAGATGTTCCAGTACTAAGCAAAGTTTTTGGAGAATTTCAAAAAGCTTCAGATGCTGCTAGAAACGCAGCTGCAGAAGGTAAAAACGGATTTGCAGCCGGTGCTAAGCAATTAGGAGGAGTCTTTACTAAATTCATAGCTGCATTTACAATAGGCAAGATAGTATCAGGATTAAAAGATTTTGATGAAAGAACCGTAGCGATAGGGAGAAACCTAAATGTAAGCAGGGAAGAAAGTGATAGAATGGTTATGTCTATGAATAAGGCAGCAAGATCTATTCAAGGACTTACAGGGAAGGATTTAACAGATTCTGTAGTAGGTTTTTCAAACGCTTTAGGTACATCTGCAGTAATCTCTCAAGAAACCGCTAAAACATTAGCAACTCAAACTAAGTACCTAGGAATGTCTAGCGAAGAGGCTAATTCATTAGCAATATACGCAGCAGGTACAAACCAGGATTATACAGAAATGGTTGAAAGCATAACAGGAGAAGTTATACTTTCAAATAAGAGAAATAAGTTAGGAATTGATTATAAAGCGATAACCAAGGATATATCGAAAACAAGTAATGCTACAAAAGCTTTAATTCAAGGACAAGGTAAGAGTTTAGCTCAAGCAAGTATAGAAGCTAAAAAGTTAGGGAGTAGTATAGAAGAAATTGCAGCTGCAGGAAAGAACATGTTAAACTTCGAAGAATCTATTGCAGCAGAATTAGAAGCAGAACTACTATCAGGAAAAGAGATTAACAACGAAAAAGCAAGAGCTGCTGCTTTGATGGGAGATCAAGAAGCATTAGCAAAAGCTTTACAAGAAGATCAAGCATTACAAAAATTCGATGCTGCTAAAACAGTATTAGAACAGGAAGCAATTGCTAAAGCCTATGGATTGCAGTTAGACCAGATGGCAAATATGTCTGCAGAAGCTAAAGCTATGGCATCTTTCAAAGTTAAAGATAAAGCTTCCCTAGATGAAGCAGTAGATAAAGAACTTGAAAGAATTAAACTTCTCGAACAACAAGGGAAGCTAGATAAGGCTAAGGAAGCTATGCAAAAATTGCAGAAAGATCTAGGAAGTAAGGCGTTAATAGAGCAGAGACAGAACCAAACAGTAGCAGATAAACAAGCTGAAGCCATGACAAAAATGGGGGAGGCTATGGACAAGCTTAATATAATACTAAAACCAATAGCAGCAGCATTTGAATTTATAGGAAAAAATGTAGAACTAATCACGAAAGGGCTAATACTAATGACTGCACTAATGGGACCTGCCAAACTAGGAGGAATGGTAAAGAACCTAGGAAACATGTTTAAAGGTATGTCAGGTAAAGTTACATCAGCAACAACAGCAGCCGGAGGCGGAGGCGGAGGAGTTGCTGCCGCAGCAAGTAGCGCTGGAGCGGGAACTGCAGGCGGAGCAGGTGCCGGGACAGCGAGTGCAGGAGGTGCAGCTGCAGGAGGAGGAGGTGGTTTTTTTAAAAACCTATTTTCTGGAGCAAAAAACATGGTATCTAAACTTAACCCTTTCACAGCACTAAAATCTTCTATAAAAGGAATGGGCGGAGTAGGGGGATTCCTAAAAACAGCATTGAAAAAAATACCAGGACTAAATACAATACTGACAGGATTTTTTGCATACCAAGATATTAAGTCACTACTTGAAAATCCTATAGATGATAAAGGTAATCCACTAGGAAAAGAAGCAATAAATCAACAAATTGGTAAAATTGTTATGGGAGGATTAGGGGGAATACTGGGAGGTGCAGTAGGTACAGCATTAGGAGGACCAATAGGAACTATTATAGGAAGTATAGGAGGAGATGCACTTTTCAAATGGATTGCAGGAACATTCCCAGATGCAGCTGGAGCATTAGGAGGAGCAGTTAGACCTATCTTCGAATCTTCCCCGGAAAAGGGAGAGGAACCGAGAAAATTTGCAACAGGTGGAATTGTATCAGGAGCTACCAGAGCAATAGTAGGAGAAGCAGGGCCGGAAGCAGTTGTACCATTAAGAGAGTTCTATGCTAAAATAGATGAATTAATACAAGCAGTTAAACAAGGTCAAAATATTTACATTGGACCAAACAAATTAAACGAATCAATCGGCTTAAACCTACATTCAGTAGGGTAAGCTATTTATAATAAAAATAAACAATATGGGACTATTAGACTTATTACCAACAAGTAATTTAGGATTGGACGGAGCAACACCTTCGCAAATACCGAGTGCAAATCCTAACTCAAGTTTACACTTTAAATATTCAATCAACGGAACACCGACACAAACAGTACCGGTACCAGCTCCTTCTGCATTGGATTTAGACGGAGCAACACCTTCAAAATACCTAGATAATCCACCAGGATAATAGATAAACTATATGGCATCACCAGGATTAATAAATCTCCAAACAGACCTTAAAAGTCTCCGTTATGGAAGCGATACGCCCTACGTTACTAAGGACATAAATAACCCTCCTTCTAGTAACCAAGTCGATATGCAAATAGCAAAGCGTGTAGACGATTTAACTAGAATCGGAAAAATGCTTATTGACCGTCCTGGATTGAAGTTTTTAGGTAATCAAGCACTACTTCAGCAAGTAAATATTCAAGATAAGTTACAGAAGAATAGGGATAAGGGGAAAAGCTTAGCAGGTGCTATTGTAAAGCAGGGACTAGAGACAGTTAAACAAACAGCCAAAATTGTAGGATCGACTCTTGCACAAGTTCCTGTAAACGGAACAGGCACACACTTTGTGTACGCCTTTAGAACAGATACATACTTACAACCATCAGGAGGAAATACTACAAGTGCTTTTGCCCAATTTTTTGGAGCAGGAGGTGTAGAAGGAGCACCCCTTGCATTGAAAGGAGAGAAAATTGAAGGAAAAATTGAATCAAACTTTCCATCAGGAGACACAGTACAATTAATACCGGGATTTACAGAATCATCTCAATATTCTACAACTTCTAGCTACTCGCAAACTAAAGTAGCAGCAGGACAGCCAAATCCGGCATACACTCAAAACAGGATAGAAGGTAGTGTGGATCACCAGACAGTAGAAGGATCTTATACAGGACCTATCGGAACTGCTTCAGGAAGTTATATCGATATACAGTCTAAAAGAGTTACTAAGAACGGAAATGTACTAAAGGAAAACAGAATTCTGCTGGGAGATCAAGGAGCTAGAAAAGATGAAAATAAAAGTAATAACATATACTGGACGACTTCTGCAACAAAAGCAGAAATAGATAAACTAAATGCACAAGCACCTGTTACAGCAAAAGTAAATGGGGAAGAGGAAGGAAGAGATATTGTAAAATTTAGATTCCACGTAATAACTCCTACAGAGACAAAAGTACTGTACTTCAGAGCATTCCTCGATAACTTCTCAGACAACTATACAGGGCAGTGGAATCCAACAAAGTACTTAGGTAGAGGAGAAGATTTTCAAGTATACGGTGGCTTTCAGAGAAAAATTAGCTTATCTTTTAAAATAGCAGCTGCAACAAGATCTGAGATGAAGCCATTATATCAAAAAATGATATACTTAGCATCTTCAACAGCACCTACATATGCCGACAATGGTCAATTTATGAGAGGAACTATAGTAAAGATGACAGTAGGAGATTATATATACGAACTACCAGGAGTAATGAATAGTGTAAACTATTCTTGGAATGTAGAATATCCTTGGGAAATAGCAATGCTAGAACCAGAAGGAGAAGGAGATACTACAATGCAGGAACTGCCAATGGTAATGGACTGTAGCATAGACTTTACGCCAATACATACATTCACACCAGAAACAGGACTTAAAAAATACTTTACAGCTGGTACAAATGGAAATAATAGCTTTATAGAATGAAACGATACGACACAGTACCTTTAACAAAATCACCTACAGGAAAGCCTTATAGGAGAACAACACTATATCCAGAAATACCTCCAACCTCTGAAGACTTTTATATAATAACAACAGCAGGAGATAGGTACGATAGGTTAGCACAGCAGTTCTACGGAGACAGCACTTTGTGGTGGATAATCGCAGCTGCAAATACTTCTGAAAAAGCATCATTAATAGTACAGCCAGGAGTTCAGATTAGAATACCTGCCGATAAAGACTTAGCAGTGAGTAACTATATAAACCTTAATAGATAGAAAAAAATGCCAAGCAGTAAAGTTATAGGAGGTCCTTTTGACAAGGAAGTATTGAATCAGTTAAATTTGAGAAGTGATGTCTTTTCTAAAAAAGAAGGTAGAACAGATCAAAACATACAATACCTAAACAGCAAAACCGGATGGGTAAAACTAACATCCTCGGTGAATGCCGGAGGATCTAGTGAACTAGCAAACAAGTACGTATTTATAGGAGGAACTAAAGGAAGATTTGGGGATAAGACATATAGTAACTTCTCAGCCGGATTAGGGTTTAGGCCTATGCCAGGTATTACAGGAGTACAGATTCGTGCCATTAACAGGTTTGGAGTTTTAAAAGAAGCTACAATTACATTTAACTGTTGGGATGTTTCACAACTACAGGAATTAGAATTACTGTACATGAGACCGGGATTCTCAGCCTTACTGGAATGGGGACATAGTGTATACTATAAGGGAGTAGACAATTTTGTGACAACACCGAGTACAGTATCTTCAATGTTTACAGAAGGTACAACAAAGGAAGATATCTACAAAGAAATTAATAAATTAAAGCAAGATTCAGGATATAACTACGACGGTATATTTGGATTCATAAAAAACTTTTCTTGGAAGTATAGACAGGATGGAGGGTATGATTGTACAACAACATTAATATCAATCGGAGAGATTATAGAATCTTTAACTATAGATGTCGGAACAGGAACATTTCCAGGTAACCAAGAAGAGGAAGGGAAGACTGTAAGTGCTACCATGTTAGAAGCAGCTTTTAAGACTCTTATAGAAAAAGCTACTACCGATGGAGTAGGAAATGTGTACGAAACTTTAAAGACTAAGCATAAAAATTTCATTGAAAATTATGAAAAAGTAAACGGAATAACAGGTATAAATATAGCACAACAGGCTGTAGAAACCCTTACCCCGGTGGATGCAAAGTCAGCTACAAAATCGCCAAATAAATTTGTGTATATGCAACTTGGTAGTTTCTGTGCATTGGTTAACGCTATACTACCTTGTGACAAAGATAAGAAGTCTGTAATAAAACTAAATACAAAAATTGCTAAAATAGGAGAAGAGTCGGACATACAGTTATGTAGGTATAGAACATACGACTACCACGTATCAAGTGATCCAGGTACTTGTTTAATACTATCCCCTTCTACAAAGAAATGGGCTTCTGGGCAACTATACCCGAGTATTATAGAAGCACTAAGGGGGACATTAAACGGAACGTCTTCTGATGAGATTTTAAATATATGGGTTAATGTAAATATACTTGGAGAAGCAATTACAACACTCGTAAATACTCCGGAAAAAGGAAGTAGAACATTGATAAAGTTATTTGATGGGATATTACCAAAAATCACCGATGCACTAGGGGGAGACTATAACGAGTTAGCATTACATTACGAAGAAGATGAATTTACATACTATATAGTAGACAGAAAAGTTAGAACTTCAGACTCAGAAGAAGAGACTCCTACCCTAAATGTAACAGGACTAAAATCAACTCTAACAAATTTTGACTTTACAACTAAATTATCGCCAGCACTGAGTACAATGGTAGCAGTTTCTGCTCAAAACAACGGCTCAGATGTAGGTATAGAAGCTGAAGCTTTATTTAGATGGAACGAAGGATTGACTGATAGAATCTTAGGCAGTAAGTTTATAAACACAACTGCAGATGCTTCTTCAAAGGAAAGTGTTGAGGAACAGAGAAAGAAACAGCAAGCCGAGAGATATAACAAGACATTTACAACACTGAAGGAATTTTACTCAGGAAAATACGACCCAGAGAAATTTACTGCTGCAAGGGTTGATTATGCAGACTTTACCAAAACATATATTCAGACATATACAGAAGAGTCAGCAGCATCAGGAGCAACAGCAGGACCAGCAGGAATTGTTCCATTTGAGGTTAATATCGACATGGAAGGAATATCGGGTATTAAAATTGGACAAGCCTTTAAGATAAACAAAGGTATAATGCCAGATAAGTACGATCAAGTATTAGGATTTATTGTAACAGGAGTAAACCATACAATAGGAAGTAATAAATGGACAACTCAACTAAAAGCACAGACAATTGTACTTAAACCAGGAGATAAGATCCAGACAGCAGGAGATTTTAACGACAACCAGTCAGCTACAGGTGTTTCAACAACAGAGAGACAAGGCCTTACCTCTGCACCGGTTAAGGGGAGTGCATTACTGAGAACAGTATTAAAGAATGCAGGATATACAGCAGGTACTTTTGAATACGAATTTGCACTTGTTATAGGAACTAAAGAAGGGTGGTTGCCAAATGTGAACGGAGGTAAAGGATCAAGATCATATAGAAATAACAACCCAGGTAACTTAGATTACAGTGAATCCCTAAAAGCAATAGATCCAAAAGTAACCATAGAGCCAGGAGGTAGATTTGCAAGATTTTCTACTGCAGAAAAGGGTGCACAAGCATTGGTTGAAAAAAAAATCAAGAAGTGGAGCACGGGGAAAATGCCAGTTACATCTGGTAATCAGAACTTAATAGAAAAAAGTCAAAAATGGAAAGCAGGAACTCCTCCTACGATAGCACAATTTATGTATACCTATGCACCGCCTAACGAAAATGATACAAATGGGTATATAGGAAGTGTAGTGGCAAGCCTGCAGAAAAATTACCCTAAAGTAACCAAACTTACAAAACCAAAAGATTATTTATCATAATGTCAAAGTTTAAAAGATACATACCAAAAACCAGCTACACGGAACCTAAATACACCTCAGGAGGGGAGTATAAGACAAGAGATACCGGGGAAGACTACATTGGATTTTATATAGAAGCTTCTAGGGGAAAATTTTATTCAGGAAAATCTCCACAACAAGGAGGAGCAGAAATTTTAAAAGTACAAACGGAAGGTATCGTAAACAAAGGAGCAAAAGCAAGTATATTTGCGCTATTAGCAGCTTTAGCCAAAGGATTCTTCAAACCAAAAACATCCTCAATAGACAAGGAAAACGGTTTTACTACAAGGTATTTTATTCAAGATAAAAATGATAACAAAATTATAGAGACAGATAGAGAACTCTATTTACAAGCACAGAGAGAACTACCTAACAAGAGGTTTGTGCAAACAGACTGGATAATCAAAGGACCGGCACAAGACACATTCCTAAGTGGGTATCCGTACGAAGGAGCAGCATCTAAAAATAGAAAAGCTATTACAGCACTAGAAAAGAACATGCCAGGAATCTCGACATTTATAACAGACTATTCGCTACTTGTCGAAGAGCCTATCCCTGTAACACTAAACGAACTGTCCTCAAACACAATTATAATACAAGACCCAGGACTAGAACTAGAAAATTCCCGAAAGGCAAATTTTGATACAAAGAAATAAAAGAAGGCTTGCTTATGCAGGCTTTTTTTCTTATATTATATAAAAGGTTATAGAAAATGTTTTATATAGTAGAGTCAGAGGAGCAAATAGAGCTTCTAAAAAAATTAGGAAAGAAAGGAGGTTATGTAGAAGTTATATCTTCAAATGATAACTACCACCCACTTCTTACAACCACTGTAGCAGTTTACTTAAGGCCTTTAGATCATCACGAAGGATACATAATACCGGTAAGTCATGACGAAGGATTAAATCTAACAAAAGAACGTGTCTCTGATATATTGGAGGAGTACATAACACTTTATACATTTGATAAGAAAGAATTAATGTACCACTTTATAACAAAGGATGTTATAGATCTTTCCCTACTTTATTCAATGACTTCCTTCAATAGGCTTGAACTTCCAAGATCTAATTCAACTTGCAACTGGTACTACAACCGTTTTCACGATTTTAAAGAAATAAATGCTATAATTCCAATATCAAAACTATTTGAAAAATGTGAGGAGAATTATAGGTATTTAGAAAAGATATTGCATATTACAATACCAAATGGCTTTGATTTTTACAATAAAACTGCAACGTCTGTTTTCTTTATGATTGAGAGAGCTGGATTGAGAATAACATATCAATCTTTCCTAGAACTGTTTAAACCAAACAATCCTGTCTACAGTATTGACAATAATATAATTTATACTTCATATAACCTCTACAATACAACCTCTCGTCCAACAAATGCTTTTAATTCGGTAAATTTTGCAGCAATACCAAAAGCACCTGAATTTAGAAAAGCAATCATTCCTCAAAACGATGTATTTGTAGAAATGGACTTTGACGGATACCATTTAAGGCTATTATGCGAACAGATCGGGTATGAATTAACAGATGAGTCGGCACATATACAATTAGCTAGACTTTATTTCGGAAAAGATGAAATAGCTGAAGATGAATATACAAAAGCAAAACAGATTAACTTTCACGCCATTTATGGAAAGATTCCACCTGAGTATGCTTTTTTAGAAATCTTTGATAAGATTCAGAATTATATAAACGGCCTCTGGAAGCAATTTAAAGAACAAGGATATGTAGAAGATCCAATATCAGGAAAAAGATTTACACAAAACCTCCCAGATATGCATCCTCAAAAGCTTATGAACTATATGATGCAGAGCTTGGAAACCTCAAGAAATATTCTTATATTAAAAGATGTGCTTATGTTTCTTCAAGATAAAAAAAGTAGCTTAGCACTTTATACCTACGATGCCATGTTAATAGATTTTGCAAAAGAGGATGGGAAGGATACACTAGAGGAGTTAGAGTTGATTCTTTCACAAAAAGGAAAATACCCTGTTAAGGTGAAGTATGGAATTTCATTTGATTTATAGAAAGTATGACACAATTGTTTTTGACTTTTAGTGCTATTTATAATAAAACATGGTAGGAATTTATAAAATAACAAATCCAAAAGGAAAAGTATATATTGGGCAAAGTATAAATCTTCAACAAAGATTAAACGAGTACAAGAGGTTATCAAATTGTAAAAACCAAATACAGTTATATAATTCATTAAAAAAATATGGATGGGAAAATCATAATACAGAGATACTGGAAGAATGTCCAACAGATTTGTTAAATAATCGAGAAAGGTATTGGCAAGAGTTTTATGATGTTTTAGGACAGTTAGGGTTAAATTGTAAACTAACAACAACGCTTGACAAGACGGGAAAAAATTCTGAAGAATCAAATAGGCAGAGAGCACTAACAATGAAAGGAAAGAATAGAGGGCCAAGACCGGATGTTTCCGAAAGAAATAAAAGAGTACATACAGGTAAGGTGATAACGGAAGAGCACAAAAGGCAGAATAGAGAAAAACAATTAGGAGTATTAAAACCTTACGGAGGACAGAACGAGGGCAGAAAGAGAGAAGTAGTACAGTGGAGCAAAGACAGAACTATCCAGATAAGTACATGGGATTCAATAATATCAGCAGCTAAGAGTGTAAAGAGAGGCCCAGGAGACATACATAGAGTGGTAAGTGGAAAGGGAAATAGCTGTGCAGGATATTATTGGACATATAAGCAATAATACAAGAAACAACAAATATAGTAACAATTTAGTTTTATAAAATAAAAACATATTTATAAATGATACAGAATAATGTAACGCCAGTAATGTTCGATTACGATATCGAATACAATTTTAATGCAGCCGACATGAGCAACAAGTTATTTTGTACTTTTTCTTCAGAACAGCAGTTAGAGGAGATTTTAAGTACAATACAGAACAAGTATAAGATCATTTATAACAAAATTTTCGTTCTTTATTCAAAGAGCCAAGATGAATATATCTGTACATATAACGTAGAATTTGGAAACGTTTCTAATTTCTTAGAAAATACTATACTAGTACATAGAAAGAAGGAATCAAATACACTATACACAATTAATTCACTGAACCGTCTAATCGAGTCCTTAAATGGAGGAATTTTAGATACAAACTACAAAGTGAATTGGAATGACTACCAAAACTGTATACTACTTACAAAAGGTGCAGAACTAAAAAGAGTCAACACAAAATTATTCAGAATTATAGAATTATAGTTGTATTATTGCAACTTTTTTCATATATTATATAAATAAAAGTTTTAATTAAAATCAGTTACATTATGGACATTAATGCTATTAAAGCAAAACTGGCCGCTCTAAACAGCACCGGAAATCAAGACCGTGAGAAAGTAGACTTCGATAAGATCTACTGGAGACCTGCAAACGGAAAATCAACAATTAGAATTGTACCTTCAGCTTTTAATGCTGCAGATCCTTTCACAGAATTGAAACTGCACTACAACATCGGGAAGTTCCCTATGATGTCATTGTCGAATTACGGCAAACAAGATCCAATCGAAGAATTTGTAAAAGAATTAAGAAAGACTTCTGATAAAGACAACTGGTCATTATCTGGAAAGTTATCTCCTAAATCAAGATATTTTGCACCTGTTATTGTAAGAGGTGAAGAAGATAAAGGAGTACGTCTTTGGTCATTCGGTATCAACATCTATAAAGCATTATTGGCTTTAGCAGAGGATGAAGATATTGGGGACTTTACAGATGTAATTAATGGATGGGACATGGTTGTTGAAACTACACCAGCAGCAGGACCAGGTCAATTCCCGACTACTACAGTTCGTATTAAACCTAAACAAACCGCTTTATCAGACGATAACACGCAAGTTGATTTATGGCTAAAAGAACAACCAAATGCTTTAGAAGTACAAACTCAATACGATTATGACTTCATTAAGAAAAAATTACAGGAGTACCTTAACCCAGGAGAAGAAGTAACATCTCCGGCTCCAGTAGCAGCAGAATCAATCGCACCAGTCGCACCAGCACCAGTACAAGCAGAGGAAACTGACTTAGACAAAACCTTGGGGAGTAATAAAACAGATTTCACTCTAGAGAATGCAACAGCAGGGAACAAGAGTACAGTTTCTAAATTTGACGATTTATTCAACTAAGAATGGGAGCAAAAAAAGAAACAGCAAAAACCGCTAGCGAAATAATCAAAGGCGGTTTTAGTTTAGACAAATTCAAAAAGAATAAGGGCTTTAGTTCACAATCAGTCAAGTTTAAAACCCAGGATTGGATTCCTGTTTCAAAAGCTTTTCAAGATATTGTATCTTTACCTGGTATTCCAACAGGACACATTACCCTATTAAGAGGGCATTCTGATACAGGTAAGACAACACTTCTACTTGAAGCTGCTGTATCTGCACAGAAAAGAGGTATACTACCAGTATTCATTATTACTGAGATGAAATGGTCATGGCCACATGCTCAAACTATGGGATTAGAAGTAGAAGAAGTGATTGACGAGGACACAGGAGAGATTACTGACTATCAAGGATTCTTCTTATATGCAGATAGGGGAAGTTTAAATACTATCGAAGATGTAGCAGCATACATCCTAGATTTAATTGACGAACAAAAGAAAGGAAACCTACCTTATGACTTATGTTTCTTCTGGGATTCAGTTGGATCTGTTCCATGTGACTTATCTGTTAGGTCAAATAAGAACAATAACGAATGGAATGCAGGAGCAATGTCAACTCAATTCGGAAATAACCTAAACCAGAAGGTTTTGTTATCAAGAAAAGAAGGGAGCAAGTACACAAATACTTTAGTTGCAATCAACAAGGTATGGACTATGAAACCTGAGCATCCAATGGGACAGCCTAAACTTCAGAATAAAGGAGGAATGGCAATGTGGTATGATGCAACTCTAATTGTGACATTCGGTAATATTACAAACTCAGGCACTTCTAAGATTAAAGCAATCGCCAAAGGTAAGGAGTATGAATTTGCTAAGAAGACTAAAGTTCAAGTTGAGAAGAATCACATCAATGGTATTCAATCCAGAGGTGCAATTGTAATGACCCAGCACGGTTTCATCGAAGATGAGAAGAAAGCTATCGACAACTACAAAGACACTTACAAAGGAACCTGGTCAGGTATTTTAGGATCAATGGACTTCGAGGTAGCGGTAGAGGCCGAAGTAGGAGAGGATATTAGAGATATTGGAATAAGTGATGATTAATTACTAATAAAAGTTGCTATTTATATATGTAGGGTAACGGCTACAAATATACATAAAATACCAACTAAAGCTTATGGTGAGTAGGGTCCGTTACCCCGAAAACCTAAGCTTTTTTTATTATGAATTATCAAAGAATTTATGATCAAATAATTGATCGAGCAAAAAAAGAGCAGAGAAAAAAAGGACAAGGGATCTATTACGAAAATCACCACATAATTCCTAGAAGTGAAGGAGGATCTAATAGAAAGGAAAACCTAGTATTGTTAACAGCAAAAGAGCATTATATATCACATTTGCTACTATATACAGTATCTGCTACACAAGCAAGAGCTTATGCATTTATGCGAATGGCAAATAGAGTAGGAGAGAAAAAGTCTGCAAAAATCTACCAAGAGGTAAAAGCATCTACTGCAAAAATATCGTCGGAAAGAAATAAATTGATAGTAAGAACACAAGAACAGAATTTAAAAGTTTCAAATACGTTACTAGAAAAGAATAAAAATCCAACAGATGCAATGCTTGCAAGTAGGAAAATACTTTCGGAGATACGATCAAAACCAGTACAGCAACTGACTCCAAGTGGAGATTTTGTGGCAAAATACTCGTCTGCCAAAAAAGCAAAAGTACAAACAGGTATAACTACAATAGTAGATTGTTTAAAAGGAAGACAAAAAACAGCAGGAGGGTTTGTGTGGAAATATTTATAAAAATGGAAAAAAGTTATAGTGAAATCCTAAAAGGATTAGAAAAAAGGCCTGACAGAAAGCTAAATGATCACGTACTTATTGTAGATTCGATGAATACGTTTATTAGAAGTTTTGCAATGCTACAATCAATTAATCCTCAAGGCCATCATACAGGAGGATTGGTAGGTTTCTTGAGATCGTTAGGATTCTTGATGAGAACAATTGACCCTACCAGAATCATTTGCGTATTTGACGGACAAGCTTCTTCTTCAAGTAGAAAAAATATTGACCCGGAATACAAAGCAAATAGAAACATTAAAAGGATTACTAATTGGGAACTGTTTGATGATAAAGAAGATGAGTACGCATCAATGACTATGCAAATGCATAGACTAGTAGAATACTTACAATGCCTTCCTATCACCTTAATCTCTATAGACAAAATAGAAGCAGATGATACCATATCTTACCTAGCTCAGAAATTTGGAGCTAATAATAAGAAGGTAACAATCGTTTCTTCTGATAAGGATTTTTTACAAATAGTGGATGAAAACATTAAGGTTTATTCCCCTATTAAGAAAAAAACCTATGGAAAAAAAGAGGTACAGGAAGAAATAGGTATGATTCCTGAGAATTACCTAATAATGAAAGCACTTCTAGGTGATAACTCAGATAACCTTACAGGAATAAAAGGGTTAGGACCTAAAACACTTATAAAAGAATTTCCAGGATTAGAGAACAAACCAGGCTTTTCTTTAGAGGATATTTATGAAGTTTGTGAAAAAGGATTACAGGATAAGAAAGTTTTTGCAAAAATCATATATGAATGGGAAAAGGTAAAAACTAACTATGAATTGATGAATCTTTTACAGCCAAGGTTGGGAGATTACGAAATAGTTCATATATTAGATAAGATAAAAGAGCCAACACCGGCATTACAGGTTGTTACTTTTTTAAACATGTTAGAGGCAGATCAAATCGAAGCTTTAAACAAAAACGTTGAAGGATGGTTAGAATTATTCAGACCGCTTTCGACATATAAAAAATAAGTTATAATAAAATAAGTTGTATGACATCATTAGCAAAACTATCTTCCTACGGGAAAGGATTCCAATTAAAGGTATTAGGGGCATTATTAACGGATAAGAAATTCTTACTTAACACAAGAGATTTGTTAAGACCGGATTACTTCGATTCAGATGCACATAAATGGATTCTAGAAACTACAATTAAGTATTACGACAAATATCATACTACAATTTCATTAGAAGCATTAAAAATTGAATTACAGAAAGTAGAAAATGATATACTACAAGTAGCAGTTAAATCTGAATTAAGAAACTGTTACGAAGCAACTCAGGAAGATTTAGCATACGTTGTAGAAGAATTTACTACATTTGCAAAAAACCAAGAACTTAAAGCAGCATTACTAAACTCAGCAGACCTTTTAAACCAAGGAGACTTTGACGGTATTAGAGGATTGATTGAAAGAGCTATGAGAGCTGGTATGGATAAAAATATGGGGCATGAGTACAACAAAGATGTAGAGAGTCGTTATAGAGAAAACTACAGACCAACTATTCCAACACCTTGGCCGATTATGAATGAAACTATTGGAGGAGGATTTGGACCTGGAGATTTAGTTATTATGTTCGGTAATCCCGGAGGAGGAAAGTCTTGGACAATGGTTGCAGCAGCAGCACATGCAGTACTACTGGGCTACAATGTAAATTACTATACTTTAGAGCTTGGAGAGGATTATGTAGGAAAACGTTTTGACTGTTACTTTACAGGATATGGAATTGAAGAAGTAAATAAACATAGAGGAGAAGTTGAGAAGATTGTAGGTAAACTAAAAGGAAAACTTATTGTAAAAGAGTATCCTCCAAAAGGAGCTTCAATTAACACAATTAAATCTCATATCCAGAAATGTATTGATATGGATCATAAACCAGATATGATTGTTATTGACTATGTCGATTATTTAAAAGCACCTTCGAAATCTCGTTTCACAGAGAGAAAAGATGAAATTGATGATGTATTTATTGCAACAAAGGGATTAGCTAAGGAACTACAAATTCCTATTCTAACACCATCTCAAGTTAATAGAATGGGTGCTAAGGATTCAGTTATTGAAGGTGATAAAGCAGCAGGTTCTTACGATAAGATGATGGTAGCAGACGTTTGTTTATCTTTATCAAGAATGAAAGAAGATAAGGTTTTAGGAACGGGAAGAATTCACGTTATGAAGAACAGATACGGAATGGACGGTATGACTTGGGATGCAAAAGTTGATACAAATAACGGACATATAGAAATTTTAGGTAACATGTTGATAGACGAATCAGGGGATAAACAGAGAGGGAGTTACAAAGATATTGCTAATAAGTTCTTTGAATTAGAATCTCAAATTCCAGTCTAAAAGCCTATTTATTTCTACAGTCATAATCTATAACCCTTTAAAAAAAAGCGAATATGAGTCTAAAAGACGAACGCATAGTTTACAAACCATTTGAATACCCACAAGCACACGATTACTGGCTTAAAGCGCACCAAGCGCACTGGTTACATACAGAAGTTCCAATGTCACAAGACGTAACAGATTGGAATTCAAACCTTAAACCACACGAAAAGAATCTTATAGGAGGAATTCTAAAAGGGTTTGCACAAACAGAAACAGTAGTAAATGATTACTGGACATCTTTAGTAACAAAATGGTTTAGAAAACCTGAAGTTATTATGATGGCGACTACCTTTGGAGCCTTTGAAACAATCCATGCTGAAGCATATGCTCTATTAAACGAGCAATTAGGTTTGGATAATTTCGCAGAATTCTTGGAAGACGAATCAACTGCAGCTAAAATTCAATCTCTAATGGATGTTAGAGACGGAAATGCAGGAGAAACAGACTGGCATGAAGCAGCTAGATCACTAGCAATATTCTCAGCATTTACCGAAGGAGTAAACCTATTCTCTTCTTTTGCAGTATTGTTATCATTTAAAATGAGAAACAAATTAAAAGGAGTAGGACAAATCGTAGAGTGGTCTGTGAGAGATGAATCACTTCACTCTGAGGCAGGATGCTGGTTATTCAGAACCTTAATGGAAGAGTATCCAGAACTAAAGACAGAAAGACTTATCAACGATATTAGGCAAGCAGCAACCCTTGCTCTAGAATTAGAATTTAATTTTATAGATAAAGTATTTGAAATGGGAGATTTAGAGAACTTATCTAAAGAGGAATTAAAAAACTTTATCAAACACAGAGTAAATACTAAGATGGGAGATTTAGGACTAAAACCTCTAATACCTTCAGATCAAATTGATAAAGGAGCTTTAAAGCAAATGTTGTGGTTTGATGCTGTAGTAGCAGGAAAACAGCATACAGATTTTTTCGCAAATAGAGTAACAAATTATGCCAAAGGGCATATGGATTGGGACAACGCATTTTAATTTAATTTTATGGGAGTAGATTACAGTGCCTGGAAACCAGGTGTAGATTATCCGGAATGGATGAATGAAGTATCTTTGGCAACAATTTCAAACGGATATTTATTGCCTGATGAGAATCCAAAGAAAGCTTACAGAAGAGTTGCTGATGCAGTAGCTAAGAGATTAGATCGACCAGATCTAGCAAACAAATTTTTTAAGTATATGTGGAAGGGTTGGTTAAACCTAGCTTCACCTGTACTATCAAACACTGGAACAGATAAAGGATTACCAATCTCATGTTTCGGTATAGATACTCCTGATTCAATCAGAGGGATAGGGTTAACTAATGCAGAACTAATGAGACTTACCTCTTTAGGAGGAGGAGTTGGTATAGGGTTAAACAGAGTTAGAGGAAGAGGGAAAAAGATCGCAAATGGCGATACCGGTAACTCAGAAGGAATTGTACCTTGGGCTAAGATCTATGATTCAACTATCATTGCTACAAATCAAGGATCAGTTCGTAGAGGAGCAGCTTCTGTAAACTTAGATATCAATCACGAAGATATAAAAGAGTTTTTACGTATTAGAAGACCTCAAGGAGATCCAAACCGTCAGTGTTTAAATTTACACCAATGTGTTTCTATTGATGATAAATTTATGCAGAGGTTAGACCATAGAGATCCAGAAGCAATGGAACTATGGGTTGAGATTTTAAAATCAAGAGTTGAAACAGGAGAACCTTATATTATGTTTAAGGATAATGTTAACAACGCTAATCCACCAGCATACGTTAAGAATAATTTAGATGTAACAATGACAAACATTTGTTCAGAGATTGCATTACATACTGATGAAGAGCATTCATTTGTTTGTTGTTTATCTTCTTTGAATATTACAAAATACGATGAGTGGAAAGATACTGATTTAGTTGAAACAGCAATCTATTTCTTAGATGGAGTATTAGAAGAGTTCTTAGTTAAAACAAATGGTAAAGATTCTTTAATTAGAGCACATAGATCAGCTAAGAAAGGAAGAGCATTAGGGTTAGGAGTTTTAGGATGGCATTCATTCTTACAAGCAAAAGGATTGCCATTTAATTCAATTGCATCTACTTCTTGGACAAATAGAATTTTCTCTCAAATTAAAACACAAGCAGAAGCAGCTTCTAGAAAATTAGCTGAAGAGTATGGGGAGCCAATCTGGTGTAAAGGAACAGGAATGAGAAATACGCATTTAATTGCAATTGCTCCAACAGTTTCTAACTCAACAATCTCAGGAGGAGTATCAGCAGGTATTGAACCAATCCCAGCAAATGTCTATACATTTAATTCTTCTAAAGGAACTTTCATTAGAAAGAACCCAGTATTAGAAAAGTATTTAGAAGACAAAGGACATAACTCAGAAGAAGTATGGCAACAGATTCTTAAAGATAGAGGATCAATTGCAAATCTACCGGAAGACATTATGCCGTTTGACGATAAGGAAGTATTCTTAACATTTGCAGAAATAAACCAATTGGCTTTAGTAGAACAGGCTTCAGTAAGACAGAAATACGTAGATCAAGCTCAATCACTAAACTTAGCATTCGATCCAAGTGATAGTCCTAAATTCATAAACCTTGTTCACCAGACAGCTTGGAAACTTGGATTAAAAACGTTATATTATTTACGAACGGATTCTGTCATAAATGGGGACATTGGAAGTAGAACTTCTGAAGACTGTTTAAGCTGTGACGGATAAAAAAATTAAAAATATGACACTATTAATTATTTCACTATTTCTAGCAAGCGTAATTTTTTTACTAACTGTAAAACTAAGAGAATATGTGCATGAGGTAACACAGCTAAAAAAACAGATTGAAGAAACGGCAGCTGCTCACATTATCGAAAAAGCAAAAGTAAGGAAAGACTCAACATTCAGATCTTCAGCAGTAAATTGGGGAAAGAGCATAGAACATTTTGTTCCTTTCATGACAAAATTTCCACTACCACCTGAAGATGTGGTGTTTATCGGAATGCCAATTGACTATGTGGGATTCACTCACACAGACAGCAAAACAAAATGTGAAGTACACTTTATTGAAGTAAAAAGTGGAAGTTCTTCCCTATCTACAAAACAGAAGAATATAAAAAAGGCAATTGAACAAGGGCGAGTAGTTTTTCACGAAATTGCTGTAGATTCAAATAAAGCTGAAGTATATGAAAAATAGTTAAAAAAAAGCTTGCTTCGGTAAGCTTTTTTTCATATATTACATTATATGAAAGATAAGAAATATACAATTACATACAAAAATCAAAAATACGAATTAGATCCAGAGTACTGGGATGAAAAAGATCCTAACAGTACCAGAGAATTCCAATTAAGCCAACTTACCTATTGCATAGAGGTAGGGGATTTTGGTACGTTAGAAAATAGAATAAACAACATGCTAAAGTGGGGAGGCATAAAAAAAGTAGAAAAATAGTTGTATTTGTTAAATAAATTTCCTATATTAAATAATAATCAAAAATAAAATCTATGTCTAAAAATTCAGCAAGGAGTATGTACACTCAATTAATGGAATGGATTCCAACCTTAGGAAGAACAGTATTACCTAAGAAAGAACAGTCACAAAGCAAATTCAGCAAAGCTGATCACTACAAATCAAAAGGAGCATATGGCAAAGCAGGTAATTAAATTTTATGCAAACTGGTGCGGACCATGTAGAATATATGGACCAACCTTCACAAAAGTAAGGGAAGAATTACAGGGAGACATTGAATTCTTAGAAATTAATGTCGAAGAAGATCCGGATAACCTATCAGGACAGTATAAAGTGAGAGGAATTCCTCACACAGTTGTTCTTGAAGATGGAAAAGAAATTAAAGCTCAACCAGGAAGACTTTCAGAAGAGCAATTAAAAGAATTAATCTTAAAATAAAAACAAATGTTACGAAACCCAGACTCAATACCAGCAGATGATACACTCATCGAAGATCCGATTATGGAACCATTTTTCATTACAAAATCAAGTAGCGGAGGATATACAATCTACGAACGGGTAAATAGAGGTAAGGACGATAAACCGTACTTAAGAACAGTATGCTATCCCTCCACTTTTAATTTTGCCTTAAAAGTTATTTCAAGAGAACTACTAAATGTAGATAGTAAAAAACACTTTACATCAATTAAAGAGTATATAAATACTTGGAACGAAGTGCAGGAGAAAATGAAAACAATGACTACAATTGATGCATAAAAATGGGAGAAGCATTAAGACACGCACTAGGGATTTGCGGTGACCACTGGCATCCAAGTCTGTTAAATATTTCTGCATTTTTTGTTGCAGTAGGAGGAAGTATTTCGTACATTAAATATAAAATAAATTCAATATGGAAGAAACAGGATTAATATCGTTATACGATTACTTAGGTTATGCAGCAGGAGGTGAATTAGGGAAGCAAGTAGCAACAGCAGCTGGTAAAGCAAATGAAAAAATAGGTAGAAGAGAAATTAGCAATACTCGATACAAAGGAGAAGTATTACTATATCGTAGAGAGTTCTTACAGGAGTACTTTAAAACTCAACAATCAGAAGTAGAACCTTCCTTAGGAGATCGTCAAAGTTATCAATTATAGTAGGAAGTTTTTCTGGAGGAATAGCTATTTATAATAAAAGCTATGGCAAAGGTAAAAAAGACTTGTCTAATATGTAATAACGTATTTGAAACACAGCATTGGGATAATTACAAGACCTGTGGTAAGGAATGTAAAAGTAAGTTAATATCTAGTAATTTATTAGGCAGAAAAAAGACAGAGGAGCATTGTAAGAACCTTTCAAAATCTATGAAAGATTCTGAAGCTAATAAAAAGACAAGATTTAAAAAGGGCCCTGAAAATCCAGCTTACGGGAGAAATCAAACAGGCCCAGCAAATAATAACTGGAAAGGTGGAATAACAAATACCAATCAAAAGAGGAGAAATGATCCAAGATTGTTGGAATGGAGAAAATTAGTATTTGAAAGAGATCATTTTACATGTCAAAAATGTGGTTCAAAAGGGTTTCTACAAGCTCATCATATTATTCCATTTAGTGAGGATTTTTCGAAAGCATTTGATATTGAAAATGGATTAACAGTATGTGTTCCGTGTCATGAAAAAATTCATGGAAGATTTATTGGAAAATTCAAACAAAATTCATAAATTAAAAAAGGATTAAGCTACTATCCAGAACATACTGTAGCAGTTATAAAATAATTTTTATGCAAAAAGCAAAACGACACGTAGTTGTTAGCGCCAGCGGCGGGATGGACTCAAGTACTTTGTTACTTAGATGTCTAAAAGAGTATGATAGTGTAACAGCTATTTCATTTGACTATGGTCAAAAACACAGAGTAGAGTTAGAGAGAGCTCAATCATTAGTAAATTACATTAATCAAGAAGGTGATAACGAAACGTTATTAGAATACAAGAGTCCTTTCCCTGAAATCAATTACCGTCAAATTCAATTAAATGGATTAGTTGATTTATTAGACTCAGCTTTAGTAACAGGAGGTGAAGAAGTACCAGAAGGTCATTATGCAGAAGATAATATGAAAGCAACAGTTGTTCCTAACAGAAACAAAATATTTGCTTCTATTACTCAAGCAGTAGCTTTATCAGTTGCAAATCGTACAGGAGAGACTTGTGATATTGCAATGGGTATTCACGCAGGTGATCATGCAATTTATCCAGATTGTAGACAAGAATTCAGAGATGCAGATGATGCAGCTTTTAGAATTGGAAACTGGGAAGCAGAAAGAGTAGGTTATTTTACACCTTATTTAGAAGGAGATAAATTTACCATTTTACAAGATGGAGAAGTATTATGTGAAGAGTTAGGATTAGATTTTGATGAAGTTTATAAAAGAACTAATACTTCCTATAAGCCAATTTTTATCCCATATGAAACTCATGCTTTTAAAGGAGGTAAATGGTACTCAGACTACAAATCGGCTTCATCAGTTGAAAGAGTAGAAGCATTTATTAAATTAGGAAGACCTGATCCAGCTCCTTATGCAGACGAAAGTGGTCCAGTAACATGGGAACATGTAGTAACAGAAGTAACAAAAGTATTAGATAACCATTCAAAATAAGTTTGGTTTTCAAAAATGAATTTCGTATATTTAAACATAAATTAATTAACAAATAGAAAATGAAAACAAAATTTTTAGTATTAGCATTAGTAGCAGGTTTAACAATTACAAGTTGTAACCAAGTAAACACAGCAGAAACATCAACAATAGACTCAACAGCAGTAGTAGTTGATTCAGTAAAAGTAGATTCAACTTCAGTTGACACAGTAAAAGTAGATACTACAGCTGTAAAATAATTACCAATGCTCGCTGTTAATTGAGAAGTAGAGTGTATTAATTTCCGAACAAGGGTTTATAGTAGGAAGGCGTCACTTATTGCACTCAATCAGAAACCCTGAAAGACCAAGGTTGGTAATAAAGAGTCGATTGGTGTAAGTGGGAATAAATACCACCATTAGGGTAACATCGAGGCTGCCTCGAGATACGGGTTCAAATCCCGTATCGACTCCAAATTAAGGTTAAACATTGAATACCTTTGTAAATGTCAGAAGTGAGGAAGAGTACCTCAATAAAAAATAAGTTCAATTGAGAACAAAATAATTTACATAAAGATACTATCAGTAATGGTAGATGTGTTGTTCCCTTGAGAAAGGAATGTGGAGTAGGTGTGAAGAAAAACAAAGTGTCTGCGATAGCATAAGACCCTGACCCCTAACAACACAAATGAGGTCTCAGCAAGTAGTGATGGTCAGAAAGTAACATCTAAAATATTAAAGACCCAATCCTACGTGACCCTACTCTTTGGATAGCTATGTCAACCGATGCTGTTGATAAGAAAGAGGGTGCTAAATTGTTACATATTCTCTTGCATTAATTGCAAATAGTCAGGTGGCGAAATTGGTAAACGCAGTGTATGGGTCGCAACCATTGGGATTACTTGTTCCAACAGACAAACAAGTTGTGCAGGTTCGAATCCTGCCCTGACTACAAGGTTCTCAATAGACTTAGACATGGAATTGATGACAACTTGGAAAGACAAGTATATAGTCAGGTGGCGGAATTGGGATACGCTAAATTACCTCCGATTGAATAGCCGGTAGACGTGGGGTAACGTGCAAAGGCTTACAGGTTCGAATCCTGTCCTGACTACAAATTAAACTACTGTTCTTTGAAATAAAAATTATAAATTATGGAACAAATTTTAGCATTTGTTTTAGGTGTTGGTATAGCTCTCCTTGGATGGGGGGTTGTGGTAGCGTTTAAGACAGCAAGCAAAGTAAGAGAACTTGAAAAAGCAATCTCAGGAAACCAAGATTGGATTCATCAAAATGATCAATCTGTAAATCGTAGAATAGATCAAGAAATCGACAGAGTAGATCAAATCTACAGAGAATGTCTAAGACACACAGACTCCAGAGTAGATAAATTAGAACAGAAACTTACATCAATTAATAGTGATGGATGTGAGCCAGTTAAGAAAAAAAAATTAATAAAAGGATAAATTAATCCAAAGAACAGTAGTTGTTTTTTAAAATAAAAGTTCGTATATTTATAATATATAAAAACACAAATAAAAATAATTTAAAATAAATTCAATAGACTGTTGTCTTGGAATTAAAAAAGTAGTATATTTATATATAGAACAAAAGTAAAATGAAAGCAATAAAAAACATACATCAAGATTTAACTACAATAATGAGTAGAGCACTTAATACGTGGTCGCAGATATTATGTGGTGATGTGATTATGGGCTTTAGCGCATATAATAACGAACCGAAACAAGGAGGTACCGAGGTATGATATAAGAAATTATAACATATAAATTCTAATAAGAAGCTCGGATCAAATAAAAAAGATTCGAGTTTTTTTTTAAAATAAATTAAAAAAAAGTTGCTAGAAAGAAATAAAGATTGTATCTTTAAGTATTGAAATAAAGAATAAGAGTTCATTGACATATTGAGATAAAGTAAAAAGGAAGAGTGGACAGCGGTTGTCAAGCGGTCTTGAAAATCGTCGCCCGTGTATTCGGGTTGCAGGTTCGAATCCTGTCTCTTCCGCAACATTGGCTTATAGTGTAACGGTTAGCACAAAACACTTTGACTGTTTTAGTTTGGGTTCGAATCCCGATAAGCCATCAATAATTTCTGGTAGTAGAGGAGTCCGGTTTATCTCGCTGCACTTGGACCGCAGAGCACGCAAGTTCGAATCTTGCCTATCAGACAAATTGCCCCTATAACTTAACGGCTAAAGTACTATACTTTTAATATAGGAATCCAAGTTCGATTCTTGGTGGGGGTACAAAAATTGCCTCGTTGGCGTAATGGTAGCGTATTTGTTTTACATGCAAATGGCGATAGTTCGATTCTATCACGAGGTACTGTAGACTTTTTGAAAAGTTAGCCTATTTATAATAAAGAATAGATATGGCTAACATCAAAGAGAATAAGAGATTTCATTTCACATATAAGACAACAAATCTTATAAACGGCAGGTATTACCTGGGAATGCATTCAACTAACCGTATAGATGATGGTTATTTAGGAAGTGGTAAAAGACTATACTACGAACTAAATAAATACGGTAGAGACAATTTTAAGTTTGAAATACTAGAGCAATTTGATTCAAGAGAAGAATTAGTTCGAGCTGAAATTAATTTAATAACAGAACAGGATTTAAAAAATCCAAACTGTTTAAATTTAAAACAAGGAGGTTCGGGAGGATGGTCTGAAGAAGTAAGAGAAAAAGGAAAGATAGCTGCAAAGAGCTATATGCAGGAAAAATGGAAAAATCAAGAGTTTAGAAAATACCTTACTGAGGTAATTCGAGAACAGAGAAAAAAAGAGTATAGAGAAGGTAGTAGAGAGAATATGAATAAAGGACATTGGGCAGGAAGAAGACATACTCAAGATTCTATTGAAAAAATGAAACAATCTCATAAGCACGCAGGTACAGGAGTTACTAATTCTCAATATGGGACTTGTTGGATTACAAATGAGATAGGAAATAAAAAAATACCCAAAGGAGACACAATCCCAGAAGGATGGAGATTAGGTCGAAAAATAAAATAAATTGGGATGCTTCAGTCACTGGTGTGATAAGCGGTCTGTAAAATCGTTGCCCTAAGAAGCGTGTGGTTCGATTCCACAGTATCCCACTGAAAGGAGAGGTATGGGTTGAAACCCCATATAGGTCCAGCAGGACTTATTAGTATAAATAGAAAGTAACGCTCACTGGGACCTTTTGTATAGCTGGTGCGTACGCTAGTCTGAAGAACTAGAGGAGTAGGTTCGATTCCTACAGGGTCCACAATAAATTGATCTGAAGCTTAAGTGGTATACAGCGGAGGTTTGTTAAACCTAGGATAGCAGGTTCGAGTCCTGTCAGATCAGCAAAAATTGCTCCTATAGTAGAATGGTTAGCACACATCTCTGATAAGGATGAAATGGAAGTTCAATTCTTCCTAGGAGTACAAAATGGAAAGTAAATCAACATGGTGTTGAGTCCGCCTGCTAAGCGAGGCGTTCGGGTAACCGGATTCAGTTCGATTCTGATTCTTTCCTCAAAAAAACCTCTTCACCGTCCTCACAACGTGTTTAAGGAACACAGGAGATGAAAGTACGAACGGGGCCCGTGGTAAGACACTTTAAAATCATATAGTACAACGATAGGTTAAGGGGTTCCCTATCAACTGCCGACTTGATCTAGTGATCGAGGATATCTCATAAGTATTCTCAGCCAGGAGCATAACCTGGAGTCGGTACAATATGGTGTTCGAAGCTTTTTAGTGAAGTGCAAGACTGTGAATCTTGAGAAGACGGGGCGGTACCGTCCTTACACCCAAAAACATCCCTGTGGTGAAATGGTAAACACAACGAGTTTAAGCCTCGTAAGCTGCTGGTTCGACTCCAGTCAGGGATACAATTGGTCTTATAGTTTAATTGGAAAAACTTATCGCTACGAACGATAGAACGTAGGTTCGACTCCTACTAAGACCTCAACTGCCCGTATAGTTTAATCGGAAGAACTAAACGCTTCTAACGTTTCAGTCCTGGTTCGAGTCCAGGTATGGGTTCAAGGTGTCATTGATCACTGAAATATGAAGTCTTATTTTAAATTGATGGTCTCGGTAGGCAGATGCGCAACTGATCCTACCCACAAATGCGTTCCACAGACAAGGTGTCGGTGCGGTCTCCAAAACTGTCATGGCGAGGTTCGATTCCTCGGGTTCGCGCAGAAGACGGAGAACAAAGTAAGGATTAAATTCCGTTAGGTTACCCCTTACCAGTTTCTCCTGAAGAAATTGGGGTAAAAGCACAAGTGGATGTGCAGGCAGTAGACGCTGCAAGGCCTGGGTTCGAGTCCCAAATACTCCACAAAATATATTGTTTCATTAAAAAAAGTAAATCATGAGTAAGTATCAAAAAGCACTAGTAGTGGATTCGAGCTTTATCGCCAGAAGTATCATACCAGTAGAAAGAGCATTTGTGATTTCTTACAAAGGTAATGCAGAAGTAATAGCTGAACATCCAGAAACATTTGGTTTAGTAAATCCAAAATTGGAAATTTTTAAACCTTCTATCATTAGAGTATTTAGTTATGTTAAACAAAATATTCACAAAGTACCTCTAAATAGAGAAAATGTCTATAAGAGAGATAATTACGAATGTGTTTACTGTGGTAGTTCAAATCAAAGAACACTAACATTGGATCATGTCATTCCTCAATCAAAAGGAGGAAAAGATTCATGGGATAATTTAGTTACAGCTTGTAGAACATGTAATCATGAAAAAGCAGATTTAACATTAGAAGAATATGGAAAAGACATCCCAGAACCTAAACGACCACATTATTTAATGTTACTAAGACAGGTTCAAGATATTCCTAAAGAATGGGAAACATTTTTATTCTTTTAGTTGCAGAAACGAAATAAAGTTCGTATATTTAAGTATAAGAAATAAGCGCACATAGAAAGACAAATAAGTAATATAAAGTTCAAAACTTTAGTAAAAAGTGGTAACTAACTTAGTAACATATTGATTATTATTACAACACTATCAAGAGGTGTTATGTTTGTTGAGTATGATAATGAAGAATAATAGAGTAACTACTTAGGCTCAATATATAAAGTGCAGAATGGGCTGTTTGAAGTAGTGAGGGTATCCTCGTAATGGGGGTGTAGTATGAAGTTATCCCAATCTTGATGGATGTGTGTTTTAATGGTCCTCAGGCTGATGGTAAAGCTCCACGATTGCAAACCGTAGGATTCAGAGTTCGATTCTCTGGAGGACCTCAAAAAAAGATTAAAAAAAATTGAAAAAAAGTTGCTATAAAGAAATAAAGTCCGTATCTTTATAGTATAGAAATAAGATCATTGAAGTATTAGATAAAATAAATTGCACCTGTGGGCAAACAGGAAAAGCCGTCTGACTTAGGATCAGAAGATTTTGTGGGTTCGACTCCCACCAGGTGTACAAAATTAGAGTTAGCTTATAGTAAAGCAGCAGGGGCTAACCTGCAGAACGGATACGAGAACCGGCTCTAATTAATTTGCTTCTGAAACATAAATGGTAATGTACTTGATTTGTACTCAAGAAAACGGGGTTCGATTCCTCGCAGAAGCTCAAAAGATGAATTCGATCACACCTAGGGTTAGTGATTAAATTAAAGGATCCATTCAGTATACAAGGCTGAGATTCATCTTCAATTGCAATGTTCGCCTAGTAGGTATGGCACCACACTTCCAATGTGGAATAAGACCGGTTCGAGACCGGTACATTGCTCAAGGGTGTGTGGGAACCCAAGAATATGTGATGAACATATACCCACAATCTGCTGCGTTAGTGAAGGGGTAAACACGTATCACTTTCTATGATAAGGCACGGGTTCGAATCCCGTACGCAGTACAAAACCAGAAAGGCCATTGTTCACAACCTCTGGTGTGAAAAAGGTGAACACGAGGTTAAGGTACACTCGTAATAACAATACCTTGACAACCTGGAATAGACAGGTAAATTGGGGGCACATGTACCAAGGCTTGGCGAAAAACACTTGCAATGTTTTTGTGATGGGTTCGATTCCCATTGTCTCCACTGAAGCTTAACCGACTCTTGACAGGTTTGACAACTTGGAACAGACAAGTAAATTTGGCTCTATGGTCCAGTGGTATGGATGCTTGGTTGTCGCCCAGGAGACGAGGGTTCGATTCCCTCTAGAGCCGCTTATAAACTGCGTTAAAGTGTAAAGGTTGCATCTAAGTCTCATAAGCTTGGGGGGTGGTTCGAGTCCACGCTACGCTACAAAGAACTAAATGTCGGTGCCAGACACCCACTGCAGAGGGTACAAAGAAGAAGCTGCTTTATATAGTGTGACCACAATCGCCTTATAACACATTTAGTTTACTTGGTCTTTTAGCTCAGACGGTTAGAGCAGCTCGCTCATAACGAGAAGGTCGCAGGTTCGAGTCCTGCATGGACCACAAAATTTTATCCAATATGAGGTCAATTCCTTCAACTCCAATGTAGGTTAGCTGTTAGCTAACTTATGACTCAGAAATTGAGAATTTGGAGAGTAGTCCCAACCAGCATGACTGGTGTTCAGGCTCCCACGTTTTTTGTTGAAACAACAGAGAACGGACGAGAAGAAGCAGAAAAATCTGCAAACCTACAAGCAAGACAAAAATCAAGCTTGGGTAAGTTTAACAATTGGTATTTTGATTTAACAAGAATGAATGTCAGAGTAGACAAACATGGGAGGTATATCAAGCATCACCAATAAGAAATATTCGGAGAAAGGTTTGGAAACCTGAACCTTTCTTCTTATATTAAATAAAAATAAAGGTAATATGGTCTGGTCTGTATTTAGTATTGAAGTAAAAGAGCAATTAGCATGGACAACACATACTAGGCTATTTATGGGCGATCTATCTAATATAGATCTTACAACAGATTGGAGATTTTGTGATGTTAAAGGAAAAAGAAGGAATTGTATATTCTTAGGTTTTATTGACAACCCAGAATTTCCATTAAAAGAACCAGTAAAAACATATAGAAATAATTAAATAAAAATCATAGTTATGAAAAATTCGTTATCTACAAAAGGGTTATCAATGTCTCAAGCACAATCAATCTCAAATTTGTGCAATCAACGTTCAAAAGATATTACAGCAAAATTGGCTGATATCAATAACGTTTCCAAAGTATTAAAAATAGGAGAGGAGACTTATACTGAGACTCAGGGAAATCCAATTCCAGCAAACGTAGTAGAATTATTAATTGAGAAAGCAAGATTATCTGCCACTCAAGCATTCTTGATGGAGAACATCAAAGCTAAAGATTCTTTAATCAAAGATGTTCAATTTGAGGACTTTGACTATACCGTACTAGCTCCAGAAAAACCTAAAGCTGTAACTAAAGTTTTACCTTTTTCAGTAGATGAGGAATGGGGATGGTCTCAATTGACTACAGCAGAGTATAACGAATACTTAGAAGCAGAAGCTTACGCTTCACATATTGGACAATTTATCCACAAAGGAGGTAAATTGGATAAATTAAGAAGTGAATTACCTACCATTAAGACTTTAGAGTTTATGGAAATTGAAGTAGGAAAGAAAACTCCTATGAAAGTTTCTATTCACCACACCTCAGAAGAGTTGCTTGCAATTCACGAAGAGTTAGCCGGTCTTCATAGAAACTATGAGCAAAAAGTTAATTACTTTAAATCTAAAGTAAAGAACTCAGTAACAACTGAAAATGCTCGTATTGCTAATGAGAGAGCACAGATTCAAGCTGAATTGAATGAAGTAAACGGCAAACAAGATGCTGACTATAATGCAGCGTTAGAGAAATGGAGAGCTGATTTTAGAAAAGCTTCTAATGAGTTTGAAGCAAAACGTCAAGAAAGAATCAAAGAAGCAGCTAATATGAAAATTGATGTTGATGCTAGATTCCAGTCTGTAATTGATATGTTTTTGAAAAATTTAAAATAATATGAAAATATTAGTTGAATCTGAAGAATTAAAGCAAGAAATACTTAAACAAAGTGAGTATATACATGACTTTTTAATTACTAAAGACGATATCAAGAATCTAGATGAGAATTGGATAATAGGACTTGACTCGGAAAAGGCAGGAATATTAATGCATTTGTATATTAATCCTACCTTAGTAGAAGTAATAAAATAACATATGGTACTGAGGGACTAAGCACAAGCCGATACCCCAAAGTTTTATGTCGGGAGTAGGAAGATTTATTATAAATTATAGCAAGATAAGATTTAATTAATCATACTATGACAAATGGCTTTATGCCTTACATCTTTCGCTTCCACTACAACCTTTATAAAACTGAGATAGAACTCAACAGATAGACAAGTTACTGAAATCTCATAGAGAAAGAGAAATCTTTACCACTAGACAGATAATTGGCTATCGAAAAGAGACTTAGTTTTTGTCTTTGCCTTTGAGGTAGAGGAAGGTCTTTGATTTTGATTTAGTATTTGACATCGTCTATATACTTTCTCTCCCCGACAACATATTTTTTAAAAAATAATTAACAAAAAGCTTGCTTCGGCAGGCTTTTATTCGTATATTTAGGTATAGTTAATAAGTAAATGTTATGAGTAGAATATTAGAAATTATAGCAAAATATGATCAGAATTTAACAATTGCTCAATTAAGAGAAGCAATTGAAAATGATAGACGTATTGCTGAACAAAAAGAAGTAGACGATTTTAATCAAATTAAGGAAGAGTTTGCTGACACATATTTAAAAGTTATTGATAAAGAACATATGTTTGGTAAAACATTAAACGTTTATCATATAAAGGAGATAACACGAACTGAAAGATGTACGGACTGGTCATTAGTATATTATGCCAAAGGAAGTAAATTATCATTTTCAGAAAGAGATATATTCTACAGAACATTTAAACCTAACACTACTCATGATAGTTTCTCTAAAGAAGATTTAAGAGAAATGATTAAGATCACTAAAGAGGAATATGACGAGTATATGAATCAATACTCAGTAATTACAGCAATGTTAACTGAAATAGTAGGGTAGTAGCTATGAAAGACGCATTAGGAATAGAGATCCAAATAGGTCAGCGATACGGATACTCTAGAAATGAAAATGGATTTACTTATGTACGAATAGGTACTGTAAGTAAAATAAACGAAAAGACAGTAACAATGGATGTAGAGGTTACTAAAAGAGCATTATACAGTGCAGACCTAGAAATAGATCTCCTGGCAAGTAGAAAAATATCAATAAAAGGAAATATGTTATTTCCAGTTAATATAGAGGAATAAAATGAAACTAGTATTAGAAAAAGGACAACAATTGTTCTTTACATCAGACACACATTACTCACACTCGAACATTTGTAGTGCTACTACAAACTGGTCAGTGAATGATGGATATGCTCGTAAGTTTGATTCATTGCAAGATATGAACCAGAGACTAGTTGATAACATTAACAACATGGTCGGTGAAGATGATATCTTAATCCACTTAGGTGACTGGTCATTTGGAGGATTTGACAAGATTGAAGAATTCAGAAGTCAAATCAACTGTAAAAACATTCACTTAGTTTTAGGAAACCACGATGATCACATCTCCCGTAATAAGGAGAATATACAAAGATTATTTTCATCTGTTCAACATTATCTAAAATTAGATGTTAGAAGATATCCTAATAAAGCAACAGTAGAAAAATTTAGATTTGTATGTATGCATTTCCCTATTATTAGCTGGGATAGTATGAATCAGAAAGTAATGCATCTTTTTGGGCATGTACACTTACCTCCTCATCTTAGAGTTATGGAAGGGAGAGCAATGGATGTAGGATGTGAAGGAAATGGCTTAGAGCCTATATCAATGGATGAAGTCGTAGAAATACTTAAAGACAGGCCTATTAAAAAGTCTTCACTTCCTAAAGATCATCACGAGGTTGAAGTGTAAATAAACAGTGTTTTCCATAAAAAGTTACTATTTATATATGTAGAGTGGATGCTACATATATACTGAAAATATCAACTAAAGCTATAGGCAAGTAGAGACATCCACCTCGAAAGCCATAGCTTTTTTTATTATGAATTACCAAAGAATTTATGATCAAATAATTGATCGAGCAAAGAGAGAGAACAGGACAAAAGAAAAAAGTGGAGCCTATTACGAAAGACACCACATCATTCCAAAATGTATGGGAGGAGAAGGTGAAACAACACAATGGAGGACGCATCCAAACATAGTGCTCCTAACAGCGAGAGAGCATTTTTTAGCACACCTACTTCTTGTAGAAATTTACCCTAAGGAATATAAGTTAAAACATGCTGCCTGGCAAATGGTCTTTAGACATAGTAAAACACAGTCGAGATTGTATAAGGTTAGCACAAGGGTATATGAGAGGTTAAAAATAGAAAAAAGTATAGCAAATGCAGAACTACTAACAGGAAAGACTAGTCCGCTAAAAGGTAGGCCAAGCCCACTGAAAGGAGTTCCTAACCTGGCAGCTAAAGGGAAAGCACCTTGGAATAAGGGAATTGCTAACGGAAATAAGGGAGTAAAGAGGCCAGATGTATCTGAAAAGAATAAAAGGAACACAAAACCGATAGCACAATTCAGTAAAGCAGGAACACTGTTACAAGCATGGAACTCAGGAGCCGAAGCTTCTAGGAGATTAAACATAGATGCAGCTAATATAAATGCTTGTTGTAAAGGTAAGGTAAAGAGCGCAGGAGGATTTATTTGGAAATATTCTGAAAAATAATTACAAAAAGGCTTGCTTACGCAGGCTTTTTTTCGTATATTTAATTATTAAAAACAGGGAAGCTGAAAACTGAATAGAGTAGGCAATATACATAAATTTATACACATATGTACACATTAAGAGTATTGCACCCAAGTGGTGACGAGCAGAATTATTATTTAGGGGACTTATACAAAGTCATATTAAAAAGCAAAAGTCCTGAGAACTTTAAATTAACGTATAATTCTTATTTAGAAGAACATATTGACGTACACTCAGATGATGAGTACGAATTATACGGTTTTATTATATCATATGTACAAGGAGTACAGCCATTATATACGAGTAATAAGTACTATATTGTTATGGAGTCAGGTAAAACATTTCAAAAACTATAAAAACAAATAAGATATGAAACAAACAGCAGTAGAATGGTTACAAGATGAATTAAATCAAATCAAAAGTTCATCAACCGATATGGATGGTATAATTAGATTTTTGGAAACAGAATTTAATAAAGTTATTGAACAAGCCAAAGAAATGGAAAAGGAACAAAAAGGATTTAGCGACGTGGAGGTGGAATTGATTGCCAACGAAATAGTTAATTGGACTATTGATAATATTGGCAATCCAAACCCTCAAAGTGGTAAAAAGTTTGATGAGATTATGTCAAAATTTAAAAATAAATAAGTTATGAAAATAATAGATTTAAAAGAAGGTATGATTATAAATTCTCCAACTAAAGGAGAAGGTATAATTTTAAAAGTTACAAAAAGAACTGTTACCACAAAGTTTAAATACTCAACAAGTAAAATTACTTTAAAAAGTAATGATACTAATATAGATTTTTACTGATTTATAATTTAAAAACAAATAAGATATGGAAGGTTTAGCAGGTGGAATAGCATTATTAATGTTATTTTTTATAGTACCGATATTTGAAATAATAATTAAGTATATTTTTAAAAACAAATAAGATATGGAACAAATTTTAATTTTAATATTATTCTCTATAATGGCTCTATGCTTTATAGGATTAGAAGTAAGCAATAGAAAGTATGAAAAAGCAAGAGATAGATATATTAAATGGAGTATGAGCGATTGGAATAAAGAATTTGAAAACAAATAAAAGCTATGTTAGAAAGATTTAAAAAATGGTTTTATGAGTGGAAAAATGGTCATCCATTTCTTTTACACGAAGAAGTAATTATAATTTGTGATACAAGAACAGAAAAGAAGTACTTATGGATGAATGATAAACAAATACAAAATCTCATTAAAATTAGAGTAAGAAAAATGTATAAGGAAAAATATCCTGATGCAAAAAAATTTAGTTTAAAATTTAAAAAGAAATAAGATATGAAACAAACAGCAGTAGAATGGTTAGTAGCTGAACTAAGAAAATATGGTAGTCCAGTTCCAAGACAAGATGAGGAACAAGCCAAAGAAATGGAAAAACAACATATTCAAGATGCTTATAGGATTAATCCAAACAATGAAATTTGGAGCAATTCAGGTATTGATTACTATAACGAAACATTTAAAAATAAATAAGATATGAGTATTAAGTTTATAATATTTTGGTTGATACTATGTGTTGTTATTACTATACTAACGAAAAACAAATTTAAAAACAAATAATATTATGGGGTATGTACCAACAATATGTTTTAGGCCTAAATTAGAGAAAACGACTAAGGTTACTAAACTAACTAAAAAAGAAAAACTTAAAAAATTAATATTTTCTGAAAGAGCAGCTTTTGATAGACATTTATTGGATTTATCAAATTTTTATCAAAAGAAAATAAACAAACTCTTAAAAAAATAGTATTATGAAAATTAAAAAATTAGAAACAAGACAACCTTGGTTATGTGAAGTAGATGGAACTACATATGTTAGAACAGAAATTCAATGGAATGATGGTAGACCCAATGATGTAACTTGGCATCTTAACGAAGACCAAGTAGAAGGTAAGGTTTATCTTACCGATGAACAATTGGAAAAACTATTTTGGGAGAATAATGTTAAAGTGAACATTCCATTACTAGTTGATATACCAAATGGTGATGATTTATTTTTAAACAAATAAAATTATGATAGCAGTATTAATAACAATAGTCATAGCCTTTATAATTATTTTTAAAGATAGATTTTTAGATTACTGGAAAAATAGAAAATAATTAACAAAAAGCTTGCTTACGCAGGCTTTTTTTCATATATTTAAGTATAAATTTAAAACCAAAGGTTATGTATTACAAATTCAACAAAGAAACATTATTACCTGAAAAAGTAAATGTCACGAGTAAAACATTAGTAGGAATAGGAGCTACTATAGGATTAATTCTAATGTTAGGATTCACATCAAAACCTATTGATCCAATCCAAAATCTAACAACAGAAGATAAACTAATTGTGATTAGAGAATACAATGAATTCTCAGAACAGAAATTAATTGAAAAAATTGATCAATTAAATTTCAGATACCCTCACATTATCTTAGCACAAGCTAAATTAGAATCAGGTCATTTCAAATCAACTATCTTTTTAGAGAACAATAACATGTTCGGCATGAGAGAAGCTAAATTAAGAGCTAATTTAGCAAAAGGTACAAATAGAGAGCATGCCTACTATGATTCATGGCAAGATTGTGTCTGCGACTACGCTCTATACTATTCAACCTATCTTTCAGATATTAAAACTGAAGGAGAGTACTTTGAATATTTGAAACAGAATTATGCTGAGGATAAAACATATGTTCAGAGATTGAAACAGATTATTAAAAAACAAGATTTAAAAAGTAAATTCAATTAACATGGAAAAAGAATTTATACCATACGAACAAGCATTTGCTTTAAAAGAATTAGGATTTGATGAACCTTGTTTTGCTTATTTTTATCATCATCAAGAATATAAAATTTTATTTGATAATCCTACTCAATCAAGAGATTATAATTCTATAAAAGTTGATGTTGGTAGTATTTTTGACAATAATGAAGAAAGAGTTAAAAAAGGATTAGAAAGTTTAGGTGATTCTGTTTCAAGAATAACATCAATACCAACATTCTCACAAGCATTTAGATGGTTTAGAAAGAAATATCAAATTGATAGTTGGATATATCCAAATTTGAATGGTTTATATTCAGTATCTAAGGTAAGGAGAGGTGTAGGTTTAGGTAAAGTTTCCGAATATCAAACTTACGAAGAAGCAGAACTTGAATGTCTTAAAAAATTAATAGAAATTGTAAAACAAAATAACAATGAATAAAGAATTTGTACCTTACGAACAAGCACTTGCTTTAAAAGAATTAGGATTTGATGAACCTTGTTTTGTATACTGGGTGTTTGATGGAGTTAAAACAACTTTATCAACTTCACATAATAAAAGTGGTTGGTCTATGATTGGATTTAAAAACAATCAAATGGCTAAAAAGGCAGGTTTATGTACTGCACTACTTTACCAACAAGCGTTTAGATGGTTATTAGCATTAGCAAATAAAGATAAACATTTTACCAACAAATGGACAATTAGTTACAATGAGGATTATTATTCTTTATTTTTAGGTGGTTGTAATATGGGAGTATTTGAAGCTGAACTTGAATGTCTTAAAAAATTAATAGAAATTGTAAAAGAAAATGTGGATAAACAAAGATAAAATTATCTATGCTCATATAAGGACAAGGTATAAGAAACCCTTAACTAGAAGAGAAAAAGCAGAAATTACAGGATATTACATAGAAGCTGCAATTGGATTTAGAGAAAAAGGAGCAATAGAAACTAACATCTTCTCAGCTGACACTAAAGAAGAATGTGAACAATTTTTAAATAAATTAGGATTAATAGAAAATACACTTTAAAAATAATGGAAAAAGTAATAAGAAACGGAAAAGTAGCAGTACTAATATCACCAGGATACGGAGCAGGATTTTACACATGGGGTGCTCCATTAGAAGCAATCTTCCACCCAACATTAGTTGATTTAATTGAAAAACAACAAATACAAGAAGCTATTGAATTTGTAAAATTAATGTGGCCTGAAGCATACACAGGAGGTGTAAAAAATCTAGAAATACAATGGCTTAATGAAGGAGAACAATTTCAAATAGACGAATACGATGGATCAGAAAGCTTAATAGAAGTAGGAAATACAAATTGGATAACAGCATAAATCATGATATCAGGAGCACAACCAAAAATATTACTAACTCAAAATGAGGAAGGTAAGTTTGATCTAGATGAAGCATTTAAGTCTATATTTGGGAAAGAATTAGAACCTAACTACAAACTAGTAAGAGATAGAGATGGTTTAACAAAAACATCTTTAGCTATAAAATGGTTAGAGTTTGATGAGGAAGGAAAATATAAAGCAGATTTTCAAGAAATAGCTATTGATAGAAGTTTAATCATGTCTCCATTTAATATGTACTTTACTTGGCAAACAACCCCAGTAATATCAATTGTAGAACAAAGAGAGGACTATGTAAAATTTAATACAGAAAATTCTACATACGAATTATTTAAACTATGAAATGGATTTTAATATGGGCAGCTTATGAATTCATAAGACCCCGAATAATATGGTTATGGTATTATTTAATAAATAAAGGAAGTAATTAATATGGAAGACTTTTTCGAAGAAATAAAAAACAGACCAAGACCAAACTTCTTTAGAAGAATATGGCTGTGGTGGAACCATGATGGTAAATACTATCACAAGTACTTTAAAAATGGAGTAAAGAATCTATGGTATTGGTTACCAATCATCTGGAAAGATAGAAATTGGGATTCTCACTATATCTTTGAAGTTTTAAAACATAAACTCAAATCACAAGCCAATTATATTGGTGATAGGAACTGGCATACTCGAGCCCAACAAGATGCTCGTAGAATGAGATTATGTGTTTCTTTAATTGAAAAAGTACAAGATGAAACATATGCCATGGAGTACATGGACTATGGTAAAGACAGAGTATGGCTCACACCATGTAATGATGGAACAGGAAATTCATTATACAATTCAGAAGAAGTATGGGAAAAGTATGATGAGTTCTTTAAAAAATATCCTTTAGTCTATAAACGAGTTTTAAAAGGAGAAGGTCCATTTACATTAGATGGAAGAGATGAGAGTGAAATGAAAAGAATTATAGCCATGAATATTGCCCATATCAACCACGACCGAGCAAGAAAGCTATTATTTAAAATAATGGAGTCAGAAATTGAAAAATGGTGGGACTAACCAAATACATATTCATACTATTCTCAGTCTTTACTTTCAGTCAAGAACATATCCTAATAGGTGATTCACAAACATACCTATTAGCCAAACATTCAACTGAAATCAAACAGATAAAACGCTTATGCCAATCAGGCATAGGCGTTATTGAATTGAATAGTAAAATACGTAATTACCATGTATCTCCTGCAGTTAAAAGTGTAAGTGTATGTATTGGAGTAAATGATAATTACAAAGACACAGGTATAAATATTTTATTAAATACTATTAAAAGAACTTTCCCAAACGCTCGTCTTTTTATCATACAAGGTTCATGGGGTTGGGGTAAAGTAAAGAGAATGAACCAAAACACTCTAAATAACTACTACAAACGATTCTCAGGTACAATAATATACCCAGCAATTGGGAAAGGAGATCCACATAGGGATAAAAAAATTTATAGAATTATAATGAAAAATTTGGAAACTCGGATTTAATTTCGTATATTTAAGTATAAATTTAAAACAAAGGTTATGAAAAACATACACGTATTACCAACAGATAAAGAAAAAAGACTTCATGATACTTTTGGTAATTTAAGATTAGAAAAAGGATATGATTCAAGTCCTTGTAGTGTAAACATCTACATCACTTCTGATGAAGATATAGATGAGAATGATTATATCATCACTCAAGATGGTAGATTAGTTCAAGTTTCTTATTTACTATCTAAGGATTTAGAAGGTGCTTTAAAGGTTATTTTAACAACAGACCAAGACTTAATCAATGATGATGTAACAGGTATTGATGATGAGTTTTTAGAATGGTTTATTAAGAATCCAAGTTGTGAGTTTGTTGAGGTTCAAAAAGGATTTGCTGATGGAAGTAATTATGGTTATAACTTTCTTGATTACGAAATCATCATTCCAAAAGAAGAACAAACAAAATGTTACTGTGGACACACTTCATACTGTGATTGTGGACCTGAAGAACCTAAAGAAGAAACAATTGAAGTATCAGATAAAGAAAGGTTAGATTGGATTCAAAAAATTATGACAAAAGGAGATAATTATTGTGAAGTATTTTTTGCAGGATTAAGAAATGGACTTAATGATGCAATTGAATTTCAAATAGAGTGTAATCCTGAAAAATTTAAAGTTATTAAATGTAATTCTGTAAGAGAATGTATTGATAAAGCAATAAAAAATTATGAAACAAGAAACAATTGAAGAAGCTATTGACAGAACAAGAAAGGAATATCCATTTTTGTTTAATAAAACAATCTTTGAATTAGGTGTTGAATGACAACAAGAACAAGACAATACTGCAAATGAGATACTAAATTACATTTTAACAAATGATGATGGTGTAGGAATTACTTTAGGATATAATTCAAGAGAAATGATAGAACAACATTTTAAAAACATAAATTATGACAGATAAAGAAACAATTGAAGAAGCTGCTAAGAGAATTGAATTTGAAAGGTATGGTGAAATTTTAACAAACTATACTAAACAAAGACCTGCTTATAATTTAGGATTTAATAATGGTGCTAAATGGCAACAAGAACAAGACAAGAATATGTATAGTAATGAAGAAGTTGAAGTTTTAATTAAAACAACTTACGAAGAAACTATGAGAGCAATGGTTGATTGGTTTGTAAACAATAAAGATAAAAACCAAGAAGAAATGGAATCAGCAATTGAAAATTATGTTTATCCAAGATTAGCAGAAAAAGGTATTAAATTTAAAAAGAAATAAGATATGGAAGCACTAAATTTTTTTATATATTTTTTTGAAGTATGTTTAGTAATCTGCGTTGGCGGATTATTAAGAGCAATTTATAAATTAATTAAAAACAAATAAGATATGAAACAGACAGACAAAAAAGCAGACCTTATAAGTGAATCTTATAAGAACTATTGTGAAAACTTCGATGAAGGGAATTTCAGTAAAAAATGGTTAAAATTAGAAGAATCATTTGATGGGTTTTTTAATGACGAAAACTATTCTGTATACACAGAAGAAGAATTTATTAATAAATTAAATACTGATGAAGAATTTTCTAAAAGGTGGAAACTTACAATTTAAAAAGAAATAAGATATGAAACAGATAAAATATAATATTTCAATTTTTATTTTTTGGTTTAAATATATTTTATTAAAAACACCTATTAAAGCGAATCAAATAGAGTTTTTACAGAAAAGTTACACACCAACCAAAAGAGAAGAAAATTTAATTAATAAAGTTAAAAAAATTAACAAACTATAAAACAAATAAGACTAATAGATATGTATAAGCGTGGGGGTAGCCACCACATTAAAAACGAGAGGTGCTTATATGTGTCTATTTATTAACAATTTAAAAAACAATAAGATATGAAAAATAAAGAAACACCAAATCCAGCTGATTTTATGATGTTGGGAGAAAAAGTATTTGAAGAAAATGTACATGAAAAGTTAAGAGAAACACTATCTCCAAATGAAAAACAAATGTGGATAAGTGGTTATTTGTTAGCATTAACTCAACAAAATAAAAGATAAAACAAAACAAAAACCCGATTGCAAGGATAAGTGCTACAAATATTATGGAATTAAAAAGAGAATTATCGTTAGGAGAAAAAAGATTGCGAATTAATTTTGATGAAATCTTGACCAATGAATGTAGTGAGCATTTAAAGCTAAAATATGAACTTGCAAAAGTCATAAATAGAATTGATGCTATTGAACAAAATGGAAGCGAACACGGAAGATTGAAATCATTAGCAATGACAGATATTGAAAATGCTTCAATGTGGATTACAAAAGCTTTTACTCACGAAAATTAATTCTTTGGTTGTCGGATGCTATGCGGTTTGTGTAGCATCTCGCACAACGTTAAAGCATTGTAGTCAGTTGTGGTTAGACTTGCACAATGTTTTGATTAAAGACTAAAACTAACCGATTAAAAACAAATTATTAATTAAGCCTTAACCAACAATTGTTACAATGCAGTGTTATATGATGGCTTTAAATTCAAACAAAATGAAAAATTTTAAACAATTCAAAAGAACTCAAATTGCAGAAATGAGAGAAGTAACAGAAAATGATATTACAGACTTTCACAATGTAGGTGCTATTGTAATACCATCTGATTTAGGAGATTGGAAACATCCAATAAAAGTTAGTATTTCTGATGCAGATTTATTAAATGGTTCTCCTAAAATTGGAGATATGATTGCAAGAAATCCTAAAAATCATTTTGACCAATGGTTAGTTGCCGAACAATATTTTAAAGATAATTTTGAGGAATTTAAAAACAAATAACTATGAAAAATTTATTCCTGTTGCCAACAGATAAACCAAGTAGGTTATCTAAATATAAAGAAGAATTATTGCCGTTAGCAAAAGGATTTCATTATGGAAGTGAACATATTGTTAGCCAAAACATATACATCACTTCTGATGAAGAAATAAATGAGAATGATTATATCATCACTCAAGATGGTAGATTAGTTCAAGTTTCTTATTTACTATCTAAAGATTTAGAAGGAGCTTCAAAAGTCATCATAACAACAGACCAAGACTTAATCAAAGATGGTGTACAAGCTATTGATGATGAGTTTTTAGAATGGTTTGTAAAGAATCCAAGTTGTGAGAAGGTTGGTATTGAACCATTAATGGCGGGATTCGTGGATGATGAACCAAGTTATTACGAAAATATGTATGACATCATCATTCCAAAAGAAGAAATCCAACCACAACAAATTTGGAATGAAGAAAAAATGGAAGGAGTGAAGAAATTAATTCAGGAACAAGAAACACTTGAAGAAGTTAGAAAAGTAGAAAGAACTGAATTGTTTAATTCTATCTTTTCAGTTGTAAAACAAATACCGAGAAAAGATGTTGATGGGGATGCAATGGATGCTCCAAGTTGTGCTTATGAAATAGAACAACTATTTTATAAATGGCAACAAGAACAAGACAAGAAATTGTATAGTGAGGAAGAAGTATTAGATATTTTAGGAACATTCTTATATACTTTACAAATGGGGGAAGATGTTGAAGACGTAAAACTATGGTTTGAACAATTTAAAAAGAAATAAGATATGAAACAAACAGCAGTAGAATGGTTATTAGATAGAATTGAAGATGTAGATAACACTCCTGAAATATGGGAACTAATTAAGATTAAAGCCAAAGAAATGGAAAAAGAACAACAAGGGTATAGTGAGGAAGAAGTATTAGAATTTACTCAAAAAATTATTCAGTAATATAAGTTTGGAAATACCAATATTGAGCAAATGGATTTATTAAAGGAAACTTTACAACAATTTAAAAACAAATAAGATTAATAGATATACAGAAGTGTGGGCGTAGCCACCACATTAAAAACGAGAGGTGCTTATATGTGTCTATTTATTAACAATTTAAAAAACAATAAGATATGAAAAATAAAGAAACACCAAATCCAGCTGATTTTATGATGTTGGGAGAAAAAGTATTTGAAGAAAATGTACATGAAAAGTTAAGAGAAACACTATCTCCAAATGAAAAACAAATGTGGATAAGTGGTTATTTGTTAGCATTAACTCAACAAAATAAAAGATAAACTAAGAATCCGATTGCAAGGATAAGTGCTATAAATATTATGGAAAATATTATGGGAGAAGAAGTGTCAATTTTTGAAGGCTTAAATTACAGACACCAAGAACTTTTAAGAAAGTTATCAGAGGTAAATGAAAGACTACATCGTTCAACTATTTCATTAGGAGGAGAATATCCTTTAAAAGAAAATAAAATAATTGAGTCTCCAACAGATGGTAGCCATATTAATAACTATGTTAATCAATTAGATTATATGGAAAATACACTTACTTATATGTTTAATCATATTGAAGTTTTAGAGAATTTAGTTCGTAAATAACAAAACAAATAAATATGAAACAGACACCTTTAGAAGAATTAAGAAATGAAGATTTACAACATTATGATGCTTTGACATTTAACGATTATAAAAGTCATAGAAATAGTATTCCAAGAGCAATAAATTTTTACTACAACTATAAACAAATGAATTTATTTCAAAGAATTATTTTAGCATTTAAAAACAAATAATATGGTAAGTACAAATTTAAACAATGAACAAGTTAAAAATCCCTTAAGAGACCCTTTAACTTATTCTCTTGAAGTTTTATTAACTGAAATTAGAAGAGGTAGGCCTGCTGTTAGTTGCAGTTTTGTTCTTTACTCCGAAAATATTGACGGAATCAAAGAATATGAAAAAGTGAATGGAGAATATATTAAACTTGATGAACCAATAAAACTTAAAATGTTCGGAGTTTATAGACATTCATTTGGTTGCAGTTTGAGTGATGCAATGAAACAATGGAGTTGTGTTAGACAAATTTTAAGTTTTAATAGATTTTATCACTCAACAGGTAGAGATAAGAATTATTTACAAATGGGGACTAAGTTTAATATATTCTTACTTCCAATAGTGTATTTATATTCTTTGATTGACACAAAGATGTTTCATAAGGTTGCGTTCGTTTAAATTACAATTAACAGCTGAGTATAAACGTAATGCTTACACCAAACTTAATTTGAAACACAAAACTTAGAATTATAATGAAAAATTTGGAAACTCGGATTTAATTTCGTATATTTAAGTATAAATTTAAAACAAAGGTTATGAAAAACATTCACGTATTACCAACGGAAAAACCAAGTAGATTGTATTATAATGCAAATGATAAAAATTGGCAATTATGCGAGTTCCATAAATATCATACAGATATTAAACCTACTCATAACATCTACATCACTAATTCAGAAGAAATTAAAGAAGGTGATTGGTGTTTTGAAGTTCATAATGAAAATTCTAAAGCAACTACTCCAAACTTTATTGATGAAAAAGGTAATAAATGGTGGCTAAGAAAGGCAAATGCTAATGATATTGCAGGATGTCCAACAACTAAAAAAATTATCCTAACAACAGACCAAGACTTAATCAAAGATGGTGTACAAACTATTGATGATGAGTTTTTAGAATGGTTTGTTAAGAATCCAAGCTGTGAGAGAGTTGATGTTGATTATAGATATGATACAAATCTTCAACCTATTTTAGATAGTTTTGGAAACAAAGTGTTAAGAATTAAACTACCGACCGAATCTGAAAATTTATCTCAAATAATCATTCCAAAAGTAGAATCTAAACAAGAAACACTTGAAGAAGCTACTGAAAGATATGCGAATATGCACCAAGATGTGTCAGAAGAATTAGGAATATATCTTGTAAAAGTTGTATTTCAAGATGGTGCTAAATGGCAACAAGAACAAGACAAGAAAATGTATAGTGAAGAAGAAGTTTTGAAATTTTCAGAATGGTTTGCTTTTGAATTAACACGATATGGTTATCCAACAGAAGAAAACATAATTAAAGCACTAAAGGAAATTAAAAGAATTTTAAAAACAAATAAGATATGAAATACATATTAACACTCCTTCTACTACTAACACTGACATCATGTTCAGTGGAACAAAGAATCAAAGATCATTCTTATACACAAGAATGGTACTATATTGATACAATGAAATTTCAAGTATACAAAACTAAAAGTGGAAAGAAATACATCATTGTACTAAATGAGAAACAAACAAAATATAAACGACAATACATTAAATTATGATTCGCATAACGGTTCTGAGCGATACACATACAAGACATGGATTAATTCCAATGTCAGATTTACCTGGAGGAGATATTCTTATCCATGCCGGAGATATTATGAACTCAGGATATAATAAAAATGACATTCATGATTTTTTATATTGGCTTAGTTCTTTAAAGCAATATGATACTAAAATTTTCATAGCAGGAAATCATGATCGTATGTTTGAGAATCATCCTGAAGAAGTACAAGAGTGGTTAAACAAACACCTTAATGTAGACTATCTTCAAGATGAAGCTATTATGGTAGATGGAATTAAAATTTACGGATCACCATGGCAACCAGAATTTTATAACTGGGCATTCAATTTACCAAAAAATGGATTTGGATTAGCAGGTAAATGGGAAGCAATTCCTGACAACACAGATATCTTAATTACACATGGTCCAGCTTTTGGAACATTAGATACAGTAGTAGGGAGAAGACATGATCATTTAGGATGTGAATTATTGGCAGAGAGAATAGAAGTAGTTAAACCCAAAATTCACATCTGCGGACACATACATTCAGGATACGGGTATTATTGGAATGGACATACTCACTTCTTTAATGCTTCAGTATTAGATGAACAATACGAGTACACTCAAAAGCCAATAACATTTGATTGGAATAAAGAAACAAACGAAATAGAATTTTTATAAGCTATGACATTAAGAGAAAAATTTGAAGATGGTTATAATGATTACAAAGAAAATGCTAAATACTGTGAAGCAATAGCAGATGAAAATGCTATGGAATTTGGTAAATGGCTGAACAATCAAGTACTTACACCAGGTGGTACGCATCATCATTTAGATGGTAAAGCACTAATAACCGACTTATATGTTATCTACAAAAACCAAAAAGGATTATGAAACTAAAATATTTTTTAAAAAAATTCGAATGGATGAAAGTCTACTTCTCTCCATTCAAACCACCAGTCCCAAAAGTATATATTGGTAAAACAGCTATTGGTACACCTTATTTCTTACCAAGAGTATGGAGAAAGTACACAACTCAAGAAGCCATAGATAAAGCCACAGCTGAACTAGAAAAAAATCCAAATGCTAAAAAAATAGGATTTGAAAAACTATTCTACGATTACAGTAGAAGAAGTAAATCAGTTCCTAAAAAAATAGGATTTGATTTTGTAGATTTAGGTTGGAAAACAAAATGGACAGATACAGACTACAGATTTGAATGGTCTCCAGTTTGGTCATTTGTGTTCTTTGGTTATCAAATAGCAATAACATTTGTTCCTACAGAACCTCACCATTACTGGGAATGCTGGTTGTATTATTCAAGAGAAACAGTAGGAAGTCCTGAAACAAGAATAAAAAAATCTAGAAAGAAGTTTCCATGTGTGTGGAGTTCTACAGTAGATGGAGTTAAGACCACAACTTGTTATTGGGATGTAATATTAAAGAAAAAATATTTGTAAAATAATTAGAAAAAGGCTTGCTTACGTGAGTCTTTTTTCGTATATTTAAGTATAATTTAAAACACAAAGGTTATGACAGCATATAATTTTTTACAAGGTAGTTTTACAATTAGTCATTTTTATAATGATAAGTACAATGAAATGGTATGTTTTTCTAAAGATGTCGAAAAAGCAATGATTGAATTTGCTAAATATCATGTAGAAGCAGCTTTAAAACAAGCTAGTGAACAAGCTAAGGTAAAAATAAAACAAGGTGAATTAGGAGCATTTGATATGAGACCGTCAGTAAAAAAGAAGAGTATTATAAATGCTTATCCATTAAAAAATATTAAATAAAAGCTATGAAGGAAAGATTAACTCCAGGAAAGATTTTAGTATTAAAAAAAGATTTCCCACCATATCCAATAGGAACTGAATTTCACATAACTTATGGGGTTTGTGGTAGAATGATTTTAAATACTCCAAATTTTGGATCTACATTACCTAATGGAGAAAAGATACCTTCAATGAGTGTTAAAATGTATTACGAATATGAAGATATATTCAAAGCATTTGGAGGTTGGGAAGAATGGTTTGAAGTAAAACAATATACTGAAATTGATGAATGGAGTAGCCATTGTATAAAAGTAAAGGGTAAGGCTTTAACAGATGAAGTTATTGAAAAAATAAAAATTCTTTTAAAAACATAATAGAACTATTGACTATAATTTAAAAACAAAAAGGTTATGTCACAATATCAATTTAAAGCTGTAATAACAGATAATGAAGATACAATTAACAAGTATTTAAAAGAAGGTTGGACAATCCAATCAGTAACAGCACAAATACACACAGTATCATCAAGAGCTGGGAAATTTTTAATTATTTTTAAAAAATAAAGGTTATGTTTAGAAAAACTAAAAATAAGATATCTAAGAAATTTAGAACTAAATTAACTCAAGAAGACTTGAGAGGGTACAGAAATATACTTAAATTACTTTACCACCCTAAAGCAGAAACACCTCTTAAAGATCCAGATGTTTCAAAATACTACATTCAAGTACCTTGCCTTCACCTTGATTTAATCATTGATACAGAGAAAGCAGAAATTGTAAATACAAAACAGATCTACCCTCTTAACCTTAATACAAAGGTGACAGAAAGAGCTGTTCAAAGAATCAAAGAAGAAGTATCAAAACAAAGAGCTGACCTTGAAGATAAAATCAGAGGTAAGAAACAAAACATATTAGGTAACCTTTACACTAGAATTAAATGATAACTTTTATAGCAAGTAAGACAGTAAATGGAAATGAAGTACAACTGGTTAGGGAATCAGGCTGGTATTATATTAATTGGGGTGAAGCTTCTCACAAAGGTAAAACAAGAACTAAACTCCAAACTCGTACTGGACGTAAACCTTCAATTAACCAAGTAAATAAACGATTCTTAGAGGCTTGTAAAGCCACTGAGTATATTAAATTTAGTAAATTATAATTATGGAACTAATAAGATATATTTTAATGTATGAAGGTAAAGTAGAGCATGACTTTAAAAGTTTTAAATCCAGACCTAATCTAGGAGAGTTTATCTCAATAGAAAAAGAAATGGAATGTTTAAACTATAAAGTAGAGTTTGTACAATACTTTTTCAATGAAAACAAAGACCCTCAATATATAATGGTAACAGCAATAAGAGAGTGATATGGCAGCAGCTTCAGATAACAAATGCGATGTGTATGAATGGATACTTCAAGTAGCTAAATCATGTACCACTATTTCACATAAAATCTGTGTAAATAAATTAGTACAAAAATTTTTAGACAAGTATGATGACTTTGAGATGTACCAATGTTTATCAGAACAAGCATGGAATGAAAGTAATAAAGCAATACTTAAAAATTTAGAAAATGGCAAACATCAAAATAACAATAGAACTAAATGATAAACAGCAAGCCCTATACGATGAATGGGCAGCTGCTATTAAGGTTATTTATGGTAAATACGGTAATATGACTTGGTCAGTATCAGATTGTGGTATAGGTCAAACTATAAAAGTATACAATGATTTAGTAAATAACGAATTAAATTTAACAGACGTAGATAGTTGGTAAGATGAGTAAAAAACAAGCAATAGGGTTATTTGATATGCTAGACATGAGTATGGCAGAAGAATTAGGAGTTGATGTAGAAACATACATTAAAATCATTGATAAAAAATGTACTGAAGAAGAAGCCAATTTTATTATTCTGACCTTTCTGGAGGAAGATACTGACAATATAGAAAAAGCAAAACAAACCTTTAATAAGTATAAAGATGAACAATCAGATTAAAATAGAACCCATTATGGACTTCGAAGCAGACAAAAGACGTCTTTGCGAAATAACGTTTGATTGTCATGTTAAGATGTATGACAGTGGAGCAAGATCAACTGAAGGAGGATGGTTTGGAGTATCTAAGGACTTACCACCACAATGGTTTAGGCTAAATTCTCAAATTACTTTAGAGACTATTAAGTATGCAACTGAAGAACAATTAGGAGCACAATTAAAACAAATGTATCACGAACTGCAAGCAACAATTGCCAAATATGAACAGTATAGATAAACAATACACAGACTTAATAACCTTATCTAAAAGTGATGTTATGTACCTCATAGCGTGTGCTATGGGGTATGGTTGGAATGAAGCAGCTTCTTCACATATAGAGCTTGCTGAACGACTTAAACGGAAGGAGACAGAATCAGAAAAATTACTTGAATGGTCAATAGCGAGAAATCAAAAAATACAATGAACAAACTAGATAAACAGTACACAGACTTACTCCAAGACATTCTTGACAACGGAGTAGAAAAGAAAGACAGAACAGGTACAGGAACAATCTCAGTATTCGGAAGACAAATACGTCACAATATGAAAGATGGTTTTCCACTCTTGACTACAAAGAAAATGCCATTTAAAACAATAGTAACAGAACTTCTTTGGTTCTTACGAGGTGATACAAACATTAAATTCCTTGTTGATAATGATTGTCACATTTGGGATGGTGATGCTTACAAGAATTATTCTAGAGAACATTTTAAGGAATGGGAAGTTGGAATGGAATATGAATCAAAAGAATCTTTCATCAACAAAATCAAAACAGATGATGAGTTTGCTAAAAAGTGGGGTGAGCTAGGTCCAATTTATGGTAAGCAATGGAGAAATATATTTAAAATAAAAGATGGGGATATCGAAGGTCATAAGATATTAAGTAGCATAGACCAAATTCAAAACCTAATCAACGACCTTAAAACAAATCCAGACTCAAGACGATTAATGGTTAATGCTTGGAATGTCGGAGAATTAGACCAAATGGTTCTTCCACCTTGTCATTATGGATTTCAAGTTTATACAAGAGAGTTGACTTACGAAGAAAGACGAAAATTATTTGAAGAGAAGACAAATCGAGATTCAACATATATTCTTTCTGTTAGAGAGACATTGGATGAATTTCAAATTCCAACCAGAGCAATCTCTTTAATGTGGAATCAACGTTCGTGTGATTTTCCATTAGGAATTCCATTTAATATAGCATCGTATGGGTTATTACTGGAAATACTTGCAAAGGTGGCTAACATGGTTCCCGATGAGTTAATTGGGAATTTAGGAGACTGTCACATTTACTTAAATCAAATAGAAGGATGTAGAGAGCAAATACAGAGAGAGGGATTGTCACTACCAACATTCGATTGTCCTGCAATGGATGAAATTCCGTACAACACTTTTGATGAGCTGGTAAACAGACTACTTCCTTGTGATTTTTACATGGACGATTATCAATCGCATCCTACAATAAAATTTCCTCTTTCAAACTAGACATGTTTTTAGAACTACCTTTTACTTTTTGTAAATTCAAGCTATTTATAATAAAGAAAACACATGATAGGTATTTATGAAATTAAAAATAAAGTAACAGGGAAGAGTTATATAGGATCGTCTAAGCAAATTGAGAAAAGATGGGAACAGCATACACAGGCTTTGGAGAAAGGAGTACACCATTCAATACTACTACAGAGAGCTTGGAATAAGTATGGGAGAGGTTGTTTTGAATTTATAGTAAAAGAAGAATGCAAAGAGGAAGAGCTGCTAATAAAAGAGCAAAAATACCTTGATCTAAAGCCAGAATATAACATAGGAGCTCAAGCATCAGGAGGAGACAATTTAACAAATCACCCATATAAAGAAGAAATCCTCGAACGAAGAAGTAAGACAGTTGCTGATAACCTCAACAAACTTACTCAAGAAGAGAGAAATAGAGTTTACGGAAAAGAGAGAGAGTCTAACTCAAACTGGAGAGGAGGAAAGACTTTCTGCAAATGTGGAACTAGAATTAATTCAACAGCTAGGAGTTGTATCAAATGCTTAGATAAATCAGGAGAGAATAATCCTTTCTTTGGCAAGAAACACTCAGAAGAGACAAAGCAGTTACTAAGAGAGTACGCAAGCAAACGGACAACTAAACCATCAAATACGAAAAAAGTTATAGTAGAAGGAAGAGAGTATACAAGCGCAAACGAAGTAGCAAAAACTTTTAATATATCCAGAAGTTTAGTAAATTATAGATGTAACTCAGAAAAATATAATTGGAAATTTAAAAAATGAAAGCACCAAAAGCAAAAGTAAAAAAAATTGTCAAAGAGTGGAAAGATGCCACTTTAAAAGAAATCTGGGAAGGAGTAAGAGATAATTTTACTTTTGCCTTCATAGGAGCAACTCTAGTTGTATTTATAGCAACAAAGACAGATATCGCAGTTTTGTTAGGGTACCTAGCATACTACGCCTATATGGGAGTTATTATTAACCGACCTAAATACGTTACAGATTTAGGAAAGTTAATCATATTCCCAGTACCATCAGCTATAGGAGCATTTGTGGGTTACAAGTTAAGTTACTATCTAATACAGTTAATATGAAATTTATAATAGGTTTTAGTTTTGGAGTATTGGCTCAAATACTTACATTCGTACAACTACAAGGACAATTTAGATGGGAGTGGTTTAAACAACATCCATGGGCAGTTTCGCTAATGGGAGTGCCTATTTCCTTTCTATACCTTATGTCTGTTAAATACTTAGTAGACCATTTTGAAGGAGAGTTATGGCCATCAAGATTGATGGGGTTTTCAATAGGGGCAATAGTATTTAGTTACATGGCACATTCATGGTTTCAAGAACCATTTACTCTAAAAACATTAATTTGTTTAGGATTAGCTTTTAGTATAATGATGATTCAATTATTTTGGAAATAAACTTGGAATCATAAAATAAATTTATTATATTATAGATATGAGACAAGTTAATGATCACGTAAAACAGGCTTTGAGTATGAAGTTAACTGAGAGAGTTATCACTCCTAAAACAGTTAAGTTGAAAAAACAGGTATGGATCAGAGAAGGAAAGAAAGATTACACAAAAGCATTTATATGGATCTTATTAGGAGCCATAACAATTGCTATATGGACAACAATTTATAATTTAATATTTTAACAAATGAAATTTCAATCAACAAAATTATTCGACGGATACTCAGCATGTTTTCGTCAATGGAAAGCAGAGGGTACACACTGTAAATTTCTTCACGGCTATGCCGTATCATTCCGAGTATGGTTCGAAGGAGAGTTAGACGAAAGAAACTGGGTATGGGATTTTGGTGGAATGAAAAGAGCAAACGGAAACATCGAAGGATATTCTCCAAAAGCATTTTTTGAATACCTTTTAGATCATACAACTATTGTAGCTGAAGACGATCCTTACTTACCTTTATTCAAACAAATGGATGCTGAAGGTATTATTCAATTAAGAATACTTCCATCAGTAGGATGTGAAAGATTTGCAGAGTACTTATATGGAAAGATCAATACATTCTTACTTGAAGAAACAGACGGAAGAGTGAGAGCTACTAAAGTAGAAGTCTACGAACATGAAAGAAACTCAGCATCTTATGGAGAGTAATTATTGGACAACAACAGCAACCTTTATAGGAGAGGTTAGTTACGAATTGATAATAATTAATAAATAAAATTATGAGCAAAGAAATTAAACTATCACAAGAAGAAGCAGAACAATTATTCGGAGAAATTGATAACGAAGGATTTGGATATTGGGTAGAGCATTACGGATACGACGGAGAAGAAGACCCAGAACTAGTAAAGTTATGTGACGAAGCATCCTTTGCTATGAATAAATTAAGAGAGCATATAGATGCTATTTGGGAACATTATGATATCGGATAAGATGACAGAAACTGAAATTATATACTTAGCAACAAAAGCATTCGATAAAAGATGGGACTTTGAAACTTTAAAGTACGGAGATGATTTATATGGAAAAGAACAGTATGTCGATGAAGTATGGGAGTATGTAGAAGAGCTACAAGAAATAGGAAGAACTGAATTTTACATAAAATATTGTCAATACAATTTATATTAAGATGAAAAGAATAGAAGATTATAACAAAACACTTCCCATTGTAGAGCTTTATACAGCAGTACAATCAGAAGGAAGTAGAGCATTTAAAAATAAATAACATTATGACAGAACAGCAAAAATTTTTAATAGTATTCAACATTATAAAAGAAAAAGGAAAGTTATCTGATAATTTAGAGAGTTGGGCATATAAAGGAATTAAAGCTTCCATAACAGACGGAGGAGCAATTAGATTAATCAGATTAGGAGATTCAGCAATTCAGCAAAATTACGATAATAGTATTACATATTTTGGAAAAACATCAGAACATATTTTAGATGCTTTAATACAAAAACTCTAAAATAATCCAAAATAACATCGATGTTTTTATAATTTTGTGATATTTATAATAAACAAATATTATGAAACATTACATTTACAAAATTACAAATTTACTAAACAATCGAGAATATATTGGAGTAAGATCGCATCCATTTCCTGAAGAAGATTCTTATATGAGTTCTTCTTTAATTTTAAAAGAAGAGATAAAAAAAGTAGGAATTAAAAACTTTAAGAAAGAAATTTTAGAGTATTTTAATACTAGAGAAGAAGCAGATTTAAGAGAGATAGAACTTGTAAATTATTTGTATGTAATAAATCCTAATACATACAATCAAAGAACAGGAGGACCTTCTGGGGTAGCTTTAGCTTCACTAAGATTAGATGTTTATAAAGATGTTGATTTAATTGTCGAAAGATATAAAAAAGGAGAGAGTGCAGAGGAAATTGCTCAAGAATATAAAATAGACGCAGGAGTTATACGAAACAGAATTATCCCTTCAGATATAAGAAGAAATCAATCTGAATCAAATAAACAATCTAAAATAAAATATCCATCAGGGAATATGAGAAAAGATGTAAATACTAATTCTGAACAAATTGTAGAGAGGTATAAAGCAGGAGAGGGTATTCACATACTAGCAAAAGAATATCAATGTCATCCTCAGGTAATAGGTAGAATTTTAAAACAGAATAATGTAGAAAAAAGATCTCCTTCAGAATCTCAAAAATGTAGAGCAGATTTAAAAAAGCCTAAAAGAAATGACCTTTGGGATAGGATTTCTGAAATAAAATCATTATATTTACAGAACAAAGGCTTTACAGAAATTGGAAGAATTTTTAATACAAGTGATACACAAATAAGATTAATGTTAAAAAAAGAAAACGTAATATGAGTAAGTTAAAAAGAATTGAAGATTATAATAAAATCTTACCAATAGTTGAAGTTTATTCCGCAGTCCAAAGTGAGGGGAGTAGAGCAGGATATCCTACAATTGTAATTCGAACAAGTGGCTGTACCCACCGCTGCTGGTTCAACGAAGGAGGCTGGTGTGATAGTCCATACACATCAATCCATCCAGAGAAAGGAAAATATTCATTCCAGAATATAATTGAAGCATACGACAAGAATCCTCACATCACAGAGATGATGTTAACTGGAGGATCACCAACAATGCATCCAGCATTAGTAAACGAATTAACACATTTTGCACATGAAAGAAATATTTTCATTACAATTGAGACCGAAGGAAGTCATTTTCTTGAAACAGATTACCCAATCAACTTGTTATCGATTTCTCCGAAGTTTTCTAACTCTGTCCCTAGAGTTGGTATTCTCACCCCTCAAGGAGATGTGGTCGACGATAAAATGGTTAAGCAACACAACAAGCTAAGACTTAATTATGATGCAATGTCCAAATCAATTGCTTATCATTCTGACTATCACTTAAAACCAGTATGGGACGGAGAGGATCAAGAAGCATTGGAAGAGATTATGGCATGTATTAGTATATTAGACATACCACAAGATAAAGTATGGTTCATGCCAGCAGGAGATTCAAGAGAGGCTTTATTCAAATCATATCCTAAAATGTTTGATTGGGTTAGAGATAATGGTTACAGATTAACTTGGAGACCTCACATCATTGCATTTGAAGACCAAAGAGAAGTATAATACTATGACAAATCAAATCACACAAAAATTTATTGACCTTCTAGGTCCTATCACAGACGACAGACTCCACTTTGCTACCTATTCATCCCCAACTGTAGTAGAACCTACTGCCGTAGTTGAAATGTCTAAAGTGCAGAGACAACTTGCAGAAGGGATTTTAAAAGAACATTTCCATTTTAAAGAAGTAAAATGGATAACTCACACTGGGGGAGCTAATGAACCAGGTAAGGCTTTTCAAACGTCCACACATAAGCTATTAGATGAAGGCCCAACATATGAAGGAAAAACCGCATATGTTTACCAAATTATGTTTTCTCCAAAAATGTACGACCCTACAGTGATTTTCAAACCGGTAAAAGAGGGATGCACATTTGGACCTTTAATATATAATCCTGAAAATTTTAAACCTTACCGAACAATCACTCTTACTTTCAATCCTACATTTCCACAAGATATTGGCAGCAAAGAGTATCAAGACGAAATGATGAAACAATCTCTTCGTGATAAACTTGAGAAAGTCTTATCAACCCCAGATGAATATATGCCTGAGGCAAGTAGAGCATGTATGGTTAGAATGGTAGTAAAGTAAAAGTAAAATGGCAGTAAGAAACGCAACACAGTTTGAAACATTGACAGTACTTCATACATTATGGAAGAAAGGACAGATAGAAGCAGCACAAGTAAAGCACCTACTACTAACAACCTACTTCCTACAACTGACAGTTCTAGCAAACGGAGAAATAGCAGCACAATCACCAGACGGTAAAACCAAGTATTCAATTAAGTAAATAAAAAACACAGTTATGACATTAAAAGATTTAATAGATTTAGCAGGAGACAGAGAGCTTTCAAAAAGTTACCCAAAAGCAGATGGGCTTTATATTTGGGACTATAAATTAACCAAAGAGGGAGATTTAGAATTAATAGTAAGCGACTCAGGTAAGACAGGATTCAAAGACAAGGTATCAATAGATGAACTTATCAACTACGTGTTGGAGGAAACAGATCCACAACAACCAACAGATGATATGATTTCGCAGATGAAAATTGTAGGAGCAGAAGGTATAACAGTAGCGAGAATATAATGGCACTAAAAGTAGGAAACAAGGTTTATTTAAGCTGGGATGATATTAACATTTTAGTTGAAGACCTATGCAATACAATAAAGCAATCAGGCGCACAGATCAAATCTATTACAGGAATACAAAGAGGAGGACTGATACCAGCAGTAATGATCTCACATAAATTAAACATACCTTACGTAAGTAAAACAAATAAGGATACTTTGGTAGTGGATGACATTTGCGACACAGGAGAAACACTAAAAAGAGCAGTAGGAGGATTTACAGCAACACTTCACTACAAACCTACAGCATCATTTACTCCTGACTTTTATGCAAAGGAAACAGGAACAGAGTGGATTGTTTATCCTTGGGAGAGAAGTGATAGTGAAAGTATACAGGATTATTTAAAAAAGTAGTTGTATAGTAAAATAAAAAGTGTTATATTAATAGAAACGGAGTCGTAGAACCTCCATAAAAACAATCTTATATGTCAAGTAAAAAATTTATCGACGGTACAGAACTAGTACAAGCCGGATTCGCAAATGGTATCTCCTCTCAATTGGCTAAAAAGCAATTAATAGAAGGACCAGAAGCAAGGTTAACTCAAGAAGAAAAGCAGGATATTATCGACAAAGCAGCAGTAGCATTTGGTGAATTCCTTTCAGCTTTAGGATGCGATTGGAGTAATGATCCGAACTCTTCTGATACTCCTAAAAGAGTTGCAAAGGCTTATGTAAACGATTTATGGGCCGGACGATTTGAACCATTAACAAGAGTTACAGCATTCCCTTCAGATGGTTATGATGGAATTGTATTCGAAGGAAATATTCCTCTTACCTCAATGTGCTCTCACCACCACCAGACTATTACAGGAAAAGTTCACATTGGATATGTTCCTTCACCAGATGGAAAGGTAGTAGGGCTTTCAAAACTAAATAGAATTGTAGAGCAGTTTGCCCGTAGAGGAGCAATCCAAGAACAATTAACAGTTGCAATTCATAATGCAGTAGATAAGATCTGTGAAGGTAATCTAGGAGTAGCAGTTATGATTGAAGCAGGTCACAATTGTGTAAGCTGTAGAGGAGTAAAGCATGAAGGAGCTTCAATGAAGACTGCAAAGTTAACTGGATGTTTCTTAGATGAAGATTCAGCAAGAGCAGAGTTCTATCAGTTCACAAAAGGTTATAAAAACTAAAATTAAACACTATGAATTATTGGCAAGTAACCGTGCAATTGGAGCACGAAAACGACAGAGGTCGTATCCAAAGAGTAAAAGAATTATATCTAGTAGATGCAGTTTCAGCTACAGAAGCAGAAGCAAAAATCTATAAAGAATTCGACGGAGAGTCTAACTTTTCAGTAGTAGGAGTTAATCAATCTAAAATTCTAAAAGTAATTGAAGAATAAAAAAAGTTGCCTCTTCGGAGGCAATTTCCTATATTAAATAAAAAGTAAAGTTATGATAACAGATCCAAAAGTACCCTTTATTGACGAGGTAGAAGAATTTAATGCCGTAATGGGCAAACCTAATAACTATGAACCAACAGTACCAGAGAGAAAAGAGTGGGAGTTCGTATACGATTTCATCCTTGAAGAACTTGAAGAATATAGAGAAGCTTGCGAAAGAGGAGACATCGTTGAGGTTCTGGATGCTTTGTGCGATATTACTTATGTTGCCACTGGGAACGGTACTATGTTACATGGCCTTAAGGATAAGATATGGCCAGCATATCAAGAAGTTCAAGCATCAAATTTATCGAAAGCTTGCCAAACTGAAGAAGACGCTAAAGCAACTGTCATTCAAAGATCGAGTGAGCAAGGTGAGGAGTGTCATTACGAAAAAGTTGGGGACTATTACGTCGTTTATAGAACAAGAGATAGAAAAGTAATGAAGAATGTTAATTATTTCAAACCTGACTTAAGACAATTATTCACAGATAAAGAACTTCAGAAGTCTTATTTAAAACAAATAACAGGAGAGTAGTATGCAAGAAGCAGTTGATCTTTTAGAAAAGAATAAAATATACTTCGACACTTTGCAGACAGAGGTAGTACCGTTGACAGTAGCGTATAAGGCTTTAGAAATGTCTGTAAACAAACAACTAGAAGACAGTGTAGAGAGTATTTCTTCACAAATAGAAGGTATATTTCAGGATATAAGTAATTTAAACCAAGAAAATGATTAAGATAGCTCATGTATAGGTTAAAGTAAACTATTTATAATAAAAAGAGATGGATTATAAATGGCATTACGATAGGTTAATCGAAACAAGAAAATTACTATCTAGATCAAAGCAAGACAGTAACTATTATGAAATACATCATATAATACCTAGATGCAAAGGAGGAACTGGTGATAAAGAAAATCTAATAATCTTGACAGCAAGAGAGCATTTTCTAGCTCACTGGCTTTTATGGAGAATGTATAGAGACAGGCAAACTGCCTTAGCATTTAACGCTATGTTACGGGTAGGAAGAGGTCAAAAAAGGGTAACTTCTTCAAGAGGTTTTCAAGAAGCTAGAGAAGCAGCAGCTTTTGGTCAAAAAGGAAAAAAGTTACGACAAGAAACTATTGATAAAATAGTAAAGAATAATGCAAGAACAGGTAAGCCAAATTGGAATTCTGGAAAAAAATGGGAAAAAACTAAAGTGCAGTGCAGCAGGTGCGGGGAAATGACCGCAAGAGACCTTAACGTAAGGTGGCATGAAGCTAACTGTCAACTTGAAGAATACAAAGAACTATTAAAGTTATATAGTAGGAAAGAAATTTGTGTACTAAAAAACATAACCAACGCAGCCCTTCAACACTGGGTTAATAAAATTAAAAAAATCTATGGCGATACGTATAGCCCATGAGGCTCCAAAATCAATTTTTAAAACAGTACAATCTCTTACAGACTATGATTACTGTTTGGTACATTTGCTGGAAGAAGATCCAGAGTACTTAAAGCAATTTCAAGATGCTAAAGAAGCAGGTAGAGAAATTATCTTAGATAATTCTATTTTTGAATTAGAGGAAGCTTTCGATGCAGAGAAGTTTGCAGGATGGGTATTGGAACTAAAACCAGACTGGTATATAGTTCCAGATGCTTTAGAAGATGCAAAGAAGACTGTACAGCAAATGACAGAATGGAATAACAAGTATAAAAATCTTCCAGGAAAGAAAATAGGAGTTGTTCAAGGAAAGACTTACGAGCAGATTAAAATCTGTTATGAGTATATGGATAAGATTGCAAATGTAGATATGATTGCAATTTCATTTGACTATTCGTACTATACGCAGACTTTTCCACATCCTAATAAACTGGTAAGCTGGGCTATGGGAAGGGTTAAGCTACTGGGAGATCTATTGAGAGACGGTGTTATAAACGAGGAGAAGAAACACCATTTATTAGGATGTTCGATTGCCTTGGAATTCTCTTTCTATTCGGATTACAAATGGATATACTCTATTGATACATCAAATCCGGTAGTAGCAGCTATAAAAGGGACATCTTACGGAGAAATGGGACTATGGCATAAAGACTCTCAAAAACTATTCGAACTTATAAACTACCCTGCAGACCAGGTAGATTTAAACAAAGTTCAGGGGAATATACATAAGTTCAATTGGCTTGTAAATGGAAAGAAAGTATAAGATAGGAGAAAAAGTGCTTTTAAATTCTGATAATGAAATAGTAGATGCAGAAGTATTTGCATACATTAATTTAGATTTAGGGAGAAAATCAGCATACAGCCTAAGAGTTGGTAAACGATTCTTCTTTGTAGATGAAGATGACATAATACAGTACGAAATAGGTATATTAGAAAAGCCAGATATATAACTCACATCCTGTTTAGGAGAAAAATGACTATTTATAATAAAGATTAGTATGATAATTTATAAGATAGTTGATAATGAAACAGGAAAAGGGTATATTGGAAAAACAGAAAGACCTTTTAGACAAAGAGTAAAGGAGCACTTAACGTTACTCCTACATAATAGGCATCACAATCCATATCTGCAAAATATTTTTAATAAAGATGCAAAAAGGATATCCTTTCGGATTATAGAAGAACATATAGACTGCTTACAGGAGTTAAATCGAAAAGAGGTAATGTATATAGCAGAACAAGGGGTATTTAATATTGCAAAAGGAGGAGAAGGAGGGGATACAATATCTACTCACCCTAACAAAGAAGAGATTTTTAAGAAGAGGTCTGAACAATATTCCCCTCCTAAAGGAGAAGCTAGTCCAAATTATAAAAAAGTATCTGTAGAGCAGCAAGAAGTTCTACTAAGTATTTGGAAAAGTCTTAAAATAAAGACTTTAAAAGAAGTCTCTAATCAATCAGGCCTATCTAAATACCTTTGTAAAAGAGTACTTTTAAGAGCAGGAGAGGATGTTAAAGATAGGCACGAATCACAAAAAGCCCTACGTGAAGCAGGAATCTTACTAGGTTCAAGAAATCCAAATTTTTCTCAAGAACAGAAAGAATATATTAAGAATAGGTACTTAAAAGAGTGGATAGGATGTAAACAGATTGCTAAAGAGTTGGGATTTAAAAGCGAAAGTCCTATATTAAAAGTAATAGAAGAACTAAATATAAAACGAAGTAAATCAGATTGGACAACGTATAATAATTTAAAAAGAAAAAATAAAAATGAGTAATATTCCAAAAAGACCTTGGATAGTTTTTTTTTTTTCACAAACAGGATCAGAGATCGTAGAAGTGTCAAAGCTTTTAGGAAGATGGCCTGATATGATAGTTACAAACGAAAGACCAGAGCATCTTAGAAAGATTCACCCGGCTTTGGAGAATAAGCATTTAATTTTTCTAGATAATAAACCTTCAGAAGAAGAAATAGGTTTAGCTTTAGGTTCTTATATCAATCCAGTTGTAACTCTACATGGATGGTTGAGAATTATGCCTCCAGATATCTGTAATCGATTTGAGATCTACAACGGACATCCAGGACTTATAACTGAATATCCAGAACTAAAAGGAAAAGATCCTCAGCAAAAAGCTTTTGATTTAGGATTAGAATCTTCAGGATGTGTTATTCATAGAGTAACAGAAGGAGTTGATGAAGGAGAGATACTTCGTAGTAGAAAGGTATCAATAACGGGGTTGGAAATTGGGGAATTATTCCATATATTACATAGTATATCAGTAAGTCTTTGGGTAGACTTCTTAAAAAATTAGTTATGAAAAGAATAGCACTTGTAGGAGCATCATCAGTAGGAAAGACTACTGTATATGAATTACTAAAACAATACATTCCAGAGTATGAATTTATAAATGAATCAACAAGAACGGTTGGTAAATACGGATTTCCCATCAATAAGGCAGGTACTTCTGAAACACAGCTTGCTATCTCTTCTTTCCATTTAGAAGCTCTACTATGTCCGAAAGATGTAATACTTGATAGATGTTATTTAGATCTTGTAGTATATTCTACTTATATGGATAAGATGTCAAATAGTGCATATAACTGTATCTTAGATACTTGGATGAGAGTTATGAATCAGTATACACATTTTATTTACTTTCCAATAGAATTCCCATCAGTAGATGATGGAGTAAGAAGTGTAGACGAAGAGTGGAGAACTAAAATCGATAATCAATTTAGATCAGCTTTAACAAGTATAAAGAAAGTACAAGGGAAAGATTACCTAACAGTAACAGGAAGTCCTAAACAAAGAGTTGAACAAATATTAAACTATATAAAATAAACATGACACAAGAATTAAATCAAGCAGAAGTTGTAAAGATTGCAGGAAAGCATCTAGGACAAATAGGTGGAGCAGGCTATAGCGATACTTATGATCCAAGCCTATTGGTAGAAATTCCACGTTACTTGAATAGAGAAGCGTACGGAATCAAAGAAGATAACCTACCCTTCGTAGGAGGAGATGTGTGGAATGCGTACGAAGTATCTGCAATTACCACAAAAGGGCTTCCAGTGGTTGGAATGTTGAAGATTTGGTATTCAGCGGATTCAAAATTACACGTAGAGTCTAAATCTATCAAATTGTATTTGAATTCATTCAATATGACTCAATTAGGAGATACAGCTCAAGAATGTATTGAATTGTTGGAGAAAAAAGTATCAAAAGATTTATCAGAATTACTACAAACAGACGTAAAGGTGGTAATGTTTACCTCAGACTTTACTCCAACATACTCATTTAAAGGGTATGCTGAATTAGGAGCATTAGTAGACTTAGATGCTATTGAATTTACTTCCTATCATTCAGATGCCTCTCAATTAGAGACAGAAGAAGTAGACGAAGACTTCCAATTAAATGAAATAAAAATACAATCAAATTTACTAAGATCGAATTGTAGAGTAACAAATCAACCAGACTGGGGTGATGTATTTATTCACATTAAGCCAAAAGCAGGAGTTGTTCCTAACCTACAATCATTAGCAAAGTATATTGTAAGTCATAGACAAGTAAGTCACTTCCATGAAGAAATTTGTGAGATGATTTATATGCACTTAAAAGAAGCTTACAGTCCAGAAGAATTAATGGTAGCTTGTCTTTATACTCGTAGAGGAGGATTAGATATTAATCCAATTAGAGCTTCACATAAAGAATTAATTCCAAGCTTCTTTACAGACATTAAATGTAGAATGTCAAAAACATTACGACAATAATGGAGGCAGGTACACAACAGACCTTCCTGGAGAATCTAAAAAAGGGAGGTCTTGGTGAACAAGCCGTTATTGAGATTTTATCCAAAAAGTTACAGGTACGGGATTTAACAGACTATACCGAAAACAAAGCCTACCAACAAAAAGGCTTAGATATAGAGTTTTTAAACACAGAAACTAATGCCTGGGATAGGGCGGATATTAAAACAAATATCTCAGAAACAGGTCTAACTTTTTTAGAACTATATAAGAAAGAAGGGGTATTAGGATGGTTTCACACAACTAAGTCGGATTGGATTATATGTTACAGCTTAGTTACCGAAAAAGTATACTACTATAATGTAAATCAGATGAGAAATTACATTAATGACAGAGTATCAAAGAGTAATATAAAGATGTCATACCTGAGGAACGGAGCAATTGGGGTATGGTTACCTGTAGAAACAAATGTAATTATAAAAAAGTTTGAAGAAAGAGTTGCTTAATTGCAGCTCTTTTATTACCTTTACACAATAATAAAATCAGTTATGCAAATAGAAAAGAGGTACTACCACGTCGACAGTATTGAGACTGTCAACCTCCTTATCGAACATATTAATCAATCAGAAGTTCTTGCTTACGATACTGAAACAACAGGATTGAACGTAAGAAAAGATCAAGTTGTAGGATGGTCTGTATCAGGCGAGGAAGGAATAGGATTTTACCTTCCAACTCAGAAATGGAATACAGAAACAAATCAATTGGAGGAATGTACCATTGGCGGAAAAGGAGCACATGGTATTACTAAAAAGCTACTACCGATGTTAAAGGGTAAGAGGCTAGTAATGCACAATGCTTCTTTTGACTGCCGTATTACTAAGAACTTCTATGGAGTATCATTACTGGAAGATCTTTGGGTAGATACAGCGCTCCTTGTGCATACAGTACAGGAAGAGGGTGCCGGTATGGGTGTGTTTGGACTAAAGCCTTTAGCAATCTCCATCCAGCAGCACATAGGGTTAGATGTTGAAAAAGCAGCCAACCAAGAGCAGTTGGAGTTGAAGGAATCGATAAAGAAGAATGGTGGATCGACTACAAAAGATCTTTACGAAATCTTTAAAGCAGATATGGCAATCCTTTCCAAGTATGCTGCTGCTGATACGGACTTAACTTTAAGAGTTTGTAATCACTTTATAAAAGTACTAAAAGAGGAAGAACTAGAAAAGTTCTTCTTTGAGGAAGAAGTGATGCCTCTCTACAGAGAAGTAACTGTTCCAATGGAGGAGTTTGGAGTAGCTTTAGATCTTCCACTATTAGAAAAAACAAAACAAGATATCATAAGAGATCTACAAGCAAACAAGAAGATTGTAATAGACAGCATCCTAAGCATTCCAGAAGCAAAGGAATGGGTAGTGGATACAGCATTACACAACTATCCACCATCACACAGAGGTAACTGGGCTCAGAATTTAGCAATCATGCATTCACTACCATTACCAAGAAGTGAAAAGACTGGAAAGTATTCTTTAGGTAAAAAAGATATTGACAACTTAGAAGATAGTAATGTTAAACAATTTTTACAGACAGGAGATATTTCTCTATTGGATGAAATGGAAGTTGTTAGAATTTCTATGTCGATGTGGAAGGATGAGAATGATGGTGACTATTTGAACATTCAATCTAAGAAACACTTAGGTGAGATTGCTTTCAAGTATATGGGAATCAAACCTCTTACACAAACTAAGAAAGGGCAGGATCAATTTGATATGGATATGTTGGAGGAGCTTTCTAAAACATACGAGTGGGCAAATAATCTTAGAACATATAACAAATTAGTTAAGATTAAATCAACATACATCGATAGATTCTTAGATGGACAAGAGGATGGACGATACTACTTCTACTACAAACAAAATGGTACGGTATCAGGAAGGTATGGTTCAGATGCTCAACAACTTCCTAAACCAAAAGAAGAAGGAGAAGAATCTCCACTACTAGTACATTACACAAACGTAGTAAGAGAGTTCCTAATTGCAGGACAAGGAAGAAAATTAATTGATAATGACTACACTTCTCTAGAACCTCACTGCTTTGCATCAGTATCGGGAGATAAGGGATTACAAGACATTTTTAACAATGGATGGGATTTTTACTCCACTATTGCCATCAAGACAGAAAAGTTGGACCAAGATACTGTGAAATATCCAAACGGAGTATCACCAGACACCAAGTCACCAATATTCCTAAAGAAACTAGATCCAGTTAAGAGACAACAAGCAAAGTCGTATTCACTAGGAGTAGCATACGGAATGTCAGGATATGCATTAGCAATGACATTGGGAATACCTGCTAAGGAAGGAGACAAATTAGTTGAAGGATATTTAAGTGGGTTTCCACAATTAAGAGAGTGGATGATTGCTTCACGCAATCAAGCAAAGACTCATGGGTTTGTTACAAATAAAGTAGGACGTATTCGTCACTTACCAAAAGTAAAACAGATCTTTGAAAAGTTTGGAGACCAAGTATTAGATTGGAGATTTAGAAAAGATCTAGAAACCAAATACGGAAAAGATCCTGTGAACAGAATGTATATGGATTATCGAAATGGAATCAACAACTGTTTAAATTTCCAACTACAATCACTTGCAGCAGCGGTTGTAAACAGAGCAGCAATTCAAATTAACAGGAAAGCAAAAGAACTAGGAGTAGATGCCAGAGTACAAGCTCAGATTCATGACCAGTTAATTATAAACGTAAGAGAAGATCAAGCAGAAATGTTCATGCCTTATGTCCAAGAATTAATGGAAAACACAACACAACTTCCAGGAGTAACCTTAAAAGCACCACCGCAGATAGCAAACAACTTCGCCGAGGGTCATTAAAAGCCATACTATGTACTATTTATAATATATACGAAATTATATGACATTAATACAGAGTGCAAGTTTATTAATAACTCCTACAGGGTTTAAAGTAGGAGACATCTATACAGCTATACCTAACAACACAACCTCTGGGGATTTTCAATTTGTAAGAAACTCCTCAGGGTATGTATTTACAAGTCAGAGCCAATTTGTGACACGATCACTAGATGTACCTAGGTTGACATATAATTCCGGAAGTACCTACCCATCTACATTGATAGAAAGACAGAGCTTGAACGAAATAGGGCTGTCAGGAACACCGTATGTGACTGCTTCGTCTGCAAACAAAGCATGGAGAGACGGTATAGACTACTTACTGCAGACACAAAGTATTACACCTATAGCAGGGTTGCCTGCAACAAGATTTACCTACACAGGAAGTAGAGCGGGAACAGCGGGAACAGGGGGAAGTGATGTAACAGGAAGCCTCGCCTACCGATTAGGGCCACTATCAGGATCGGGGTACTACACACTTTCCACAGTAGTCAGACAAGGTAATGTACGTAATTTGTGGATGTATCTTAGCAGTTTTGTATGGGCCACAGGATCTGCTACAACAGGTCTATCAAACCCGCAAATAGCATTTGATTTTGAAAGTAGAATATTTACAAGCTCAATAAGTGATGACTACTATACAGCATCTTATAGGCAACTCGATAATACAGGAAGTTACAAACTAGATATAACGTTTAACCATAGTGGCAGTGGTACAGCACGTTTTATACGAATGGTACCGACCACAGGGTCAGGTACACTAAATACCCGAAGATACCAGAGTGCAAGTTTTTACCACGACATAGCGTACCTGCAACTTGAACGAGGCTTTGGCTCTACAAGTTATATCGAAACACCTAACAGTGAATCAGTAACAAGAGCAGCCGACTTACTGTTCAGAACATCGTCAAGTAATTTAATAGGACAGCAGGAGGGTACCATTTACGTTCAAGCAAATCTACCTACAGCTCCAATATCGGCATCAAATTCGATTATTCTAGGGCTGTCATACCCAATACCGGCAGGTGGTGTAGGTCCTTTTCTATATGTTAGTAGAGAAGAAAATTCACAAATAGCAGTGCACGTATCAGGTTCAACACCTACAGGAGATACAGTAATACTTACAAGTCCACTATCATACTCTGGCAGTGTTAGAGTAGCTGTAGCATACAGCTCAAGTAACTCTAAATTATATATAAATGGAGCACAAGTAGCAACAAATACGAGCACGTTGACTTTTGGGAATTCGCTTAGTAGAATTGACATAGGAAGCTGGTACTCAGGGCAACAAGGTGATGCTAGTATTGACTACGCAGCACTATGGAAAACTAGACTAACAGACTCACAATTAGCAGAAATAACATCATGATAAGAATTGCAAAATACGAATTTGATACACAACAACAAGCTCAACAAAAGATACAACAGTTGGGGTACCATTTACATAGTATAGTAGAAATAGGGCATATTATACAGGACGAAGAGGGTTTTATAATCTCAGATAAATACAGTGTCGATGTTGCTTGGCGAGATTTAACACAATCACCTGAAGACTGGCAGCAGTATGAGATACAATTAGAAAACGAAGGGATACATGGTTTTATGGGTGTACCGTATCTAGACAATAAGTTTTAGCAGTATAGTTGCATATTAGAAAAAAATAGTTTATATTAATAGAAATAAGTTATAAAATTAAAATTAGTTTATGCCAAAAAAGTTATTACCACAGAACGATAGAGTTCTTATCAAACCTGTACAGACAGGAGAAGAGATGTACGGAACGATTATTATTCCGGACATGGGAAAAGAAAAACCAGAAATGGGAGAAGTTATCGCAGTAGGTCCAGGTCGACAATCAGAGTTCGGTACATGGATAGAAGTCAAAGCTAAAGTAGGAGATGTAATACTAGTACCTAAGATCGGTTCGTTACGAATTGATTTTGAAGGAGAGGAATACTTTATTACACCAGACAGAGAGATCTTAGCAACAATTAAAGAATCACAAGAGTAGTTATGAGTAAACAAATTAGTTTTTCAAAAGAAGCCAGAGAGAAGCTACTTTCAGGAGTAGACCAGTTAGCGGACGCAGTTGTATGTACATTAGGGCCTTCAGGTAGGAATGTATTCATTCAACAACAGGGAGGTAATCCAACATCAACAAAGGATGGTGTAACAGTAGCAAAAGAAGTAGTATTGGAAGATCCAATCGAAAATACTGGAGCACAAGCTGTAAAACAAGTTGCAATCGAATCAGCAAGATTGGCTGGGGATGGAACTACAACAGCAACATTACTTGCAAGAGAGATTTACAAACAAGGTTTAGCCGAGTTGGATAACTCAAATGCAGTAGAAGTAAAGCGAGGTATCGACATTGCAACTAAAGCAGTAGTCAACTACTTGAGAGATCAATACTCGAAGGACATCACAGATGAAGAGCAAATCAAACAAGTAGCAACAATCTCAGGTAACAACGATCCAGAGGTAGGAAATCTTATTGCAACAGCAATGGATAAAGTTGGTAGAGATGGATTAGTAACTATTGAAGAATCTAAAACAGGAGAGACTTATCTTGAAACTGTAGAGGGTATGCAATTCAATAGAGGATATAAATCTCCATACTTTGTTACAGATAATAGTACCATGACTTCAGTGCTAAACAATCCCTTAATTCTTATCACAGATAAAAGAATCCAACATGTAAAAGAGATGCTTCCATTATTAGAATCAGTATCACAACAAAATAAAGACTTGCTTATCATTGCAGACGATATTGATGGAGAGGCTTTATCAACACTTGTTGTAAACAAGATGAGAGGTATCTTGAGAGTAGTAGCAGTTAAAGCTCCTGAATTTGGAGACAAGAAGAAAGCTATGCTAGAAGACATTGCAGCTTTGACAGGGGGTACAGTTGTATCAGAAGAGAAAGGAATGAAGCTAGACAAATTCAACTTAGAATGGTTTGGTAAGTCTAGAAAAGTAACAGTAGGTAAAGATGATACTACCATTGTAGATGGGAAAGGATCTGAAGAAGCTATTACAAAAAGAATCGAAGAGTTAAAAGAACAAATCGATAATACAGTTTCACCTTACGAGAAAGAAATCTTACAGGACAGATTGGCAAAACTTATAGGAGGAGTAGCTATGATTCATGTCGGAGGTCATACGGAAGTTGAAATGAAAGAGAAGAAAGATAGAGTAGATGATGCTCTTCATGCAACTAAAGCAGCACTTCAAGAAGGAATCTTACCAGGTGGTGGTATCGCTTTACTAAATGCAGCAGCATACCTATACAACAATCCATCAGTAGCTTCTCATCCAGATCAACAAAAAGGATTCGATATCGTAAGGAGAGCAATTACAAAGCCATTCGAACAGATACTTTTAAATGCAGGTGAAACTCAAGACACTATTAACGAAAGAATGGTAAGGTTAGTAGACGGAGATATTTGGCAAGGGTTTAATCCTAGAGTTGGAGAGTATGTAAATATGCTCACAGAAGGAATCATCGATCCAACTAAAGTAACAAGACTGGCTTTAGAGAATGCAGCATCAGTAGCAGGAACAATGTTAATTACAGAATGTATTATCACAAGTATAAAAGAGAAAGATGGACAAGACGCAGGAGTAGATCCTAGCATGTTCATGTAATACTAATTTAAAATCAAACAAAATGAACAAACAAGAGTTATTCGAAAAGATTGATGGGTTGTATGAAGAATTCGTTGCACAACACAACGGAACAACTAAGAAGTCACAAGCCAATGCACGTAAAGCAATTGGAGAGGTTAAGAAATTAATCACAGAATATAGAAAAGCTTCAACAGAAGAATCAAAAGCAAAGTAAGGACCGGCAGGGGGGGAGGGGGCTTTCTCTCCTCACCGAAGGTGCCACGCGCAAATTTTACTAACACCCCACCCAAGGAGGGGGGACAAAACAAAGCAATATGAACGGAATTGAAATTATCATCCTAATTGTATCTATAGTGTTAATGTCGGCAGGAGTTGGGTACTATCTAACAAAAGACCAGCCTACGTTAAAGAGTATGGAAGAGGATACTCCAACTACCCCGGATACTACAAAAGCCCGTCTTACAGAGTCGGCAAAAGAACTTATCAAAGAAATTGACAAGGTAACAAATACACCTACCACACAGGAAGAGTCACAGCAGTTGGCAAAAGATCTTGTAGACATAGTAACAACACCTACTAAGAAGAAGAGAAAGTACTACCCTAAGAAGAAATAACACATGTCAGATTCAGTAGCAAAGTATCACGAATTATTACAAGAAGGTAGACTATTGCAGAATAGTCCACACCAAAAGTCAATTGGTACAATAGTGGAGATTGTTCGTGCAGCAATGGTTGCACAAAATCTAGACGTAGTGTTGAAAAAGGTAGTATCACTTTCGTTACAAAACCCAGAAATGTCACCTGCAACAGTATTCAGCATTGTCAGTGTTGAGGCTAAGGTGGATGAACTATGTACACCACAAAAACAAAAACAATGGAACAACCAAGATTAAACCTATCGATTGATCAAACACTTCCGGTAGAATGCGAGAAATGTAATCATACATTTTTTGAAGAAGCTCTTCACATTAGAAAGGCATCGGGACTTTTAACAGGTACCGGCCAAACCACTTACATGCCTATTCCGGTATTCGCGTGCAAGGCCTGCGGCCATGTCAATACTGAGTTCCTACCAAAGGAATTAAAACATATGAACATAGGAGAGTAAAACAGACTTTACTTAAACACCAAAGAGGCCTTGTGCCTCTTTTTTTTATGCCTATTTATTATAAATTGAATAAGTTACTATAAAATTTTGTTATTACTAATTAGTTATACCCTAACTAACTTAAAAAATATTTTATGGGATTTTTCAGCATTTTTAAAAAGTCAAATGATTATAACGAAAAAGTTGTAATTGGATTCATGTCATTTATGGTAATGGTAATTGCCATTGTAGTAGACCTTGTTACAGGTTATATGGGTAAGGCTCTTGAGCTAAACGAATACATTTTCGATGCATTCATGTACATAACCTTAGGTAGCTTTCTTCCAGACGTAATCGAAAAGTTCGCCAACTTCAGAGGGGGTAATAAACCGGAATAAAACTGAAGCCGTTGAAGAACTTAAATGAATTTATACCTGCATTTATAAATGGGGGTTGGGTGGTATTGTTAATCGGTGCAGCAGGAATGATTGCTCGGTTGGTTACCTCGACCTCCCCAGAGGAGACTAGTGTTAGTAGTATTGTTAAGAATATTATGGCAGCTATGATTACTTCGCTATTGGCTTGGTTTATATTAGAACAATTTGAAATTGATTCTATATACAAAGCATTGATATATGGCCTGGGAGGTTTAAATTCACCTGAAATACTAAGCGGTATCTTAAAAATATCCACATCCTTCTCAAATAATCCTGGTGAATTCCTATCAAATATCAAATCAGGAAAGGTACAAACTCCACCTAAACGAGCTACTAGAGCTGTTAAAAAGCCAGTTAAAAGAAAATAGTCATATGAATAATCAAAAAACATTTATGTTAGTTTTAACCTCAATAGTTTTACTTATTGCGGGTTATGGAATTTATGTAGAGAAAAGTATAAAAGCTTCTGCTACAACAATATTAGAAGACAGATTAAAACCAGTACCTCTTATCTCTCATAGATTTGATTACTACGGAACTACCATTCAGGATAATTTTTCAAGTAATGTAGTTAACTATGAACAACTACTAGCTAATAGAGGAGAAATAGAGAGAGTTAAAAAAGAAACTGAAAAGGGGTGGGAAAGCTATAAAACAACATATCTGACTCCAGAGGAAGCAAAACTTGTAGACCATGCCCAAGAAGGAATGGATGAGGTAGATGCTATGGTTAGTATGTTACTTGAAAAGGCAGTTACCGATAGGAAAGCTGTTGACAGTATTTTAAAAACAGGAATACTAAATGAAAAGATTACTCCTGTACTTGATGACACAAATGCTTTAATGGATTTACAAACTGAAGTAGGTAGGCAAGAAACTGTAAAGATGATTGGCCTACTTAAAAACTTCTCAAATTTTATGGTAGGTGCCTTAGCTCTAGCGGTTGTATTGCTAGGTTCTATTGTGTATCCAATGATAAAAAAACCAAAAGAACAACCAAAGACAAGAAGAAAGGCTCCTGCAAAGAAACCTGCAGCTAGAAAGCCTGCAGCAAAAAAACCTACAACAACTAGAAGAACAGTTAAGAAGTAATGAAAAAACTATTGATATCCCTTATATTACTTGTGTCTATGATGAGTTATTCTCAAGCTAAGTATTACATATGTGTTGCACCAAATGTGGCTTTTAATTCCACAGTTAGAGATCCTAATAACTTATTGGGATGTACTGTAGAAGTAGGGAAGTATGTGGGAGATAGTGCAATAGGAATAAGCACAGGATTATTCTCTTTGCAAAGCAATTCACTTTACTCAGAGGCAATTATAACTGTACCCATTAGTAAAGAAATACCAATTACAGTATCTGCAGGAATAGGATGGTTCTATTTTCAAAAAGAAATTACAATGGAGTATGACATCAATTATGCTTTTCCTCTTAAAGACAATCTATCACTTATCGTAACGTATAACACTCAAAGTGCTTTTGGGGCAACTACACAAGCTTTCTGTATAGGATTAAATAAGGATTTCTAGTACTATTTATTATAAATAAAAACAGTACAGTATGAGCTTAGCAGCATTACAAACTAAGATCGGAGTAACAGCCGATGGTGCTTTTGGTCCAGGAACAATGAAAAAAGCAATGGAGTTTTACAAATTAACTCCAGTTAGAGCAGCACATTTCTTTGCGCAAACATCTCATGAAACAGGAGGATTTAAAGCATTTTCTGAAAACTTAAACTATTCAGCACAAGGACTTCAAGGTATCTTTGGAAAATACTTCCCAGGTAATTTAGAAGAATCATATGCTAGAAATCCTGAAAAGATTGCTAATAGAGTTTACGCATCAAGAATGGGTAACGGAGATGAAAAATCAGGAGACGGTTTTAAATTTAGAGGAAGAGGAGCTCTTCAATTAACTGGTAAAGACAACTACGCAGCATTTGCTAAGTACTTAAACAAGCCAGAAATTATGACCAATCCAGATCTAGTAGCAACGACTTATTCTTTCGAATCAGCAATGTTCTTCTTTGACAAAAATAAATTGTGGGAGATATGCGATAAAGGAATTAACGATGCAGCCATATTAGCTCTTACGAAAAGAATTAACGGTGGTACTCACGGATTAGAAGACAGAAATCAAAAAACTAAAAAGTATTACGAATTTGTAAAATAGTTACATATAGCATGAAAACATCACTTATAATCCTATTAACATTGACAACAGCTTGTGCATTTATAGGTTCCTACTTTATGGAACTTACAGCAGATAACATCGAACAATACCTTTCAGTAGCATTTGTAGTATTTGCTGATGGTTTTTTTGGTGTATGGGCAGGTACAAAAGCAAAAGGTTTCCAAACTTGTAAAGCATTAAAAGTACTAAGAACCTTTGGATTCTGGGTGGTAATGCTATCTGCTATACTAACTATAGAGAAAGGGTTTACTGGAACATCATGGTTAAGTGAAACTATTATAGCTCCATTTCTAGTATTTCAATTAATTTCTATTTTTAAAAATGCTTCAATGGTAGGTATAGTAAAGAATGAGTTACTTATACAAATTTTAGATAAACTTGATAAACATAAAGGTGAAAGAGATAACAGCAATTAACAAGCAAAACATAGTACTAGCATTAGTTGCAGGACTATTAATATGGAACCTTATCAATACTAAAGGAATTTCTACTGATATTAAACAATATAAAAAGCAGATAGAACTAATAGAAACCAAAGTTGATTCTGCAAAAACTATAGACAAGACTATAACAGTAAAAATTGACTCAGTCCAACAAAGAGTATTTGGAATTTCAAAAGAAATTCACTATATTGATAAAAATATAAACATAATAAAAAAACAAACAGATGAAAAAGTTAGTAGTACTAATAAGTTTTCTAATGCTGAGCTTGAGCAGTTTTTCTCAAACAGATACAACCAAAGTAATAATTCCAACTAAGACTGCTAGACTTATAGTAGCAGATCTTATTAGATACGATGGATGTAAATTTGAATTAGAACTTACTAAAGAAAAGATATCAAAACTTCAGGAAAGGGAAGCACACAAAGATACGATTATAAAATTACTAAATGATAAGGATGAGAATAACAAATTCATCATTCGTCAACAAGAATTACAAATAGGACAATATGAACATCTAACAGATGATCTTCATAAAGAAGTAAGATCAGCTAAAACTGCTAGTGTATTTTATAAAGTAACAACAGGTATAGCAACATTTCTCAGTATATACCTTCTAATAAAATAAAAACCAGGCTTGCTTTTGCAAGCCTTTTTTCTTATATTATACTTATATAAATGTTATAATATGAATCCAAGAGAGGTAAAGTATACTGTTGACAAACAAAAGAGGAAAAAGGAATTAGTTAACCACCCTCAACACTATGGAGGAAAGGACAATCCTTACGAAGCAATTAAAGTTATAGAAGCATGGAACTTAGGATTCTGCTTAGGAAATACTATAAAATATATTTCCAGAGCAGGTAAGAAAGACGACACAATTCAGGAGCTTGAAAAAGCATTGTGGTACTTGAAAAGAGAACTTAGAAAATTAAAAGATGGCAAAGAAGATTCTTAAACAAGTAAGCCTAATTAGAGACTTTTGTAAACCTGAACTAGATTATACTACTCAAAAATCAATTTCATACAGTCAAACTTTAGCATACAATACATGTCCACACCAATGGGCATTGAAGTACGTAAAAGGGCTACAGGAGTATAGACCTTCCATTCACACAGTATTTGGTACAGCAGTACATGAGGTAATGCAGGAATGGTTAACAGAACTTTATGACGGAACAGTAAAGAAGTCCAATGAAATGGATCTTGGTGCAATGCTTGAACAAAAACTATTCAGTATTTACACTGAAGAGAAAGAAAAGTATGGAAAACATTTTTCTAGTTCTGAGGAGTTATCTGAGTTTCATAATGATGGTGTTGAAATATTAAATTACGTCCGTAAGAAACGTGCTAATTACTTTGGTACCAAGTACTATAAGTTGGTAGGAGTAGAAATTCCCTTAGTACATAAGATAGCCGATAATGTATTTTTTAAAGGGTATATCGATATCGTTTTATACGATGAGCAAGATGACAAGTATATTATTTTAGACATTAAAACATCAACCTCAGGGTGGAATGATTATGCAAAGAAGGATGATAAAAAGCTGGCACAATTACTACTGTATAAGGAATTCCTTGCAAGACAGTTTAATATCGATGTTGACAAGGTAGATGTAAAGTATTTTATTGTAAAGAGAAAAGTCCCTACCAATCCAGAATACCCAGCAATGGGAAGAAGAGTTCAAGAATTTATACCACCTTCAGGAAAGATAAAAAGAGGGCAAGCAACAACAGCTCTTGCAAAATTTATTGACGATGCTTTTGATGAGCAAGGACAGTATATTGACAAGGAGTATGAAAAGAAACCTTCCAAGTCAAATTGTATGTTCTGTGAATACAGAGGAACAGAGCATTGTGGATCGACTTTTTAAAAACTGTATATATTTATATATAATAACAGTAAAAACACACTTACAATGGACACAAAAAAATTAACCAGCGTAAAGGTAGAACAAGAATTGTTTCAAGAATTTAAAGAAGAATGTGTGAGGTATAAATTTTCCTTACAGAAACTTGTAGATAGAGCAATTTACTTATACCTTACAGAGGAGAGCTTTAAGCAAAAGTTACACAACCAAACAAATTTAAAATTAAAGTAGTTACATGAAAGAAAAATTTCGTTATGTAAAGAGAGAAGATCGAAAGAAGATTCTTCTGTTATGCGATGATATTAGGATGCATTCCGGTATCGCAACTATGGCAAGAGAGATTGTTGTAGGAACAGCCCACCATTTCAATTGGCTTAATGTAGGAGCAGCCATTAATCATCCTGATGCAGGAAAAGGACTTGATATATCCTCGGAGGTAAATAAGTTTGCAGATATTGAAGATGCTTGGGTAAGAGTATTGCCTAGCAATGGATATGGAGATGCAATGCTTATACGTTCACTTATGCAGCAGGAAAAGCCTGATGCAATTTTTATATTCACAGATCCAAGATATTGGACTTGGTTGTTTGAGATAGAGAGAGAAATTAGAAATGAAATCCCACTAATGTACCTAAACATTTGGGATGATCTTCCAGCACCGTTATACAATAAAGCATACTACGAATCATGTGACTTATTAATGGCAATCTCAAAACAAACTAAAAATATTAATGAAATAGTTTTAGGAGAGTCTACTAAGGGTAAAATTATCAAGTACGTTCCTCATGGAATAAATGATAAACACTTCTTTCCTATTAGAGAAGGTCATGAAAATTTTGAACTATTACAAGAGTTTAAGAACAATATGTTTGGAGAAAAACAAATCGACTTTGTAGTTCTCTTTAATTCAAGAAACATTAGAAGAAAATCTCCAGGAGATGTCATCCTTTCATACAAATTATTCTGTGATTTAATCGGAGAAGAGAGAGCAAAGAGATGTGCACTTGTAATGCATACTCAAGCTGTAGATGAAAATGGAACAGATCTTTATGCGGTAAGAGAAGCTCTATGTGATGAAAATGTAAATGTATTCTTCTCTCAGGATAAACTGGATACTCCACAAATGAACTTACTTTACAATGTAGCAGATGTAGGATTACTTATTACTTCAAACGAAGGATGGGGACTATCTCTAACTGAAACTATGATGGCAGGTAGAATGATCATTGCAAATGTAACTGGAGGTATGCAGGATCAAATGAGATTTACGGATGAGAATGGTAAGTGGATTGACTTCAGTTCAGACTTTCCTTCTAACCATAGAGGAACATATAGGGAGTGTGGTGAATGGGCCATCCCGGTATTCCCTTCAAACATTTCACTGGTAGGTTCAGTTCCAACTCCTTATATTTTTGACGATAGATGTGCACCAGAAGATGTAGCAAAAGCTATTTTAAAGGCATATGAGATGTCAAAAGAAGAAAGAGATGCTAAAGGATTGAAAGCAAGAGAATGGGTAATATCTGATGAATCAGGAATGTCAGCAAGACAGATGTGTGAGAATGTAATTGATGCAATGGATGAATCATTTGAGAAGTTTGTTCCAAGAGAAAGATTCGAATTACATAAAATTACAGACAGACCTAAAAAACGTATAACACATAAATTAATATACTAGTTATGAGTAAACCTACATTAGTAGTAAGCTGTCCAGTTGATACTTACTCAGGATATGGAGCAAGAGCAAGAGACTTTGTACAATCAATTATCGATACAGATAAGTATGATGTAAAAATATTATCACAGAGATGGGGAGGAACTAGATTCGGATACTTAAAAGACCATAATAACGAATCCTTAGTCTCTAGAATCATACCACAACTAACACAACAGCCTGATATATGGATTCAGATCACAGTACCGAATGAATTTCAAAAAGTAGGTAAATATAATATAGGAGTAACAGCCGGAATTGAGACTACAGTATGTGATCCTACCTGGATACAGGGATGTAATAACATGGACTTGGTATTAGTATCTTCTGAGCATGCAAAAAAAGTATTTGAAGATTCAAAATTTAATATGCAGGACAGTAATACAGGTCAAGTAACGGGAGAACTTGTATTAAAGTCAAAAGTAGAGGTGTTGTTTGAAGGAGCTGATATTACAAAATACTCCCCACTTGCATTTCCTGTAGAGTTAAAATTTGATGAGATAGATGAAATGTTTTGCTTCTTAGCAGTAGGACATTGGTTACCTGGAATCATGGGAGAGGATAGGAAGAATATAGGGTATACCATTAAGACTTTCCTGGAGACATTTAAAAATAAACCTAAAGGAAAAAGGCCGGCACTACTACTGAAAGTACAAGCAGGATCAGGAACATCTATTATGGATAGGGAAGAACTGCTAGACAGGATAGATGCAATAAGAAAGACAGTTAAAGGTGATTTACCTAACGTATACCTACTCCATGGTGACATGACTGATACAGAGATTAACGAACTATACAACTACGGTAAAGTAAAAGCAATGGTTTCTCTAACAAAAGGAGAAGGGTTTGGAAGACCTCTATTAGAGTTTAGTCTAGTAAACAAACCAATTATAGCATCAGCTTGGTCAGGTCATGTAGATTTTCTTGATAAAGAATTTGTAAAATACATAGGAGGTAATCTTACAAATGTACATCCTTCAGCGGCAGTTCCTAATATGATATTAACCGACAGTCAATGGTTCTCAGCAGATCCAGTGCAGGTAGGTCAGGCATTTAAGGACATCTACGACAACTATGAAAAGTGGAAACCTCTTGCTAAGAGACAAGGACATAAGAGTAGAACACAGTTCTCATACGAAAAGATGAGAGAGACGTTAGATTCTTTTCTAACACAGTATGTACCTGAGTTCCCAAAACAAGTTCAATTAAAGCTACCACAGCTTAAGAAAATAGAATTACCAAAATTAAAGAAAATACAATAAATGAGAGCTTTAACAATACTAGCAACTGAAGTTTATCAGTCATTAGGTAAGTATACAAACTTAACAGAAAAGAAAGAAGCTACAAAACAATACATCCTTACTGAAATATCTCAATGGGGGGTAAGAAAATTAAACCAAGGTAATATTATAATATTCAAACCAAAAGAATTTAGAGGAACTAATGATAGTTCTCCTTTTGAAGTTAGGTTAGTATATGATCCAAGTGATAATTTTTGGGAATTGAAATTTGGAAATCTAAATGCACCTACTCCTGAAGAGCAGTTTAAGTGGGATGATAATGATCCAAATCGATTACCTAAAGCAATATTTTTACAAAAAGTAATGAATAGTGAAATCATTCCTTTTTTAAATAATACTGATAGTGAGGGTATAAAATTTGAACCTTATGATGGAGATGGTCTTGAAGATGATAGATTAAGTTATTTTCAAAACATGTTTAGAAAATTAAATAGTAGTGAGTTTGAATTTAATAAAGGGTACTCTGAAGATGATGATACCTGGTATATAACTAAAAAAGTATAATGGAAGAAAAAATGGTAGACTGTCCACACTGTGGAGGAAATGCTTGCTATGAACAAGCAGTAACAGAAGAAGTAACAACAAGCTTTTGCTTTGGTTGCGGATATTCAACTTCAACCTTAATGGTTGAGGGAGGAGATTTGGTAAACAAAACCTTAGAAGCATCACCGGAACTATACAAAGATCTCTTATACACAGATGATTCAGGTAAGGTATGGCTTCCAGCCACAATCACTATCCCAGGTAAAGGAATGGTATTCTTAGACGGTACATCAAAAGATAATTGGATGTGGTCTGCAGTAAAAGCTATCGAAATTGTAGAGGAAGAAAAAGCAAACTTCCCTAAAGGGCAAACACATAAGATGGATATGGGAAACCTTCAAATATTTGGTCAAAGAGATTTTATGGATGCCTTAGAAGTAATAGGATTTTTTGATGTAGAAGTTGCAGATAAAGAATAAATTTCATATATTTAAGTATGAAAATTAGTTATGCAATAACAGTTTGTAATGAATTGGAGGAAATTAAACGTTTAGTTTCTTTCCTCCTTTCCAACAAACGTACAGAAGATGAGATAGTAATCCTATTTGATGAGAAGAACGGAACACAGATAGTAAAAGACTACCTAACCTCAATAGCACACCAAACTACAGTAGCAGTTCATGATTTTGAAAATCATTTTGCTAATTGGAAAAACTTACTAACATCATACTGTACAGGAGATTATATCTTCAATATAGATGCTGATGAAATTCCTCATATCAATTTGATACAAAATCTTCCTGAAATGCTGAAGACTAATGATGTCGATATGCTTAGAATCCCTAGAGTAAATACTGTAGAGGGTTTAACTCAAGAACATATTCAGAAGTGGGGATGGCATGTGAATGAAAAAGGATGGGTCAACTGGGCTGATTGGCAAATGAGAATCTATAAGAATGCTCCTCATATAAGATGGAAAAATAAAGTACACGAAGTATTAGAAGGATTTAAGATACATGGTATGCTTCCGGTAGAAGAGGAATGGGCCTTATACCATCCAAAGACAATCGACAGACAAGAAAAACAAAATAATTACTATGACACACTCTAAACTATTAGTAACAGGAGGAAAAGGATTGGTAGGATCGGCTATTGATGCTGATGTAAAATTAGGAAGAGAGTATAATTTAACCAACCCAGAAGAAACTCTAAAGGCGTTTGAATGGCATAAACCAACTCACGTTATTCACTGTGCAGGAAAGGTAGGAGGTCTTGGAGGAAATATGAAGTACAAAGGAGAGTACTTATATGATAATGTAATGATCAATACAAATGTTATTGAATCAGCTAGATTGGCTGGAGTTACAAATCTAGTATCATTTTTATCTACCTGCGTATTTCCAGACAAAGTAAACTATCCTCTAACAGAAGACCAAGTACATAATGGATTTCCTCACAGTTCAAACTATCCTTATGCCTATGCTAAACGTCTAGCAGATATACAAATTAGAGCCTATAGAGAGCAGTATGGATTGAAATATACTTCTGTAATTCCAACAAACATATACGGACCAAATGATAACTTCTCTTTAGAACATGGACATGTAGTTCCGATGCTTCTACATAAAATGTATTTAGCAATACAAAATAAAACAGACTTCAAAGTATGGGGTACGGGGAAGCCTTTAAGAGAATTTATCTACTCTAAAGATGTAGCTGAATTAGCTAAATGGGCTGTTGAGAATTACGACGAAGAAGAACCAATCATATTTACAACCTCAGAGGAAATAAGTATTAAAAACTTGGTAGGGCTAATAGCTGAGGAGTTTAATTATAAAGGAAATATTATTTTTGAAACAGATAAGCCAGATGGACAATTTAGAAAACCTTCTTCAAATGAAAAGGTAAAAAGATATCTTCCAGACTTTAAGTACACTTCAATTGAACAAGGGATAAAAGAAACAGTTAAATGGTTTATAGAAAATTACGATAATGCGAGAAAATAAAGTAGCACTTATAACAGGAATAAACGGACAAGACGGATCATACTTAGCTGAATTACTCCTAGAAAAGGGATATGAAGTATGGGGAACAGTAAAGAGGAATTCTGTAGCTGAAAATCAAACAGCAAGATTAGATGCAGTATACAGTAGTATCAAGCTAGAGTACGCTGACCTTACAGACCTAGCATCACTGGTAAGGGTTGTTGCAAAGGTACAGCCAGATGAATTATATAATTTAGCAGCACAATCGCATGTTAGAATATCCTTCGACCAACCCCTATATACAGCCAATACAACAGGAATAGGTACATTAAATATCCTTGAAGCAGTAAGGCTTGTATCCCCTAAAACAAAAATATACCAAGCATCATCTTCAGAAATGTTTGGAAATAGTATTGATGAGGATAGATTTCAAAGAGAAACTACACCACTCAATCCAGTATCACCTTACGGATGTGCTAAGGTATTTGCATATAACATTAGTAGAAATTACCGTAACTCTTATGGTATGTTTGTATCAAACGGTATCCTATTTAATCATGAATCACCTCGCAGAGGTACAAACTTTGTTACAAATAAAGTATGTAAAGAAGCAGTTAAGATTAAATTAGGTCTATCGAATGAATTAAAGCTAGGGAACTTAGATGCCACAAGAGACTGGGGTCATGCTAAGGACTATGTTTATGCAATGTGGTTAATACTTCAACAAGACAAGCCAGATGATTTTATCTGCTCAACAGGAGTATCACATTCGGTACAAGAGTTATGTGAATATGTATTTAGTAAGCTAGGATTAGATTGGAAGGAATATGTTAAGCAGGATGAAAAATTCTTACGTCCAGAAGAATTACATGACTTGAAAGGAGATTGCTCTAAGTTAGTTGAAACAACAGGATGGAAGCATGAATATACTTTTGAAAGTATGTTGGATGAAATGATTGAATACTGGGAGAATTATTATAAAAATAGTTGCCAGCAATAAGATAATTTCATATATTAATAAAACAAATAAAATCAGTTATATGGATCAAATTTTAAGCTTAGTACAAGAGCACATTACAAAAAAGAACAGTGAAAAAAAGTGGGTAGCAGGAGAGGACTTAGTTCAGTATGCCGGACCTTATTTTGACGAAAAAGAATATCAAGCTGTAGTTAAGACTATGCTAGAAGGTTGGTTGGTTTTAGGAAAAGAAGGAGCAATGTTCGAAAGAAAGTTTCCTAAAAAACTAGGACACAAGACCGGAGTTATTGTTAATAGCGGTTCTAGTGCTAATCTACTAATGATGTTAGCTTTAACATCTAAAAGAGGAATGAACTTACCAAAAGGTACGAAAGTAATTACTCCAATTGCTGGATTCCCAGCTACTTTAAGTCCTACCATTCAAGCAGGCTTTACACCAATCTTTGTTGATATTGAATTAGAATCTTTAAACTTAGATTTAGATCAAGTAGAGCAAGCATGTATTGATCATCCAGATGCTAAAGTGGTTACATTTGCTCACGTATTAGGTAATCCACCTAACATGGATCGATTGATGGAAATTGTAAACAAATACGATTTAATCTTATTAGAAGATTGCTGTGATGCTTTAGGAACAACTTATAATGGTAAGATGTTAGGATCATTCGGTAAAATGTCCTCATGTTCATTCTATCCAGCACATCACATTACGATGGGTGAAGGAGGATTTGTAGCATGTAGTGATCCACAGCTAGAAAAAATCTTAAGAAGTTTTAGAGACTGGGGTAGAGGATGTTACTGTCAAGGTAAGGCAAATGCTTTAGAGTGCGGTTCATGCGGAATAAGATTCAGCAATTGGTTACCAAGTTTGCCTAATGAAATATTTGACCATAAATATACTTATGAAGAAATTGGTTACAATTTAAAACCAACTGAATTACAAGCTGCAATGGGTAATGTTCAGTTAGGTAAGTTAGAAGAGATTGGAGTAATAAGAAGAAGAAATCATAAAGCAATTGTTGACATCTTTAAAAAGTATGAAGATAAGTTTATCCTTCCTAAAGCTACTGATAAATCAGATCCAGATTGGTTTGCAGTTGCATTAACAGTTAAAGATGGAATGGACTTTACAAGAGCTGAGTTCTGTCAATACTTAGAAGCAAATAAGATTCAAACAAGACCTTACTTTGCAGGTAACATTATGCTTCAGCCAGGATACTCTCATTTAATTGACCCTAAAGAAGTAATTGAAAAATATCCAGTATCAAGAAAAGTAACAACAGATACTTTCTTCTTAGGATGCTCTCCAGTTATTACTTTAGAGCAAATTGAATATATAGAAACAATCGTAGATAAGTTCTTCAATAAATAATATGAAGATAGCATTCCTAACAGAGATGGGTTTTGAGGGAAAGATTCCCTCTAACCACTCTAATATGCGAACAGAGTTTGCTTGGATGCATGCTTTAAATGCCGATCATAGGTACATACATCACTTTCAAGAAGTAGAGGGATATGATCATGTCTTTATTATTTTTCCTAAAGGAAAGTTATACTTAAGTGCAGAAGGAAGTCAACTTGCAGATGATCAGAATCCAGTAAGTGAACTTTTAATAAAAGAGCCAGTAGAGAGATTAAAGCTTACCAATAAAAAAGTGTATATAGTTCAGGAAGGACCTCACTGGTGGTGGAATGATTATAAAATGATCGATCAAGTATTATTCTATAATATGCTCATCTCCTCAGACGGTATCTTTGCACATAACCAACACGATGTAAAATACTATAAAGGAATGTTTACTAACGTACCTGTGCACGTTATTCCTACTCTAATGATTGATTCTATAGTAGAAGATATTCAACCTATTAGAGAAGAAAAAGTTATTATAGGAGGTAATTTTGCTAGATGGTATGGAGGTATGGAAAGCTTTACAGTAGCACAGAGGTTTGATGTTCCAATATGGGGACAGACTTCTCATGCAATGAGAGAGGGAGAGGATCAGTTGATAAATCATTTACCAAGAGTTATGTGGACAGATTGGATGGAACAGTTAAGTTCATTCAAATACGCTGTACACCTTATGCCAACCGTTGCAGCTGGTACATTTAGTTTGAATTGTGCTTACTTCGGTATACCTTGTATAGGAAATGAGAAAGTAGACACACAAAGACTTTGTCATCCAGACCTAGCAGTAGATGTAGAGGATGTAGAGAAAGCAGTAATGCTGGCTGAAAGGTTAAGAGATGATAAAGAGTTTTATCAGAAATGTAGTACAACGTCTAAGGAAAATTACAAGAAATATTACAGTATAGATAAATGGAAAAGCAAAATAAGTTTAGAATAATAACACCCTCCTATAACAATGAAGAGTGGATTGAATACAATCTTGCAAGTATTCTAAACCAAACATATACAAACTACAAAGTTACCTATATAGATGATGCTTCTACAGATAATACTTATGAAAAAGTAAAAGAAGTTGTAGGAGAGCTTCCTAATTGGAATGTTATAAAAAATTCTCAAAATAAAGGAGCTATGTATAACTACTTCCATAACCTAAACGATTATATAGAGGATCCTGAAGAGATAGTAATTCACTTAGATGGGGATGACTGGTTATATGATGAAACAGTTTTAGAAAAGCTTAATGCTTTTTATAATGAAAAAGACTGCTGGATGACATATGGAGGATTCATTGTATGGAATGGACCAGAAGCAGAATCAACACTACCATATCCTCAATCAACAGAGCATTCAGATTTTGTACATAAATATAAAATGTACCGTCAAGATCACTGGAGAGCTTCTCACTTAAGGACCTATAGGGCATTTCTATTGCAAGCAGTTAAGCTAGAGGATTTAAGGTCTTTACAAGATGGGGAGTATTATTGGCATGCAGCAGATTTAGCTTTCCAATATCCGTGTATGGAGATGTGCCCTAAAGAGAAGATTCAAGTAGTAGATTTTTACGACTGTGTGTACAACCACAGTAAGGCTAATCAAGTACGTACTCACGAAAGAGAAAGTATTGATAACAGTAAGTACGAAATAGAAATTAGAAATAGAAAGAAGTATAAGGAGAACCTGTCAGGTGAAAAATTACCTCAAATAAACATAGTAGGTAGCTTTAGAGAAAAGAATAGTATACCTCAGACATTTTCTTATACGTATAATTTACAAGATGGGGAATTTGACATAACTCTTATTGAAGATACAGAAATACTAAGATTTGTAAAAGGTGAGATAAAAATAAATAGGGGACTGATTGTAGCAGATGTACATGAAGCTCCACACCTACTCTCCCAGAACGAAGTATATACTGCTGTGCAAGAGAATAGCCAAATGTTTGACCTAATACTAACTTTCGATAAAGAGTTACTTAAGTTACCGAATGCCGTGTTTAGAAATGGAGGTTACGAAGCTGTTTTAAATAAAAATGTACACAGAGCAGAACATCCACTTCTTCAGGATAGTACCTTAATTCAGATATACAGAGATAAACCGAAACATATCTCTTTTATTACTTCTAACAAAGGAATGACAGAGGGGCATAGGTTTAGGGTAGGATGTGCTCAAAAGATTATTGACCTTAAAATACCTAATGTAGATCTATACGGAGTGGGCATAAGAGAAGTTCAAGGTAAAATTGAAGGGCTAAGAGATTATAAATTTTCTATAGCAATTGAAAATGGAGTACATGATAATTATTTTACAGAAAAAATATTAGACTGTTTTCTAACAGGGGTTATTCCAATTTACAGAGGTTGTAAAAATATTAGTGAGTTTTTTAATACAAAAGGTTTTCTTATATTTAATACAGAGGAAGAGCTTCTTGAAATAATTAACAACCTAACAGAACAGGATTACCTCTCCAGAGAGGAATATATTAAAGAGAATTTTGAAAAAGCTAAACAGTACGCTTACGACAATGATCAGTTATTTAATAAGTATTTTAAAAAATTAATTAATTAATGTACAGATATTTACACCCCACACAACACAACTCAGGGATGTTTGCTTTTATTTGGCAAACAATAAGAGGAATGTACCACTACCCTAACGATAAGTACTACATACATTTTGGTAGAGAATCTTGCTACTTCGATGAAGAAATGTACCGTCAACAAGAAATAGAGAACGTTTGGGAATACTACTTTGAACAACCTCACACAGACACTAAGCCTACTTCTTCTGAAATTTTATCAGAGGTAGGATTACTTCATGATGAGTTTAGTGAATTTAGGGACATATACACCACCCCGGAAGACTATAAAGTTAAACGTAAAGAGTATGGAGAAATAGTAAAAAAGTACGTAAAACTTCTTCCTCATGTAGAGTCTAAAATTAACAGTTTTTACAATACTCACTTTAAAGGAAAAAGAGTATTAGGAGTACATTGTAGAGGTACAGATCATCCAGATAAACTTTCTATGGATTTCTATATTCAACGTATTAAAAAGTACATAGATGAGTACGATGTGCTTTTCATAGCATCTGATGAGCAGAATAGAGTAGATGCAATAAAGAAAGCTTTTGGCGATAAAGTAGTGGAGTATCCTGCAACTTTTAGAAGCAATAATGATATCCCGTTACATTATGCTAATGACTATAAATGTAGTAAGTACTATGTAGGCGAAGATGTAATTGTAGAAGCATACTTACTATCCAAAGCTAACATGTTACTATGTTGCACTAACTCTAATGTAAACTATTTTGCTAGAGTTCTAAATACAGATTTACAGTACAAATTACTACCAGATGATACAGATTAACTTATTTAACAGTTCACAGAATAAATACAGACTACCTTTAGTAAAAGCAGCTTTAAAAGAACTTGTAAACATTAAAGAAGGTAACAAGAAAGAAATACAGCTTTACGTGTACTGTCATGAAAATGATAACAGACTTTGGGAAGAAATATTATACCCAGTAGTAGAAGCAGGCATAGAGGCTACTCTAGCTAGTATGCCAACAGATGCCTACGAACATAAGATGCAAGTAGCTCAACAAACAACAACAGAATATTTCTGTAAATGGGATGATGATGTTTTTGTAAATCGACATGTCTGGGACTATATGATTGAAAATAGAGGTATACTAAATGACCCTACCGTGTCAGTGTTAGCTCCTACATTATCAAATGGAATGCCTTCTGTAGAGTTATTTCTACAAGATTTTTTAACAGAACAAGAAAAAGAGGATGTATATAAAATTTTTCTGAAAGATAATATAGATCCGAATATTTTTGGATGTAATTATTCTGAAGTGTTTAGGTACATAGAGGGATTAAGTGCATGGAATGGAGAAGACTATTGGAAGTTAGTAGATAGGATTAATCCTGTAAAAGGAAGGGAAGGGCTACCATGGTTCTACAGCATAGTTAAAGGGGTACATCCTGCCAGATTCTCTTACGACTACAACATGTACATTGCTAGACATGCAGCAGAGAAGAAAGAACTTGTACTGAATAACTCAGAACTTTTTTTAGAAAAATACCTAACACCTTACTTCTGTAATAATTTATTTATAGCAAAAACAGAATTTTATTTAGAAGCACAGAAAGTTTTCTTTGATAATTGGGATGAAGGACAGTTAACAATGTACGCAAACATTACTGATAGATCTCCAGTATACGTAAGAAACTGTTACGGAATTCATATGGCATATGGATGTACAGTTAAACAGAAGGAAATAGAGAATTATTATATAGAAAACTTATTTAAGACAATATAATGAAAGACCTTTCAAAAATAGATCTAATATCAGTAAATTGTGTTAACCCAGAGGAGTCTGTAAAAGCTCTTTTGTATAGCTCAAAACAGATAAAGTTTGGTTCTATAAAATTACTTGCACATTACAGGCCTTCCAATCTTCCAGATCATATAGAGTATATAGAAATAGAGAAGCAATCTCATAATACAATGAATTGGTTTCATTTAAACACTCTTCCTAAGTATATTGATAACGAGTATATGTTATCTATTCATGATGATGGATTTATTATTAATCCACATAACTGGGATGATGATTTTCTCAAATACGACTATATAGGAGCACCTTGGCCTGATGGATTAGAATGGTGTAAAAGGAACAGAGTAGGTAATGGAGGATTTGTACTAAAGAGTAAAAAATTTTTAAACTTAGAAGAAAGTATTCCTTATACAGAAGCACATAACGACGTACTAGTAACAAACACGTATTACGGCTACTTTAAACAGAATGGATGTAAGTATGCACCGGTTGAAGTAGCAGCTAGATTTTCACTAGAACATGCAATACCTGAATGTGAATATAATTTAAAAAATACTTTTGGCTTTCATGGAAAGTTATACGAAGCAGCACGCACCGAAATATCAAAATTAGAACAATATGAATAGTAAAATAGAATTACCAGACATAGAGGTAACCTCTACAACATGTTAGTAAAGCAAACTTAATACAATAGTTATATGGAAAAAGTAAATATTTTTGGAGGAACAGGATTCATAGGAAGCAGGTACTGTTCATTATATTCAGATGAAGTTATTATAAATGAAAGATTAGACTATAAGCCACAATCAAAAGAAGTATTGTATTTTATTAGTACGATTGACAATTATAATATACACAAAGACCTACACGTAGATGTAGATACAAACTTAAAAGTTTTATTAAATGTTCTAGAGCATATAAAAGATAATCCAGATACAACTTTTAATTTTATTAGCTCCTGGTTTGTATACGGACAAAATGATAAGACTCCTTTTAAAGAAGATGACCTAAGCTGTAATCCTACAGGCTTTTACTCTATTACAAAGAGATGTGCAGAACAGTTAATTATAAGTTTTTGTAATACGTATAATGTAAAGTACAGAATATTTAGACTAGCAAATGTACTAGGAGAAGGAGATCAAAAAATTTCTAAAAAGAAAAATGCACTACAGTTCTTAATTAAAGAAATTGTTGAAGGTAGAGACGTAGAATTATATTACGGAGGAAATGTACTTAGAGATTATATTTACGTAGATGATGTATGTAAAGCAATACACCACTGTATAGAGAATGCACCTGTAGACGAGATTATAAATATAGGAAGCGGAAAACCTTACTTATTCTTAAACATTATTAAAAAAGCAATTAAAAAAGCTAATTCAAACTCTCAGATTATTAATATAGAACCTACACATTTTCACAATATCGTACAGGTAAAAAATTCATACTTGGATACAACAAAGTTAAGAAATTTTGGATACAACTGTGAATATAGTATTGATGAAATTGTGCAAAAACTTATCGATCACTATAAAGTTGTATAGTAGAAGAGTATTTCGTATATTAATAAAAGATAAAATAATAATGAACTATATAACAAAAACAAACCTCTCAATAGGGCCTCAGTTTGGTTCGCAGATGAGCCAGTACGCTGGCTTGCTGGCACTCTCAAAACACTTAGGTAGTGATATTGTATTCTTCAAAGAATATATGGAACTGTTTAGAGGAGTAAGGTTATTTGAAGCGTTTGATTTGAAACATCCAATCAAAAGTATTTCAGAAGGAACTCACTCTATATACACTCTTAAAGAGAAAATATGTGATAAAGAAGTTTTTAATCTAGATCCAAATACTAATTGGGATATACAGGGATGGTTCCACCTATACCACTACTGGGATAAGTATGAAAATCTTATTAAGGATGCTTTTAAATTTAAGGAGAGTATATTAGCTGAAGCTATTAGTAAGGTAGAAGAGGTAAAAGAAGGTGAGAACTACCCTATAGTTTCTGTACATTTTAGAAGAGGAGATTATTTAGAAGTTTCTTCACTAAATCTTACACTAGATTACTATAATGAAGCTATAAATATATTCTTAGAAAAATTTACATACTTTAAACTATTAGTATTCTCAGACGATATAGAATGGTGTAAAGAAGTACTAGTAGGGGATAATATACACTTTAGTGAAGGTAATTCAAATTATGTAGATATGTGTATGATGTCTTTATGTGATCATAACATAATTGCAAATTCTAGCTTTAGTTGGTGGGGTGCTTATTTAAACAACAATCCAAATAAAATAGTTGTTTGCCCGGAAGACTATATTGGACCTTCTGACAAAGAAAGTCAATTTATAAATAAAAATTACTATCCAAATACCTGGACTGCAATATGAGAAACATTATATTTATTCATGCAGCAAACCTACTGATAGACAAGAATGGATACAATAACCATGGAAGATGTCAAGCAATAGTTGATGAAATAGCTCAACATATATTAGATTCAAAAATATATACAGATGTCGATGAAATTAATTTAGAACTATTAGGGGATCCAAATATTAGGTTTAATGTACCTAAGGGTAAAATAAATTACAACGGAACAAATGTACATGCTTGGGAATTTCCAACACTAGATAAAATAATTAAACACTGTAAGTATAATCCAACAGATAATATATTGTACCTACATACAAAAGGATCTAGCAATTCAACACAAGTTCCAGAATATAAATGGATTGAAGATGTCAGAAAATATCAACTACACTGGAATGTAACTAGGTACAGGGAGAGTTTAGAGTTCTTAAAAGAATACGATGTAGTAGGTGCTGAACTGATATATAACCCAGTACGTCATTTCTCACAGAACTTTTGGTGGACAAGAGCAAGCCACATTAATAAATTACAACATCCAAAAGAGATGCCGTTAATATTTGATGAACGCCATCAATGTGAATTTTGGATCGGCACAGGTATAGATTCAAAGTACAAGAGTGTATTTAATCTGTATCAGGACTATGTAGATGCAGTAGATTTTTCACAACACTTATATAAAGAATAAAATGACGAAAGTAGTTTACGTAACAGGTTGTCTAGGGTTTATAGGATCCTATGTAACAAGAGTATGCCTTGATAGAGGATGGTATGTTAAAGGAGTTGATAAAGGAACATATGCAGCCAATAAAACTCTATTAAAAGAATTTAAAGAATACAGTAACTTCTCTTTTGTTGATTGTGATATTAACGATTTGAAGTTTCTATATGATTGTGATTATATAATCAATACAGCAGCTGAGACTCACGTAGGTAATTCAATTGCTAATTCAGATGAGTTTGTATCTTCGAATGTAAATGGAGTTCATAACCTATTAGAGTTAATTAAGAATCATAGAGGAGAACATTCAACAAAACCTACACTACTCCACTTTAGCACAGATGAAGTATATGGCGATATTGAAGAAGGAGAGCATGTTGAAACAGATTTACTTAAACCTTCCAATCCATATTCAGCTACAAAAGCTGCAGCAGATATGCTTGTAACAGCATGGGGTAGGACTTACAACCTTCCATATGTAATTGTTCGTCCAACTAACAACTACGGAATTGGGCAGTATACTGAAAAACTAATTCCAAAAACATTGAAGCATTTAAAGCTAGGCAAAAAGATTCCTTTACACAATAACGGTACTCCAATCAGAACTTGGCTTCATGCTCAGGATACAGCCAATGCTGTTGTGAAGATAATCGAATCAGGAGTGCAGAATGAAATCTTTAATATCTGTGGAGGATTTGAGCAAAGTAATTTGGATACTATCAAAAAAGTTCTTATATTGTACAATAAAGATCAAGATTATATGTTAGAAGACTTTGTAGACTTCTCATACGATAGACAAGGGCAGGATGTTCGATATGCTTTAAATGATGATAAGTTGAGAGCATTAGGATGGAAGCCTCAAATTAATTTTGATACTGAATTAAAGTATATTGTAGAATATTATAGAGAAAAATTTATATGGTAAGAGAACAATTAATCCAATTTGAAACAGAAATTGGGGATTCATTCAATAGGGGTGAAATTAAAGCACCTATACACCTCTATTCGGGTAATGAGGATTTAATGATAGAATTGTTTAAAGATGTCGATGTAGAAAATGACTGGGTGTGCTGTACCTGGAGAAACCATTACCAAGGATTATTAAAAGGAATTCCAGCTGAAGTAATGAAAAAGAATATTCTAGAAGGGAAATCTATGGTGGTTAATCTTCCAGAGTATAAATTTGTATGCAGCTCTATTGTAGGAGGTATTCCTTCCATAGCAGCAGGTATTGCATTAGCAATTAAACTTCAAGGAAAATCAAATAGAGTTTGGTGCTGGGTAGGAGATATGTCAGCCGAAACAGGAGCATTTCACGAAGCTTATAAGTACAGTTTGAATCATGACCTACCAATAACTTTTGTTGTAGAGGATAATAAAAAATCAGTGTGCACTCCTACACCGGATATCTGGAAGAGAGAAAGACCGTATTATCTTGAATCAGAGTATACAGGAGGGCTGTTAAGACAGAAGAATTTAATATACTATCAGTATACTAATAATAAATACCCTCACGCCGGAGCAGGAATGAGAGTTCAATTTTAATATAGAGATATGAAATACTTTGAAGAGTTACAGAAAGCAATGAGCTTGTTAGCAGAACATCCTAAGACGTTCTTTATAGGTCAAGCAGTAGAGTACGAAGGAACTGGACTATTTGATACCATGTCTCACCTACCAGCTGAAAAGAAATTAGAACTTCCAGTGGCCGAATATTTTCAAACAGGACTAGCAAATGGAATGGCAATTGAAGGCATGATACCTGTATCAACATATCCTAGATGGAATTTCCTACTTATGGGAGTTGATCAAATAGTTAATCACCTGGATAAGTTTATTGAAATGTCTAATGGTAAGTTAGATCCTAAAGTTATTATACGAGTAGCAGTAGGTAGCGAAAGACCAGTTGACCCTCAATGTCAACACAAAGGAAACTTCTCGGAGGCTTTCAGGCAGATGAATCGTAATATAGAAGTTGTAGAGTTATTTGAACCTGAAGATATTGTACCTGCTTATAAAAAAGCTCTAAATAGAGTAGATGGCATAAATACTATCTTAGTTGAATTTGGGGATTTTAGTAAAGAGAAGTAATATGAGAATATTAGTTACAGGAGGAAAAGGGTATATTGCTAAAAGTATTACTAATACTTTATGGAGTAGGTACCATATAATAGCTCCTGGGAAAGATGAATTAGACTTAACTGATAAATCTTCTGTAGATAAATTTTTTGAGAATAAGCAGTTCGATGTTGTTATACATACTGCTATAAAAGGAGTAGCTAATACTAGAGATCCTGATGAGACTATATCGTTCTGGAATTTAGTTATGTTCTATAACTTACTATCAAAAAAAGATCACTTTAAGAAGCTAATCAATATAGGTTCGGGAGCAGAAAGGTATTTGCCGGACACTCCATATGGTCATAGCAAAAATATTATCAATAAACTAGTTCACAAGTATGATGATTTCTATACCTTAAGAGTATTTGCAGTGTTTGATGAAAATGAAAACGATACTCGATTTATTAAATCCAGTATTAGAAAGGTTCTTAACAACGAACCTATGGTAGTATACCAAGATAGGTTAATGGACTTTATATACATGCCTGATCTAATCTCTACAATAGTATATTACATGGAGGGTAAAGATCTTTTAAAAGAAGTAGACTGCATATATGAAGATACAGTATCATTAAGCAAAATAGCTAATTACATAAATAACCATTTATCAATAAATAAAGTACCAATTAACATAGAAGATCCTCTACCAGGAGAGAATTATATAGGGACCTTTACCGAGCTTCCAATAGCTTTTATCGGATTAGAGCAAGGAATTGAAAATGTATATAATAAATTAAAATGAGAATAAGTTTTATAATTCCTTCCAGGAATAATTTAAAATACTTAAAACAAGCAGTTGGTTCTATACAAGAGCATTACGGAACTCAGCATGATATTGTTTTATTAGACGATGCATCAACAGATGGTACTTGGGATTGGATTCAATCCTTAAAAGGAGATAACATAATTAAATACAGAAACGAAGGTCCAGAAAGACAAGGACATACCATTCTATATGACAAAGGAGTTGAGATATCTAAGACAGAAGTATTCAGCATACTTCACGCCGATATGGTTGTAGCTCCAGGATATGTAGAGAACTTACTTAAGCATTTAAAAGATAAAACAGTTGTAGCAGCTACTAGAGTTGAACCGCCTCTACATCCTCCAGGGCCTGAGAAGTTTGTAAGACTGTTTGGAACAGAGCCGGAAGAGTTTAAGAAAGAAGACTTCTTACAATTTGTAAAAGAGAGTCAAACTGTATACAAAGATCAAACAACAAATGGAATCTTTGCTCCATGGTGTATGAATAAAGAAGACTTTCAAGCCATAGGAGGACATGACAAGTTATTTGCTCCAATGGAATTAGAAGACTCGGATATCTTCAATAGAATGTACTTAGCCGGATATGATTTAATACAATCAAGAGATTCTTTGACATACCATATGACTTGTAGAGGAAGTAGGTTTAAAGATGGATTAGAGATAGAGGCTGAGATTCCTTTACCAGATGGGACAATTTGGTATAAGCCAAAAGACTCTGAAGAATACAAAGCATTAAGAGCAATTAAATTCAGAGAGTGGTGGAGAAAATGGGGAAGTAATGTACTACATGATGAACTTATGATGCCAAAAGTTCCGCCGAAATATAACATAGCCTATGTAATTAAAAACTCTAATTTACAGGTACTAGAAGTATTAGAACCTTGGTGCGATAGAATATACATAGACGATACTATGCAGGTTATTACCTCACATTATATTGACAAGGAGCAGTTAAATACTAAATTTGACTTATCAAAGAGAATATATACTATAGAGTATAACGATCCTAAGTTAGAAAATGATATTGTATTAGAGTTTGATGCAAAACAATTCACTCAACAATCCTTTAATATTATTCAACAATTGCCGGAAATAATAAAAGAGAGTGGAGAGGTAGGAGAGTTTGAACTAGATATATTTAAGTTAACTATTAACTCTTTAGAAGAATATCAGAATAATCTAATAGTATGTAAGAACTAAACTATTTATATAAAAAACCAATATGACTTTACTAAACGAAATAAAACAAATACTTTCAGAAGTAACAAAAGTAAACTTCAAAGGACATAAGTTTGTACTTAAGATTGATGTTAATGAAGATCCGAATAAAAAAGGAGTGAAGGTACAATTCCTTCCAACTACATTTACAGGCATGTCAAGACAGCAACAGGATGACATCGCTATGGAACTACAACAGAAGTTAAATCAAGGACTATCCTCACTGGGGTTATCTGTTGAGAGAGACAGAGAACTAAAGGATAAGACAGTTATAGGCTTCTTTATATACATTGAATATCTTAATAAAATAATAATAAATGCTTTAAGTCAAGCAGCTAAAGGATAACCATAAATAAATTATAACATGAGTAAGTTTTGTTTTTACAGTAAGAACGACCCAACACAAGAACCAGTAGGGGTGGTAGAGGCATTGAGCAAAGAAGAAGCAGTTAAATTCTTCTCACTAAGTAAAATGCTGCCGGTGAATGATTTTTTAATAATTTTTGAAGTAAAAAACTACACATATGGTGCTCAAGAAGGAATTAAGGAAAACACTAAACAACTACTTAAAGGGTAGTGTTCAGATAAAAGAAAAGGATATGGCTAGGGAGGTAGTGGAAAAGAAGCTTTTTATAGAAAATATTATCCTTTTAAGAGAAATAGAGGACAGGAGAGACTTTATGGAGGAAGAACTTGGATTAGATATGTCAGTCTATGAAGAGAAGTTCCTGCAGATTATAGAGAATCTATTTAAAATACATTTTAGTAAAGAACAGTTCGCTTTAATACAGTACTACATTTACCAAGTACCTACCCTAGATAACTGGGACGGTAAGATAGATCTCTCAGATGGAAAGGATATGATTACAGTAGACTTTGAAACACCTGAGCAGGTATGGAATGTTATAACTAGTTTAAAAAAATAGTAGATAAAAGTTGCCTCTTCGGAGGCAATTTCATATCTTTAGATATAATTAATAAATAAAAACGGTTATGAATTTAGAAATGATTCCTTGTACAAGATGTGGCAATGATATGCCAAAACTCCGATTAGATAAATTCGGATATGACTTTTGCGTTAACTGCTCAGATGTTAAGCCAAAGGTAGGACGTATTAGAGTAATAGGAGAAGGAGACCACACAGTAACAGAATTAGACGTACTAGATCAAGATGTTGCTAGAAAACTTCAAGAGCTAGAAAATACCTCCAGAGGAGTACGAAATGTTACTTTAGAGGTGTTAAACTATGATGAAGATGAATTAGCTGATGATGCTAAAGCACTTGTAGCAGTTGTAGGTAAAGCCTTGGATGATGACCTAGAGGAAGAGATCATCGAAGAGGAAGAAGAAGATCTGGAAGGTATTGAAGAATTAGAATTAGAAGAAGACGACGAATAGATGCCAAAAGCTAAATTTATAACAAAAGATGATTGTCTAAGAGCGATGCAGAACTCTAAAAGTAATAGAGGAGCTGCTCGCTTCCTTAGATGTAGCTTTGTACATTATAAGAAGTTTGCTAGAACATATGTAAATGAGGAAGGGGTAACTTTATGGGAGGCTCATAAAAATCAATCAGGTATTGGTATACCTAAATACTTACCTAACAAGGGTAAACAAGCTCCTCTCAAAGAACTAATAGAAGGAAAGATTCCGGTTAATAGCTTTGAACCGGCTAAAATTAAACAGAGGTTAATCTTTGAAGGGTACTTAAAGGAGGAATGCTGTAAATGCGGCTTTCACGAAGAGAGGTTAACAGATCATAAAATACCTTTGATACTTCAGTTCAAAGATAAAAACAAAACAAATTACGAGCTTTCTAATATAGAACTTATGTGCTATAACTGTTCTTTTCTATACTCGGTATCTCCCATTACTGACAGGCAAGTCCTTGCAATGGAAGATTCTGTTGATAGACAGGTTGGTAGTTTTGACTGGGAGGTGGATGATACAATGAAAGAGCATTTAAAATCATTAGGACTCTGGAAAGAAGAAATCAACCCTACCGACCCTAGAAACTATATCTCAGAAAATTATAATAACTATGGGAAAGAAGAAGAAGACTAAACCTTCCAGAGAAAGAATAGTTGCCAATCAATTAGTCAAACAGCATGAGTTGAATGAAAAATTAAGAGAGAAAAATATAAGTACAGATTTTTTTAAATTGTTTAAAAAGTAGTTGCTTATATAAATACATATTCATATATTTAGGTATAGAAAAATTACAATGAAAAAGGTTATCATAAATATTCATGGATTCAATTCAGGACCAGGGCAAAAAGCTGTAGAGTTATCGATACAGTTTCCTGACAGCGTACTCATACATGCACCTCAACTATCATACCAGCCTGAGAAGGCTATTGAGCATTTGCGTACAATTTTAGATCTGTACAAGGGACATGAAGTACATATAGTAGGAACGTCTCTAGGTGGGTTCTATGCAATGTACCTGAGCACTATATATTGTGATCAGATGTCTTACTATTTTTATATAATAAATCCTTCGTTCACACCTCATCTTACTCTTACTCGACACAATGGAGAGACTGTTACAAACTATAAGACTCAGGAGCAGTTTAAAGTTACTTACGAGTTTCTGAATGAACTACGAACAATATACCAAGCAATGATTCAAAACTACACTGCACAGAGTATTAACAGTAGTTCCTTTTTCTTATCAACACAAGATGAGTTATTAGATTTTAAAGAAGTAATAATGTTTATTAGAAGTTTTGAAGTACCCTACAGGTTATCATACTCACAACAAGATCATAGATTTCAAGACATATCAGATGTTGTACGAGCAATTAAGGAAAACATGATAGGGTAGTATTTATATAAAAAAACATACATGCAGCAATTAACAATAGCAAATATACTGTTTGAGAGATATGTAAATTTACATACAAGCCAGCAACTAGCTCCATACATAGATGAAATATGGGACATGTTACAGAAAAGTTATGCATCTATAGGAGGATTCAAATCTGCAAAATCTAAAGAAGATTTAATTAACAAGACAGGATTAGCAAAACTTGTTAGAAGGGATGGTAGGATTGTAACAGTAAAGATCTACAAGGACGAACTGGGGAGAAAATCTATTGCCGCAGGAACAGACGGAAGTATACAAGGAAAGGAAGGGCTAATAAAGATGAGCCAAGAGGATATTAAGATGAACAGAGCTTGGGGAGAATTCTCAGGTGCAATGGAACATATAATGCTTAAAAAAGGTGGAGTACCAATACCCAACACACTGGTTAGCGATATCTTAGGGAAGCCTGTAGAGTCCCTTGATCCTGATGGATACCACTACACAAGAGAGATACAAGGAGAGCTTCACAAAAAAATAATGATAGGTGATGTAAATAAATTATTAAATCTGTTGCAGAATAGAAATTAAGTTCATATATTTAGGTATAAATAAAAAGATAAAGGTTATGGAATATTTAATAAATGCAGACGTAGAAGACTTCATTAACAGAAGAGCTAAGGAGGTAGGGTATTGTAGTATTAGAAGGTATGGAAATACTACAAGAGCAATTGACTATTACATTCAGAAGCTCTTTAAAAATAAAGTACTGATCTTTAAAGTACCTACAATAGAGACTATGAGAGGGTATTGTAATGATGATATTTTTGCATACGATTTTCCTGTAGATAACAGACATGTACAAAAGTATTTGTTTGAGAATATTGTACGTAGGCTAAGAATAGAGCATGAGCATTTATTTATTCCTATTAAAGGAGCATCTGGTGAAGGTGAAAATCAAATACATATTGACGGGTATACAAGAATAAAACTTCTTCAATAAAAAGTTGCCTAGTAGAGATTTTATTCATATATTTAGGTAAATAAAAAAATAAAGGTTATGGCAGAGAAGACAGGGAATACCGCAAAATTAATATACGACTTTAATACCTCAGGAGTATGTGAGGTTTGTATAAAAGGTAATTGGTACCGTACTACAGCTAGAGAATTCAGATCATTTGACGGAAAGAGAAGAATAACTGAGCCTATCAAACAGCCAGGCTTAGGAGATAGTATGTTCAATGTACCAATGCATACATACGAGTATAATGGTCCAGTCTATATTGTACAATCAAATGTAGAAGTAATCAGAATGGATACAGAAACAATCGTAACAAATCCAGAGATGCCAGTCAATCAAAAATCATTATCAAATAGCAATCGTATATGAGGAAATTAGAGATAGAAGACCTACAGGAGTTAGAACAAATCTTCAGAGAAAAGTCAGTCGATATGACAAACAATATTCGAGAGGGCATTGAGGAAGCTATGAAGAGCGGTAAGAAGACAGCTCTCTTATTTGAAATAGAGATGGAGGGAATAGATACATCTTTTGAAATCTCACTTACATCAAAAGAGTGGATAATAGCTCTAGAGAATTGCCTGAAGCATTACGAAGAGTGGGAGATGTCAGATGAAGCTATTGATACATTCCTGCTGATTAAGGAACTAAAAGATAAAAGTTTATGAAAAAATTAGTATCAATCTTCACTTGTGAGCATACTGGAATTATTACAACTTATACATATAGGACACATAGTATTACATCTGGTATAGAGAAGGCAGAGTTCGAATACCCTAAAGGTTATTTAGAAGAATTTGCTAAAAAGGAAAAGATTAAGGCCAATCTTCCTAAAACAAAACAAATGTTCTTAAATCCTAAAACAGGTAAAGAAGTAAGTTACTATAGGGCCAAGACGTTAGGTCTTGTAGATTAAATTAAAAGTTATGGAAAAGAAGTTAGGAAAAATTGAATCAGTAAGTTTTGGCCTTGGCGGTTATCAAGGAGCAATGTTAGGACTTCATGTTACATTAAGTGCTGGAAGCTGGGGAGTTGGCGATTCAAAAGCTAATTGGGATGCAGAGCAAATAAAATGGTCAGAACATACAAAATGGTCAGAAGAGGATAGAGATGGATGGTATGCTGAAATCATGAGATATGTTTCAAAGTTATTAAAGGAAGCTAAGGTGGACTCCGTGGATAGATTAAAAGGAAAACCGGTTGAGGTAACTCTTGATGGTAATATGTTAAAGAGTTGGAGGATATTAACTGAAGTTCTGTAAAAATAAATTAAAAAAAGTTTGTGAGTTAGTTGCTAGAACGAATCTTTGTTCGTATATTTAGGTATAGAAATCAATTAAAAACAAAAAGTTATGTTATCAAAATTCAACACAGGTTTAGATTCTTACCTTTCAAAAGATCAAGTAAAAGCTTTAGCACCAGTAGCATTTGCTACAGAGCCGACAAGCAACAAAGTAAGTGATAAATACTTACATGTTAATACTGAAACTATCATCGATGACTTAGAAAAGTTAGGATGGTTACCAGTAACAGCCTCTCAAAGAAAGGCTAGAAAGTCTGATAAGACTACAATCTTCTCCAAGCACATGATATCATTTCAGAATCCAGATCTTATGATTAAAGGTAAGAATGGTGATGATGCTTTTCCGAGAATCATTTTAACTAACTCTCATGATGGATTTAATTCATTTCAATTTAGAGTTGGTATCTACAGATTAGTATGCTCAAATGGACTTGTAGTAGCTGATGAGGAATTCTCAGCATTTAAAATCCGTCACAAAGGGTATACCTTCGAAGAATTAAGAGGTGTAGTATCTCAAGCAGTAGCTGATCTTCCTAATAAGGTACAGATTCTTAACAAAATGCAGTTAAGAGAATTAACCCCTGTAGAGCAGAGACAATTAGCTATCGATGCAATGCAGTTGAGAACTAATAGAATCGATGCTGTATGGGATGAAGAAACTATTCAAGACGTTTTAACTCCTACAAGAGAGGAAGATAAAGGAAATGACCTTTGGAAAGTATTTAATGTAATCCAGGAGAAGATTACTCAAGGAGGATATTCAGCAGCATTAAATGGTGCTAAAGTAAGAAAGGTTAGAAAGATTAAGTCATTCGAAAAAGATTTAGAAGTTAATCAAAAGCTTTTTAAATTAGCAACAGCATTCATTAACTAATGGATAGGGAAAAATACATACAGATGAGAAAATCAGGCCAGTATGATCTGGCTTGGTTTTACGAATACTACCTTCAGCACAAGGGAGCCTACTTGACACATGACTTTCAAACATTTGCACAAGCCTTCAATATGTACTTCCAAATGAACGGACGAGTAGTGCTGGAGAATTTGGATAAGAAAATGCAAGTAACAAAAATAGAAGATGAACAAGGAAAATTAATATACATAGACTAGAATACAATGACAAAAGCAGCAGAGAAGTCAAAAAACTATTTTCAGGTAGTGCTGAAAAATGGAAAAATACATCCTAAGCTCTACAAATCACCTTTGAGAGCTTTACGGGAAGTAGGATCAGAAAATATTAAAATGCTGAGAGAGGTATTAGCTGAGCAAGTAAATGCTAAGTATGCAGACGTAGATGCACTTTCAGGGACAAAAGAAAACGAATTGTAATTATGGAAAAATTAGGAATAGTATTAGCAGCATTAGGAATGCTAGTTGTAGTAGCAATTGTATTAGCATGGCCAACACAATGGCTTTGGAACAATACTTTAGTAGGGGCAGCAGATGGATTCAATCCAATCGGCTTTTGGCAAGCATTAGGAATTAATATCCTATGTGGAATTTTATTTAGAAACAATAATTCAAGTAAGTAATGGAAAGTGTATTTGAAATTTGCCTTAATATTATATTAATAGCAGCTACTATTGGATTTTGCATAGTACTGTATGAACTAATAAACGATAAACGATAGTTGATATGAAAACAGTTATTAAAATTTTAGCAGGATTGATACTAGCCTTTGGGTTAGTGCAATTAATGGACTTAGGATTATACTTAATGAATAGACCAGATAGTTATTTATTCAACTTAGGAATAGTGGTACTTGCAATAGTAGGTGTAGCGTTTGCATTCTTAGGATTGTATTTGTTGAAAGTACTCAAGCCGGAGGAAGAATCAACAGAAGAAGTAAAACAAGAAAAACAGGAGTAGTTATGGTATTTTTATTAATTTTAACAATTCTAGCAGTTATATTAACAGTTATATTGTCAAGTTTTTTCATTCTTGAAAACAAAGGTATACTTAATGACAATCTTTTAGAAGAATATCTAAATAAGATATCAGATGAGTACGAGGTATATCAATCAGAGTATTGTTATAAAATAGAACCAAAATACTTAAAGAAGGATATAGAAAAATCTTGGAGAATTCATTGGCTGTTTCCTTACTATATAGAATATGTAGGTGTTATTCCTATATGGAGCAAAAATAAGAAAAGAATTGATGATATGTTTGCAACCGCTTCAAAAGAAAATTGGAAAAGAAAAAAATTAGGGCTAAAATAGTTGCCTCCTAAGAATATATTTCGTATATTTAGTTATAATAATAAAAACAAATAAGTTATGAATTACACAGAATTATTTTATTGGTTAACAGTTGCAGACAATGCAAGGGACATGTTTAAAGTAGGATTATTTATTTTTACAGCTGTAGTAGTTATTTCAACAGTAGTTAATTTTATTTGCCGAGGTAATGGTGAAGATGATTCAGCTGTACAAGCTAGAAAGTGGATGTGGTGGTCCTATCCATTTGCATTTTTATTCTGGAGTTTATTTATCTTTACTCCAAGTAAGAAAGATGCATTACTAATTGTAGCAGGAGGTCAAACAATGAATTTCTTAACAACAGATTCAACTGCTAAACAAATCCCACATGAGTTATCCAACTTTGTAGTAACAGAGTTAAAGAACATGGCATCAGAAGCTAAAGTAGATTTGAATATCAAAGATCAAAAACAAAAGATCTTAGACGAAGCTAAGAATATGTCAGCTAAAGAGTTGATGGAGAAGATGAAAGTAGATTCTACATTCGCAAAAGTAATTTTAGAAAAATAAAATATGAACGAAGAAATTTTAAAATTAGCAGACCTTAGTGGTGTAAAAGTGGGAGATACTATTTGGACTATATCTGATGGTGAAATAGAAGTTACTAATGTAAAACTAGAGGACTTCTTTCCCATTAGGACAGGTAAAGTCACTTATACAACTTATACATTAGATGGTAAATACCAACATTATGATAAATACCCATCAGCTTTTATTAGAAACCCTTTTGAGAACATAGGGTTTCAAGAACGATGGATGATGGTTTCAGATAATGAAGAAACATGGAAGAGAAGGAAAGTGTTTATGAAAAAGAATGGTAAATTTATAGCTTGGAATGGATCTGAAATAAATCAACATGTTGAAGAAGTTTTCAGTACTTGTGATTGGAAATACGCCAAAGAAATAGAAGGACCTAAAGACATAGAACTTACATTAGAACAAATAGCAGAGAAGTTTGGTGTTAGTGTAGAATCAATTAAAATTAAAAAATAAACAATTAATTATAAATCAAATTTAAACAACAAGTTATGAACAGAATTTTAGTAGCAGTAGGATTAATCCTAACAATTTTTGCAGTTACAATGTCATGTGAAAATATTGACTCAGGTAACATTGGTATCAAAGTAAACAAGTTTGGTACAGGACGAGGGGTGAGTGGAGTAACAGAATGTACAGGTACAGTGTTTTATAATCCAATCACAACTACAATTTATGAATTTCCAATCAATATTCGTCATAAAGAATATACAGACGAGGGTTCATTTGTAGTGAATAGTAAGGATGGATCAGAGTTTCATGTTAGCCCAATTGTAAACTATAGAATTAATCCAGACAAAGCCACACAGATCTTTGCAAAATATAGAAAAGACTTAGATGGTATTGAAAATGGATTCTTAAAGACAGCGGTAACAGAAGCATTCAGAATTGTTACAAATAGTTATACTGCTGATCAATTAATCTCAAGTAGAGAGGCATTTGATAATAAAGTAAAAGCTACACTAAGAAAACAATTAGAGCCAGAAGGATTTGTATTGGATCAATTTACAACTAATTTAGAATATCCAAAATCATTTAAGAATGCTATTAATGCCAAAAACAATGCAGTACAGAAAGCTTTAATGGCTGAGAATAGAGTTAAGCAAGCCGAAGCTGAAGCAAAGATTAAAGTAGCAGAAGCAGAAGGAGATGCTCAATCAACACTTACAAGAGCAAGAGCTGAAGCTGAAGCAAATACTTTGAAGCAAAGAACATTAACACCGATGCTATTACAACAACAATGGATTGAAGCATGGAGAAGAGGTGGATCTAAGGTACCACAATACATCACAAGTGGTGGAGGTAACTTCATGATGAATATAAAATAGTAAAATATTTTAAAAATAATTAGTAAAAGAGTTGCTTACGCAGCTCTTTTTTCGTATATTTAGATATAGTAATTAAATAAAAAGATTATGAAAAATATTCACGTATTACCAACGGAAAATTCAAGTAGGTTATCTTACAACAAAGATGGTGTATTAGAATTACATAGACTTCAATGGAGAAAGAATACCCAACACATCTCCATCACTAATGATGAAGAAATTAAAGAAGGTGATTGGTTTATTTACAAAAATGAAATAATTCATAGAGATAAAGGTAAAATAGATTCTATGTGGGTTGATGCTGATAAAAATGGTAAAAAAATCATACTTACAACAGACCAAGACTTAATCAAAGATGGTGTACAAGGTATTGATGATGAGTTTTTAGAATGGTTCGTTAATAATCCAAGTTGTGAGGAGGTTGAGGTTAAAAAGAAAGGTATATCTGACCACATGAAAAGGTTTGCTTATTATAGATACGAAATTATAATTCCACAAGAAGAACCTAAACAAGAAAAAGATTACACTGCATTATTACAACCAGTAGGAACTAAACAAACAGCAGTAGAATTTTTAGAGAATCAATACAACTCTAATGGTAAATTAACACCAGTTGATTTTTACCAAGCCAAAGAAATGGAAAAGAAACAGATTATTGATTCGTTTAATGAGGGTTGGCTACAATGTAATATCTACGGATTGCCCGAAAAGAGTAGAAAACATTTTGAAACAGCAGAACAATACTACAGCGAAACATTTAGTAAATAATTAATAAAAGAGTTGCTAGCGCAGCTCTTTTTTCGTATATTTAGATATAATTAAAAACAATAAAGGTTATGAAAATTACAAAAACACAAATGGCAAAGGATTTATTCTTTAATGAAAATTTAACAACTTCTATTATTGCACAAAGACTTAATGTTTCTCAAGCATGGGTTTGTAGGGTTATTAATTCTTAATAAAAAATAAAGGTTATGACAGAAGAAGAATTACAGGCATTACTTGACGAAGATGAGAAGTATGTACAAGAATGGAGAGATAGTTTAACACAGGAACAGATTGATTCAATCTAGAGACTTAGGGAAGGAGGGGCGCTTCTCTCTCCTTACCGAAGGTGTCACGCGCAAATTCTCCCAACCCTCCGAGTTGTAGGAGGTTAAAAAGCTAAATAAAAGTAGTATGAAAGTAATTTACATGGAGGAGACAATCCTAATAATGTCTCAGAAAGATCCTCAAGGTACTCAGGAATTAATACAAAGGGGTACAATAAAAAAGACAGAGAATGATAAACCTTATTTAGTTGTACAAGATGAAAATTGAAGACGTAGTATTATATCATAAGAAGTATAGAGGTAATAAAGTAACCTTTAACTCTAGAAAAGGAGCAGGAAAGGTTATAGAAGGAATAGCTGTACAGGTGGTAAAGGAAGCAGGTGGATTAATCATCCTAAGAGACTATGATAACTTTCCACATTGTATATCAATATTAACATTGGAAGAGATATGAAAAAGTTTTTAGAAATTTATTTAGGATTTTTTATAGCATTACCGTTAGCACTTTGTATAGTATTGTATGCAATAGGATGTTTTATAACATGGAGTATTCTTGAACCAAATATTGAATGGGCCTATGTTAGGTTGTATATGGTAATGGCTCTTATAGTATCATTCTTTATGTCAATGGACGAATAATATGAAAAAGCTAATAGGAAATCTTTATTGGAGAATATGTAGAAGGATAGGTTATATTATTACCCTTAGAGACTATTATGATCCAAAGACATTCAATCTAATAAAAAAGAATAGTCATATGACCTTACTAAAGTATGTAGGAAAGCCAGACGAGAATGGATACATAAAAGTAAAAGAAGTTTGGCAAATAAGAATAAAGAAAATATCCGTAGAGGGGTAAATACTATAGAAAGAAATAATATCTCCAGCAATATAATAAATAAGAATACTATATAGGATAATAAAGAAGACGTTATAAGGACAATGGACAATCCTATAGAGAAACCCGTTAAGAGACCCGTCTACCAACGGCGAAGCCTAAGCAGGCTCCTTGGTCTGCGACCCGGTCCGATACCCATTCAATTACCCGTTTCTGTCCCGGCCCATTACCCGAATATACATACATATAGAGCTGGAGAGATATAAGGAGAGACATAGGGAGAACTGCTGAGATACATAATAAAAGGTTAAGGACTCTGATTAAACATAAAGAGTAGTAAAACCTAGTAAAGAGTATAAAGACATATGGTAGTAGGTATGAAAAGGTACTGTATAGTATATACGATGTGTAGAAGAAGGTAAAAGGCTAGGTAAAATAAGTATAAGGAAAATGAGGGGTATGTGCCTCCCTAATAGTTTTTTTCTATATAAGAGGTAATATACTGTCTTATAGTGTAAGGAGATACCCGGTTATGATACCCGTTTGGTACCGGTACCTATAGGGGACAGGGAGAGAGTGTAAGGAGATACCCGTTCTAGCTACCCGTTTGGTAACCCGGGCTAGTAACCCGTTTTGTTACCCGTCTAGAGACCCGATAGAGACCCGTTCTAGCTACCCGTTACCTCTCCCCATCTCTTCCCCCCTTGCAGGAGGGGGTTAAAAAAAAGATTAATAAAAAGTTGCTTATAAGGCTTATTGTTCTTATCTTTAGGTATCTAAAAACAGTAAGGGTTATGATAAAAGAATTAAATACGGTTATAGGGAGGGATTGCTGGTGTCCTGAATCACCTTCTAGAAGAGTGAAGTTAGTTGAGGTAGGGCCTATATGGAGTACTGTAGAGGTAACTCCTCCTTCAATATTTATATCTAACAGGGTACAGGCTAAGGTAGGTAAAACCTTTAAACTAAATACTCCTTATGTCTACTCTATATTCTTTATTAATAATACACCATGAAAACAATTCAAGTTACCCTCCAGGAGAGGTGGGCTGCTTCCAAGCACCTAGTACACAAGTCAAAGAAATCCTACACCAGGAAGGACAAGCACAAGAAAAAGGACTCCAATCAGGGTCCTTCTTTTTTTATCACCAGGTACTAGGTATTACCGACTACAGAAACAGGCGTACCGGACCGTCCACTCTTCCGACTATCTCTCAAAGCCAGGCCCCTGTATTCCCTTCTAACATACCTAAAGATATGAAGAATGATTCTATCCAGCAACTAATTCACAAAGTTTTTTTAATATATTTTATTTATGGCAGGTATACTTTTAATAGGAAAATATTATAGTAAATAGTTGGTTCATATTATACAATTCCTTATCTTTAGGTATCAATAATTAAAACGACATATATCATGGTAAACAACATCAAAGGATTACAGTTAGTAAATTTCATTGGAGAAAGAAAAGGTAGATTTCAGGCCATAGTAAAGGTACAAGCAGGCTTTATGATAGCATCTGAGATAGGTTCTGAATTACCTAGCCTTACTAGATGGAAGAAAGGAGCTCTTCAGACTATTCAATTCAAAGCTGAAGGAACTAATCATTGGATGACAGTATTTGCTAAGAAAGGAACTAAAGTAATTATATTAGATGAAAAGATAGCTGAGGATCTTACTGTAGGGACAGTTAATGGTTTATTCTATAATACAAATCTAATGGACCAGGCACAGTATAGATCTGTCAATGCTAAGACATGGGCTGATAAAGTATTTGTTATTAATGAAAATAACTTAGAAAAAAGTTGCTAGTAATAATATTTCTCCTTATATTTAGGTATCAATAATTAAAACAATATAGATTATGGAAGATTTAATTAAAATCAATAAATGTGAAGAGGTAGTAGACAATTGGGGTAATACAGAGCAGTACAAAGATGTTGACTTGTTTAAATTACTTACTACTCCTGAGGATTGGACTGATGACCAATTATTCATGACAGATGAAGGAAGTTACTATATAGAAGATTTGATAGGTAAGAGGGTTCAGGTAGGTACTTATATTTTCACAGTTCAAGAAGATTAATTCTAAAAAAATAAAAGGTTATGGAAAAAACAGTAGCATTAGGAGGATTGGTATATTATTCAGTCACATTAAGAGGAATCACTCACATGTCTTTTGATCCTCAAGATCTAGTAGTATTAATGGCCCAGCAAGGGATGGGATTAAATTAATTGAAAAAAAGTTGTCTCACGTTATATAATTTACTATCTTTAGGTATCAATAATTAAAACAATATATTATGAAAGTACAAGTTTTCAAATGGTTAGATGCTCACAACCTAACTCAGAAAGAAGTGGAAGATTTTGATTACTTATCTGATATACTTTACAACTATGAAGAAGAGTTTGGAGAGTTAGATGAAGATGAGGCTATTGAATTAATTTGTGACTATCAAATTTATTTTTCAAAAAAAGTTGTAAAAAAAGTTGCATCACATTATTAAAGTTCATATATTTAGGTATCAATAATTAAAACATATAAAATCATGACAAGATCAGAATTAATTGCACAAGTAAAAAGTTTAAATGTTCAAACTGCTAAACCAGCTCACATGATGAAGACTGAAGATCTTCAAGCACTTGTTGAAAAAAATATCAAAGGAGCTACTGTAGAAAAGAAACCAAAAGAGGATTCTATGAAAATTAGAATCGTAGCTCTCCATAGAGAAGGATTATCTGTAAAGGATATACAGTCAGCTTTGGAAGAAGAGGGGTGGGCTTCTAGATTAAAGTGTGGTAAGATTCGTCCAATCTATTTGAAATTAGTTATAAAAAATATCTAAAAAAAGTTGCCTCTTCGGAGGCTTCTTCTTATATTTAGGTATCAATAATTAAAACATATAAAATCATGATCGTAGAAAATCTATTACAAGAAACTGCTAACAAGAAAATCTTCTCTGTAACTTTTGTTAAAAAAGATGGGAGTCTTAGAAAAATGAATGCCATGAGAGGGGTTAGAAAAGGAGTTAAAGGAGTTGGACATTCTTTCAGTCCTTCCGAAAAGAATTTACTAACTGTATACGATATGCAGAAAAGAGACTTCAGATTTGTTAACTTAAACGAGGTTATCTCATTTACAGCCAATAGAAAAACTTTTAAAAAATAATTGACAAAAGGGTTGGCCCTTCGGGGCCTTTTTCTTATCTTTAGGTATCAATAATTAAAACATATAAAATCATGGCAAAAAAGACTTATCAAAACACTGACGGGACATCATTTCACGGAGTTGTAATTCGAGCAACAGTTGATCAATTAATTTCAGCATTCGGAGAGCCGACCATGGAATATAATACGGGAGAGGACAAAACGAATTTCGAATGGGAAATGGAAACAAACGAAGGGGAAGTATTTTGTATTTACGACTGGAAGGAAGGTCGTCCGTTAGAAAGGGATCAGTATGTAACATGGCATATCGGATCAAAAAGTAAATCAGTTTCAAATGATGCTGAGAGAGAAATATTAAAAGCCCTGAAATAAGGGTTTAAAAATAAATTAAAAAAAGTTGTTAAAATAGTTGCTTATTAGAATCAATGTTCATATATTTAGGTATCAATAATTAAAACAATAAAAATCATGGCAAATTCAAAAATTAAAGTAGGAAGCAAAGTAGTAATTACTAATCCAGGAAGAACTTATACAACTTACGATGACATGTTCAGATTGTTAGGTTTTAAGAATACTGAGCACAATGAGGCATTTTTAGTAGGTATGCAAGGTACTGTATTTGCAGTAGAGAATCATCTAAACTGGCCTAATGACACTTTGTATGCAGTTCAAGATGCTCAAGGTAATCAATGTTTGATAAATGTAGACGGCATTGATTTAGTTTCAGATCCTGAAGATCAGTTTGATGTTATTAAAGCATTCTGTACTGATATGAAGTTAGACATTACTTCAGAGGATATTTACAAGTACTTACTACGAAAATTATCGTAGTAGGTTTTTAAAACAGTCAGGTGGCGGAATTGGTAGACGCAAGTTGTACGGTAAAAATACTAGGCAACATAAAGATACAGGTTCAAATCCTGTCCTGACTACTAAAAAAAGTTTAAAAAAAGTTGTTAAAATAGTTGCTTATTAGGATCAATGTTCATATATTTAGGTATCAATAATTAAAACATATAACATCATGACAAGATTAAGTTTATTAGAGGATCAAAGAGCAATCCTTACAGCTCAAAAAGAATTAATAGAAAACAAAAGAGGGGACATTTACGTAAGAGAGCAACAAGCAATTTCAGATGCTTTACTTCCTTTCTTCTCAGGATTTAGTCCTTATGCTTACATTGAAGTAACTAGAGGGTCTGTTTACTTCAAAGCAGATCATCCAGATTACTCTTACAAGAAAGAATTATTTAGTTTAAATTTAAGAGAGAATTGGAATTTTGATGGAGTGAAAAGTAACAAGTGTTATAGTGGAATTGATTTATCTTACTATACTACTTCTACAAAAGGAGTTGACTCTTTCGAATTAAAAAGATTAAGAATGTTAGGAGATTTAGCAGAGATTGTTTTGAATGATCAAGATAAAATAATTGATGCTGCAAATGAAGCTGTGCTTTCTTTCAGAGAAGAATATAGTGCAGTGTATAAAGAAATGGAACAAGTAGGAAGAGAGGTTAGAGAAGTTCAAGAGTTAATTAGAGTTATAGAAAGAGAAAAAATTGAATTCGATTTAAAGAATGGTGGAGTTGAGTTTGTCAAAGGAAAAGGTATTCAATTGAAGTACAACTACACTCCAACTGTAATTAATATTAAGTTGATTGATGTTTCTAAGTCAGGTAAGAAAGGTACTGCAGTACTTACTTTTGCTCATGGAGGTAGTACATCAAGTGAAGAAAATGTAAACGTTAGTTCTATAATTGATCAAGTTTATGGACTACGAGAAAATATTGTTCAGCACACTTTAGCTGAATAGTTTTTAATTATTGATCGAAGAAAGGGCTCCTATTAGGGGCCTTTTTGGGTTAAAATAGTTTGTGAAATAGTTGCTAGTTACTAATCTATTTCGTATATTTAGGTATCAATAATTAAAACAGTATATATTATGTCAAAATTAGTAGCAGTTATCGGAGTTAGTGATTACATGGGTAATAAAAAAAATCTTGAAGTACGCTCAAATGGAGAAACTTTAGATTACACTCTAATTAACCACAACAGGACAAGTTTCTCAATCAGCAATATGCAAACAAAACTTCCTATGTATGTCTTTGAGTATGAAGAATTATTGGATGCTATCTATGCTGTTAGACAAGCTGTAAAAAGTAGTGTTTATTTTGAAACTTCTTTTAAATGTTTAGTTTAAAAAAGTTGCTCAATTGAATTAAAGTTCATACATTTAGGTATCAATAATTAAAACAATATATTATGTCAAATTTATTATATACAGCAAAACAAGTATTGAAAGAATCTGCAATTGAAATGTACAACATCTTTGCAGATGATCTTCCTTTAGAGAAAGAAGAATTTAGAAATCATTATTCAAATCTTGGGGAAATGTTATTTGAAATTGATTCAATAGAATCTTTTACAGATTTGATTTCAAAATTAGAAACTAACTTCTTCAGTCAGTTAGGGTATCATAATTCAGATGAAGATATGTTAGAGGAATTTTTAAAAGAAATAAAAAAAGCTTAGTAAAATAAAGTTGCCTCATAAAGATAAAGTTCTTATATTTAGGTATCAATAATTAAAACATATAACATTATGAAAAAAGAATTAGTATTACAGTCAGTTCAGAATTCAGCATCTTCAATCTTTTCAAAAGAAGATGTTATCAATCTTATCAATTCAATTGAAGGAGGAGGAAGAGTAATCTCAGTAGATGATATTGAAAGAGCAATTGATAAAGTTATCGGTAGCTTTGAAAGGAATACAGAAGAGATTGTAGATTATACTTCAGTTGAATTTAATATCAGTTATGGTAATAGATTGGAAGTAGAAAGTATTGGATTGAATTTAGATTATGTTAGAGAAGCTTTAGAGAATACCTTTATGGACTTTGGAGAAGCAGATGATTTAGTTGAGCTAGAAAGAGCAAATGATGAAGAAAGAGATGATGAATAAAAGTTGCTAGTTACAATTATATTTCTTATATTTAGGTATCAATAATTAAAACAAATAAGTTATGGAAAAGTTTTTCGAAGAGCAGTTCAAAATGTTATCAAGAGGTATTGTAGCAACTCCTAACACAAGAGAAGATCTTGAAGCATTTGCTAAAGCCAATAATGGTTCAATGGATATTTTATTAATGCAGATGGCAATCAACTTTGGTTATAAGATCGCATTAGAGAATGTTCAAGAAGAGTTAGCAAAGGCATCCTAATGAGTGATGGAGATTTAAGAGGAACATGGAAGGTCAAAGGGAGGAAAGTCGCTAAGACTTCCTCTCCAATGATTGGAATGGTTTATGAAGGCACAGATAAGTTCTTTGGAAAGAGAGTTATAGGAGTCTTATTAGAGATGTTTGATCAGAATGATGAAGCAGTCTTAAGGACAGTAGAAAATAAATTAACCTCAGTAGATAAAAATAGTTTAAAAATAGTTGCCTTTGATTAGAATAGTTCTTATATTTAGGTATCAATAATTAAAACAAGATAACATTATGACAAGAGAACAATTTTTAAACGGAACACCTTTTACAATCGGACAATCAACTTACAAAGGAGATTCAACTTACTCCTATAAAGAGGATGCAGGTAAATGTATTACAAGACAAGTAAGATCTTCCTTAGATGGTAGAATAGTATTAAATGATTACGAATGTAATGTAGATAGGGTAGGTAGAGTTAGTTTTACTGGATTTACCTTTGTGATGGGTAAGAAGGTTGTAGTAACATATCGATTTGAAAGTTTGGTAGAATTTAAACAAGAGGCTTAGGCCTCTTTTTTTTTTGTGGATGGTCAAGGTGACGTCACGGTGATGTCAAGTTGAGAGAAAACTGCTAGTATGTTTCCCTAACGGGTATCACAGTCGGGTCTCTCGGGTTTAGTTGAGAGAGATATTTCTGATGATTTTTAGACTATGGTAATATATATTTATATAAGTTTAACTATAATTACTATTGACATACCTCTTAATAAAAGTATTCAACCCCAACCCCTGTTTGGCTAAAGTTTTCATTCTCTCTACATTACCTGCCCCTGCCCTAGAGTATGTGTAGTTGTAAACTTTTAAATTCTTAAACTGTATGGATATGTAATCTGCTCCTATAATATATGCATATACAGATGATTTCCCGCTAAAGTTTTTATATACTTCCATACTAATAAATAATTCCAAATCACCTTTTCCGTATAATTTCCAGAAATTCATAGGAATTTTTCCGGAAAATTTTTCATTACATCAACATTATATATTTATATAAAAGATAATATGAAAAAATTAGATACAAATCAACTCTTCAACATATTCCAGATAGGAGATGAAGAAGTGTATAGAGAACACCAATCCGAGAATGTGTTGGATAACACTTTTGTTTTATTTGGGACGGTGGTGAAGGGGGTGGAGAATTATTACATAATAGATCAGTTATATGAAAAAAGATACGGCCAGCAATATGACTGCGTAAGGGATTCTATTAAACTAAAGTACTTTATAGGACTTATGAGATACCTTGAGAGAATTGAAGAGATACCGGAAGTTACTATTGTATCACTACAGGATGAATTTGGATTACAATCCATTAACTACGCCCTACAGGAAATACTTGATCTATTTATAGAAGAAGAGTATTATGAAAAATGTATTATTTTATCTAAATTTCAACAACTTTTTTTACTAAATCAGTTGGTAGAGTGAGAATAAACACTTATCTTTATGTATAATTTAAAAACAAAAAGGTTATGGAAAGTTTAATTTTAGATATCTTATTAGATTACTTTATTGTAGGATTTATTTGTGCAGCAATAGGGGATGCCATTATATGGGCTACTCGTTCTAGTACTACAATGACTTTTGGCGAAATACTAGTGACAATTGTCGTATGGCCTATAATTGCAGGGAGTGTTATCAACTTAGCGGTAAGGGATTTTTTCAACTAAAATTCAAAACAATTATGTTTAGAGATAAGATAAGTATGACAGAGGCCATGTCTCTTGAATTAGTAGGAGAGATTACAATTGTTGATTCTTCACCAGAGTCTGTTCTAGCCTACCCCAAGGTAGGAAAAAAATGGAAAGAAGCATTTACTACCCTTCAATCCAAACACAGACATATATCCCCAGGTAAACTCCTTGATTTTCTTTCGGCAAGATACCTTATAGAGGTATCCGAAGGACAGGTAGATCAAGATACCAATACATATTCCTGGAGGTATTTCCACGGTATAGAGAATTCTAAGATAAAAGAGAAATCTACCGATGATATAGAGTATGTTTACGTTCTGGTTAATCCCGGGTATACTTCACTCGTTAAGATAGGAATGACCATTCATGACGTTCCTAGGAGAGTCACGGCAATAAACGCTACAGCTACGGTTGAAGAGTGGGTTCCAAAATTTGCTCTTCCTTTGAAAAAAGGTTCGGCTTTAAAAGTGGAGAAGGCCGTTCACAAGCATTTTAGTTCTGTAAGGGTTTCTTCCGATAGAGGAGGTAAAAGAGAATTTTTTAAGGTTACTCCTTTTGAGGCTTTTGATAAGATTCGAGAGGTAGGTGCATTGTTTACCGTTGGGGAATGCATAATTTACTAAAACTTAATAGGTATCCGGGTAGGATATATAAAATAATTGCGCGGCGATTCTTTGAAAATAACTTATAAAATAGTTGCTCCTCTCCGTCTTTCTTCATATATTTAGGTACAATCAAAATAAAAATGTTATGAAACAGTTAAAAACTTTATTCCTTTTATTACTTTCTTTATTCGTACTTAGTTGTTCCACTCCTGAAATAGAGCCTAGTGTGTGCTTATCCGGGGATTGTTACGGCACTTTCTGGGTAGATACTCAAGGGCATCCTGGAACTTACCAAGATGGGCAAGGGGTTTGGCATATAAAACATGCTGGATTAAACTATTTTACAGTGAAAGGGCAATTATCTCCTTTAGATTCTCGGTATGTAATTAACAATGTCCCGTTAGTTATTACATCTTTTGATTCTAATTTCTTCTACTTGCCGGGAAATGTAACCTGGACATACCCTGTATATTCCTACCAAGGGTTGTGGTCAAGTAATCAGATGGATACACCTATCGCAGTAGGTACACAAACCTACACATTTCCGCAACTTTCAGGACAGACTACCATAATGAATTTAGTAGGTTACACAATTCAACCCCATACAGATTACTATGCCAATCAGTCGGTAGTACAGTCCTACTTCTGCACTAATTCCAGATACACCTACACCCCTCAGCAATCAATGGCGTTTTTTGAAGATTTTATAGGGGAGTCAGCAACTATATATATTAATGTCACTTTCGGAGAGAATAAGCAGACAGTAGTTAAAGAGTTAAAAGTAGTGTTTGAGCAGTAAAGTTGCTTCTTAAAAAAAAAGTTCATAACTTAGCCATTATTAGATAATTAATAATATAATAAATAAAAATAACTAATATTAATAAAAAAAGAAAAGATGAGAAATAAAGACTTATTTCAACAAAAGTTGGAACGATTAGAAGCAGAGATTAAAAAAATGGGATATCATATCCATAGGAACGAACAAGCTATCGCTTATACAAAAGTAGAGGAGCTTTTAGGAATGGTAAGTGATATTCAAACATTACTAAACACAGAGCACCAAGACTAATGAATCTTTCGGCAGAACAGATACAAAGTAATTGGGATAAGCATCTAAGAATATTAGATACTTTTATCACCGGAGATCGTAAAGAGAAGTTAAAATCTCTTTATGAGTCTTTGGCGGAGGAAATGATACTTGCTCCTGCTTCCGGTAAACCTTCCTTTCATAATGCTTTTCCCGGAGGGTATATTGACCACGTAAACCGTGTTGTTCATTGTGCTTTTAAGTCAAAAGAGTTATGGGAGGCTATGGGAGCTACTATTGATTTTACAGATGAGGAATTAGTATTTGCAGCTCTTAATCATGATTTAGGAAAAATAGGGTTTAGAGGACAGCCTAATTACCTCCCTCAAACAGATGTCTGGAGGAAGGATAAGTTAGGTGAGGAGTATGTTCATAATAAAGACTTGTCTTTTATGCTTATTCAAGACCGTTCTCTTTTCATACTTCAACAAAATGGAATAGCTATGAATGAGAAAGAGTATTTAGCTATAAAGTTACATGATGGATTATATGACGATGTAAATAAACCCTACTACCTATCCTTTAATCCAGATTCTAAATTCAGAACAAATCTAGTATATATTTTACATCAAGCAGACTTTCTAGCTTCTAAAGTAGAATACGATACATGGAAATCTTCAGGAGGAATTTCCACACCTAAGGTGCAGAAAACAACCTCTTCAACAGGTAAGAAAGTAAACGGATCTCAGGGATTAATGGGATTAGTAAAAGAAATTTAATATGATAATATTAACAGTTATTTTAGTAATATTGGTTTTAGTATTCGGATATACTACTTGGAACTTACACCGTAAGGTGACAAAGCAAGAAGATATTATAGAATACCAAGTAGGTTATTTAAGAAAGGTTGCGTATCTTATTAGTGAATCAAAAATTTATGTTGAACAATTAGATGAGAAAGGCACTTTTAGGTCTGACGATGAAGTCGGAGTTTTCTTTAACTTTATGAAAGAAATACAAGATACTATAAATGCCTACCGTCTACCAGATGATTATGGCAAAACCACAGAATAAAGACAATTACTACTTTACACAAGGAACAGAGGATGCAATAGTAAGATACAATGCATCCTCTGACCCTATGTACAGGGATGAGGTATTTAAAAAAGAGATTTATTTACCGCTCTACAAATTAGCAGAAAACATTATACATACTTTTAAGTTCTACTACCTAGATGTAGATAGCATTGAGGATTTAAAGTTAGATATAGTAAGTATGCTTGTAGAGGAGAAACTACACAGATTTGACCCCAGTAACGGAGCTAAGGCGTTTTCCTATTTTCAAACAATAGTGAAGAGGTGGCTTATTAATTACAGTAATAAGAACTACAAGAAGTTGAAACAAGTAGGATCTTTTGAAGAAATGGAAGATTCGTATGAAACAGGTAATATTGAGGAATACTCTAGGGAAATAAAACTAGCTAAAGTAGTAGATATGTTTGTTGAGAATTGTTACAACACTTTAGAGGAGGATTTTCAAAAACAAACAGAACAGGTTGTCGCTGATGCAATTTTAACGTTATTTAAAACTAGACATGATTTAGATATTTTTAAGAAGAAAGCTTTATACATTTACATACGGGAGATGACAGACTGCGAAACACCCACTCTTACTAGAGTAATCTCCAGACTTAAAGAAAAATTTTATAAGACATATAAGGTATATCAGGAAGCAGGGTATGAAATTCAATAATGTATTCGAAGATATTTATAAAATAAATACAGCATGGGATTAGATACTACAATATTCGGGAAAAAGACCGTCTCTGATGTTCTAAAAGAAATTTACGATAATTCAAAAAATAAGGAAAAACAGATTAATGCTCTCATTGGAGAGTTAAAGCCTCTTGTAGAAAACATAGGAGACGCAACTTTAGTTGTTCCTATGATAAAAGAGTACTTAGAAGTTGGAGTAAAGAATGATGAACACCTTATTAAGATGGTAGCTTTAGTACAGAGGTTAGAATCTGGAGGAAAAGGATCTGAAGCAGATTTCTTTGACCCAGAAGAGCTTGCTAAACTAATGGAACAAAGTCAGGAAATCGGGAAAGATATTAAAAAAGAAGAAGAGTAATGGCAGGTAATTATTTTCTTGGGAATACAATAAGTAGTGCCGGAAGAGGAGTAGGTGGAGGAGGTAATTCTCAACCTACACCGGTATTTGGTAGAGTTGTAAATATAGTACTAGACGAAACTACTACACTATACGATGCTCAAGGGAATAAACTACCAATCGGTTCAATAATCTACCAGGACATCAATACACCTGTAGATAAGGAAGCAATACTGCCACATGCATACCCACTTAGTAGTGCAGTGAAGCATTTTCCTTTTGTTAATGAAATCGTAGTAATAGTAGTTGGTCCAACACCAGACTTCCAGGAAAATAGTAGTGAAGTTCTAAATTACTACTCAAGTGTAGTGAATATATGGGGGAGTACACATCACAATGCACTTCCAACACAAGGCGTAGACTTCCAATCCCCTATAGGTAAGAACATTCCAGAGTTAAAAGATATTAACCCTCTTTATCCGTTTCCTGGAGATGTGATAATACAGGGTAGGCAAGGGCAGTCTATCCGAATGGGAGGTTATAAGACTGAAAAGAATCCGTGGACAGAAGCATCGAATAACGGAAAACCCCTTACAATAATAAGAAACGGTCAGATAAAGACAAAAAATGGTATAGATTCGATTGTAGAAGATATAGATAGAGATGTAAACTCAATTTACATGATGTCAGACCATAAAGTACCGTTAACGTCTGCTAATACAAAAAGGAAATCTTATAATACCGAACCTAAAACAGCAGATCAATATAAAGGCAATCAAGTAATAGTTAATGGAGGAAGACTGTACTTCAATGCAAAAGAGGAAAGTATATTACTATCAGCTAAAGAGTCGGTAGGATTGAATGCTAAGACATTAAACCTAGACGCAACAGATTACTTCTGTGTAGATGCAAAAAAGATACTACTAGGAGAAAAAGCAAGGACTGCTTCACCAAGTGTACAGCAACCGGTAGTTTTAGGTAAACAGCTAGAGAATTGGTTAGGTGCACTATTAGATACCTTATCATCAGTAGCAGATGCAATGTCAACAGCTTCTGCAGTTGGAGCAGGGCCAGTAACCCAGTTAAACGCAACAGGGCCGGCACTAAAAGCAACAGTACAGTCGCTAAAAGCTCAATTTAAGATATTTCAATCTAAAAAAGTATTTACAGAATAATGGCAATAGTACCGCAAATATCAGGAATAATAGCAAGACAGGTAGGTGCTATACAGGGTAAAATATCAGCACAAGTACAGGGCAGGGTATTAGAAATACTATCAAAATTTACAAACCAATGCCCTTCGGGAAAGGATTTAGAGAGTATTATAAAGCAGAGAAACAACCTACTTAAAGTCATAAACTCTTTTGAAAAAAGGATAAATTCACTGAAAGCGACAGCAAAGAGGCTTGATTCGACTATACGTACTGTAAGGACAATTATTAGGATTATTACGAATATACCAATTCCTACCGCAATCATACCGCCAATGTCGGGAGGTTTGGGTATTCCAATAAAAATATTAACAAAGTATAGTGATGCTTTAATTAGGTTAAATAAATTACTGGACACACTGGAAGCAGATAGAAAGGGGATATTGGGTATAGTAGATTCTGTAGCAACAACACTAGCAAGTTTAAAAAATAGACTGAACGCAATAGACTTAGCAATACAGGAATGTAGTAAACAATCCCCAGATCTAGCAAAAATAGTAACACAAGCACAACCAAAACAGAATACTGGATCAGAAGGGACTCCTGATGCAGATTACGAGTA